TACCCCAAATATACCGAATAATAATTTACCCAGAAATAACAATCCTGGTAGAAACAATAATCCAAACAGATACCCTACAAATAGATTAAAATATAATATTGATACAGGGAAATATGCAGCCGCATCATCCAGAATGAGCAAACAATTAGGGGCATATGGAACTCAAGATACTGCAAATATTCAAAAGGCTACAGCGGCTCTAGCCTCATACAATCAGGCTTTAGATAAACTTCAAAATCATTACAATGGATCTAATGTTTTAGGTAAAAAACAGTTACAACAAACTTTTCAAGATATGACTAAAGCAGGAGATACTTTTAAGAATACTTTGTCTCAAATTAGAGATGAATCTTCTAAGGTATTATCTCCTACGATTGCCAATACATCTGGGAATAAAGTTGTTGAGTATATGAATGCTAACTCAAGAGCAGTTAAAAAATATGGCGCAAGTTTAAAAACTCTTGAGCAACAATACCGCTCAATGACAACTGTAGAAGAAAAGGCTAATTACGATAAAACTTTTGCAAATTTAAAATCAAGAATTGATGCAGAAGGGCTATCAGGAAATTCGTGGTTTGGTGAATTAAAACGTGCCACAGGACAGATTGCACAATTTGCTGGTGTATATGGTATGTTACAAAATACTGTCATGCAAATACCATACAAAGCAATTTCCGCCGTAAAAGATTATGATGCCGCTATGACCAATATGCAGATGGCAACAGGTATTTCAAACACCCAAGCACAGGAACTTATGAATACTTATTCAGACATGGGTAAGCAATTGAAAGTTACTGGTGTCGATGTTGCTACTTCTGCTACAGAATGGATGAAGCAAGGTAAATCAATTGAAGAATCAAACAAACTTGCACAAGATTCTATTGTTTTATCCAAGATCGGTGATTTATCTTCTGATGATGCAACAAGAACCATTACCGCTGCTATGAAATCATATGACTTAAATGAGTCTCAAGTCATGGATTTTGTTGACCAGATTTCTGCAATTGATATGGCTTCTGCTACTGATGTTGGTGGTCTAGCGGATGCATTTAATGAAGTTGCAGCCAATGCCAATCAAGCAGGAATTAGTACAAAACAACTTCTCTCCTATGCTGCTGTAATTGGTGAAACAACTCAGGAGGGTATGTCTTCTGTTGGTACATCTCTTAATGCTATCTTTTCTCGTATGGGTAATATTAAACTTTCACGTTTAAAAGATTATCAAAATGGCGGAGAAGATTTATCTAATGTAGAAACTGTATTGAGAGGTGTTGGAATTTCACTTAGAGATACAGATGGAGAATTTAGAAATTTTGGTGATGTATTAGACGAAACTGCTGGTCGATGGTCTGAATTTGGCACAGTCCAGCAGAGGGCAGTTGCACAGGCTTTCTCAGGAACCAACCATATGAATGATTTTATGGTGTTAATGCAACAGTACTCTAAAGCACAAGAGTATATGCGAATTGCGGATGATGCTTCTGGTACATCAATGGAAAAATACAGTGCCTATACAGATTCTCTTGAAGGTAAACTTGAAGGACTTAAAAGTACATTTGAATCATTGTCTAGTACTGTATTAGATTCTGATGCATTAAAAGGTTTTGTAAGTGGTGGCACAGAGGTTTTAGGATTAATTGATAAATTAACTAATTCTTTGGGTGTCATGGGTACTGTAGCAGTTGGAGCAGGTATTTTCCAAGGTAAAAACAACAGCGGTAAGAGTACATGGGATTCGCCCCATGCATTTTTCAAAATGACTTATGCCGCTTGAGAGTTTAGCAGTAATGTGTACGAGCTTATTTATAAGCAAGGACTCTCTGGTGACTTTCTAAAATGGAGTGAGCGGTAATGCGCTACTCTTCTGTATTGAATTTCAGAACGGGAAACTTTCATAGTTCAAAAGGCTATGTCACATGAGTTTGGTACTAAACTTATATTTAAGAGGTATAAGTGGCAAATCCGAAAGGATGCGGTATAGTAACAATCCAAACTACGAAGTAATCCGCAGGTAGGGCTTCATTATAATGGATGCCGACCTCAACGAGCGTAACGAAAGCATGGTTATGAAATATAATCATGAAAATGCACTCTAGCGATAGGGAAGATGGATGCCCGATAAATTCAGGGATAGTTTCTATATACTACTCTTCCATCAGCAATTGGGAATTATTTATATATAAGTGTATCGGTATATATAAATATTGCAAATATAGAATTAACGATACAAACAAAATCAACCACTATATGTAAGATACGTCATTCCAATTAAGCAAAGTAATGCAACTATCATACATATATAAATTAAAATTTTGCATATTTTCTCATTCATACTTATATCACTCTCCTATTAATATTATAGGAAATATTATATCATATGAATGATGAAACATTTTTAAATTGCATAATCAGCTAAATTATTAGCATAATCGTAGGTTTAGAATATACGTTCTGAATTGTAGATTGTCGTACTCTGTCGTATAATGAATGATGAAGGACATTTATTATATGGAGATGAAAAATATGTTAGCATCATTATGCTTTTGTTCTATAGGAGTTTTGTTTGGAATTATTTTTACTCTTTTATTTATAAATTTCGATTCACAATGGAAGATATGGTTAGAAATGTTGTTTGGGGCAGGTGGTTCAGCGGGAGGATTGTTATACTTTTTTAAAGTATTTAATGTTAAGAATCAGAATCAAATGTTTTTAACTACTCTTTGCTTTGTTGGAAGCATGGTATTATCTATTATTATTTCTTTATTTATAATGTGTATTTTAATAAAAGATAAAGATGACACAGATATATTAAGAATTAGAGATATTTTACTTGGTCAAAAATCTTATATAGAAAAATATTATCAAAGTAGACAACAGGAAATTGATGATAAATTGAATATTAAAAAACTTCAAGAACGAGAAAAGAAAATTTCTGAGAGAGAAAAAGAAGTTACCGATAATGAGCGTAAATTAAAAGAAGATAAAATTTTTCTTGAGTCAGAAGAAAAAAGAATATTAGATTTGGGTAAAACCAAACTATGTTTAGAACTTCCAGTGAATAAGAAAATAACAATCACAAAAGAATTTATGAAAATTATGCCATCGTATACTAAAGATATATGTAATTGTATGAATGCTATAAATAATCAGACGCTTCTATTTCTTGATAGATATAAAAATAATATAAACGAAGCCAATTTACTTGATTTAAAAGCATATTTATCTTCTATTTCTACATATATTTTAAATGGGATATTTGGATCTGGCGATGGAGTGAGGATACATTTTAGATATTACTCACATGAAGATAATGGATATCAAATGTTAATTGCTGTGTCCAATGGTTCTAATCGTATAACATCTATGACGATAATACCTTATGACAGTGATAATATGATTAAACAATCATGTAAAGTAAAAAGAGGATTAATTAAAAGTGTTAATGCTCAACATGATTACCAATCAAATAACTGCGTAACATGGCAAGATTATTTTACTTATTCATTTTATAATTTGAAAATATTAAACGATATTCCTTATTTATCATTTGGTATTTCTGTTAAAAATTCTGAAAGATACAAAAAGACATTTTATTTTATGAATTATTGTATGTTTGAAGAATGCCTGAAAGATAATATAGAAATGATAAATGATTCGATGAATTTATCAAAAATTATATATGGAGGTGATGCACAATGAAAGTATCTCGTCTCACAATATTTGAATTAGTTGTAGTTGTTGACGAAAAAGGAGATTATGATCTTGAATCTAAAATTATGCAAATTATAGCTAAGTGTATGAAAGAAAACAAAAACAATTTGTTTTTTACTCCATATTTTGAAATCAAACAAAAAAAAGATGTACATACGATAAAAAATGCAATGAAAAAATATAATTTAGATGTAGAATATAAGGAAAAAAAACAAGCATGAATTAAGGAGAGTATTTACTACTCTCCTTTTATTATTACCATTTATAATCACAATGATTGCACTTAAATTTTGTTTTATGTATTGACATCTAACTTATAATGTAATATACTTAAACCTGTAAACAACAGGAGGTATATAGATGTCAGACGTAAGAGATGTGTTTATCACAGCCGAAGTTTCCAAAGAATTAGATATAACTCCTGCATACTTAGTTAGACTTGCTAAATCGTTACAATTACCTGAAAGTGATTTTAGAGGGACATCAAAAGGTAGCTATTTGTTTAACCGAGATGCAATAGAAAAAATTAAATCTAATTTGAAAAGGAAATAACAAGAGGATTGGTTAATGTACTAATCTTCTTTTTTATTATTCAAATTTACTATTGACTTTTTGTCTATCATAAAGTATGATGTACTTGTAACTTATTGATAGACAGAAAGTTGGTGTTATATGTCTGCAAAAATGGGACGACCTCTTTCTGATAATCCAAGAAATCATAAAATGTTTATTCGTCTTACTGACGAAGAACATGATTTATTGGTAAAATGTTGTGAGATAACAAATAAATCTAAAGCTGAATTAACTAGAGAAGGATTGAAACTCATAACAAATAAAATATTAGAAAGAGAATAAACAATGAGAACCGCAGCATCCGGCAAGATCACAGCGATTCTCATACATACCCGTTATGAACGGACATATTCATTTTACTCTATGTCTTGCAAAAAATCAAGATAGGAGAATTAAAATGAACGATTTAAAAATTTTTAAGAACAGTGAATTTGGAAACTTAACTGTTGAGGTAGAATCTGACAATACTATATTATTCTTTTTAAATGAAGTATGTATGCACTTAGGATATACTAAGACAGCAAAAGGAAAGAAATATTTACGCAAAGATAAAATCGTAAATATTTGTGAAAGCCTTGATATTCAAGGGTTGTCACTTGGTGACAACTTTTCGCCAATTACTTTAGATACTGACTTCAATAACGTTAGGATTACAGAAGATGCTCTTTATGATTTAATATTAGAATCTAAAGCAAAGAATGCAAGAAGATTCCGTTTATGGGTAACAAAAGAAGTTCTTCCTCAGATTCGTAAAACAGGTGGTTACATTCCCATCAAAGAAGATGATTCGAATGAATTATTCTTAGCCAGAGCTGTTCAGATTGCAAATGAAACAATCAAACATAAGGATGAGATTATTGCTAGTCAGAAAAAGAGAATCATTGACTTAGAGGTTACTGAACATGATTGGAAATTACTCATGGATTCAAAAGGAACATTCAGTGTGAATGAGATTGCACATTTTATCGGTATTGGTGAATATAAGTTATTCTCATATTTAAGAAATGTTGGAATTTTGTTTAAGAATGAAAATAATGATAATGTCCCGTATGAGAAACCTGTACATAAAGGTAAGTTTACTGCTATTCCTGCTATTGCTCCTGATGGATCTGCTCATTTACAGACAAGAATTTATCCAGACGGAATCTCATATATTACAAAGCTACTTCGTAAATATGGATATTTGGAGGTAGCTTGATATGGTAGTGGAAATGACTGATAATTTAATTCATGTAGTAATACTGGATATTTCTGGTGTATATGTACAGATACATAATGATGGATATTTTGATAGGGTATCTTTAGATGATATTAATGAACAATATAAAGATAAATCTCATTGGAGAATTGTAATCATATAAACATGCGTTATATTATATAAGGAAGTTATTTACCATTAATAGCTTCCTTATATCAGTGAAGATGGGAGTAAAAATAATATGTATGTAACAAATTTTTATAGCAAAGTTGATACTTTTATGAGATTTGCAGAGTATCAAAAAAGATATCCGTATACGGGTAAAACAGAATATGATCGTCTTATATGGCTGATGGGATATGTTCCTGAAAAGCCGTATTGTAGCGATGGTTATATGCTAGGCATGAATGATTCTATCAAAGACTAATTATATCAGTGAATATAGTTTTATTTACTGATTGGTCATAATTGGCTATTGATTCAATGCACATTTTCATTTTGGTTTCCAATGGTAATGACATAAGCATGTATGTGTCTAAATTAATAGAATTTATTGAAGATGTGCCAATAGCTGTATAATAGAAATCTTCTTTTCCCAAAATTTGATTTACAACAAATTGATATTTACTTTCACTTCCAAATGTTAATAAATGAATTTTATTATTATATTTCCCGACCATCAAGAAAGTTCTTTCGTGTTTATCGTTTAAATCAATTAAATATTTTTGAAAATTATAAACATCTGCAAATGGATTATTTAACAAATGATTTTTAAACCATGATATAGCCTCTTCGCATGGATTTAATTCTCCAGTATATCCTATAATTACATCATTTGTTAAATGTTGAAACTTACATTTATTTTCTTGATTATAAGCACAATACGTATTGGTTATTTTTCCATCTGACATAATTGTAGCAGTTCCTTTGTTAATTGCACATAATACTACACTCATAGTACATTCCTCCTATGTTCTTAATATAGGAATATTTTACCATTTGTGTATATTATATAAAATACGAAACATGTGTTTTAGCACATATTTATAATTTATAACATTGTATTTTAGTAAAATTGATTGTAATATCATTACCATTTATATCCACAGTTTATTTTGTGTATTTTAATACAATCTTTTCGTATACAATTTGTGGAACATTTTCTTGTTGATAATCATTTATAAATTTTTTATCAAACTTCCATTTTACAACTGCGTTCTCCCACGATGGAATTTTACTTCCACGTTCAATAAGCATATTAAGGTAATCTTTAATTTCCAATTTTGTCATTAAACGAGATTCAATTACTGAGCAAAGAATAATACGTCTAGCTTCTGCTGATAACTTTCTTTGACTGCTTACTGTATATCCACACCGATAAAGAACAGATTGTTTTTGTAATGATATAAAATTATCATCTTGGTTATTGGTGCTGTTAGTTGTTTGATCGATAACTTGACATAATATTATTCCACTAATCATATCAAAATCAGATTTTAACATATAATATTTACCACATGTTTTACAATATGCCAATTGAACATCTAAACATTGAACATCACATGTGTCATATAAAACAGGAATTTTAGCTATTACGTCTTGTATCTCATGATTTTCATGTTTACATTTTTGAGTAGTTTTTAATACGATGATGTCTTGTATAGATAATTTTTTATGGAAAGTTATCATCTGAGATTTTTTAACTACTTTAGACTCATGAACATTATCAATTGAAGATATAAATTCTCTTAAAGCTTGTGCATCTTGTAGCAATTGTTTTTCTTTTTCTTTATCAAAAATTTTATCACTTTTCATATAAGAAAATAAATCTGATGAGATAACCTCATTTATTACTTTTAGAGAATCTTTTATTCTTTCAATGGCAAGATTTATAGCAGATATTTCATTACAAACTTCTTTGTCATATCTTAAAATAATATTCTGTATATCTTCTGGTATCATACGCAAATCTCCTTGGTGTATTATGAGATAATGGATTATTTTATATTTTTATTGTAATGGTGAACGACTACATCCACATATCAAATCAAGAATACCATCTTTATATGTGGATGAAATTTAAGAAAATGAAAAAGAACGATTGATACCCCATTGTAATTTTAAAATACCATCTTTATAATTTGATGAAATGATAAAATATGCTTTTTTATTGTCAGGATCAGAAGAATTATAGCTTTTATCATTAAAATCAGTAGTAAAATTAAAGCATTCTCCGTTTTCTTTTTTATATTGTTCCTTTGATTCATCAGTTCCATTTGGGGGAAGTGATGTATATTTTTGTAGATATTCATAATTTTTCAAATCATTTATGATATGATTATATTCATCATTATCACATTGTGTATTCCATTGAAAATAATAGGAATTTCTATCTGGATTCAACGACCATTCGTCTTGTTTGTTAAAATAAAGCAATGATAATGTGCCATTGTATTTATCACAAATATTATAGTTATTCCAGAAAAATCGTGTATAACCATTACCATCTTCTTTTTCTGCTTTACCTAAAGTATTTTCACATTCATAGGGGTTTAAATCATCTGAAAACATCCATTCTGCTATATTTATTTGATTATTTGACGATCCGCATCCTGATAATATCACTGTGCCAATTAAAATTCCTATTGTAAACTTTCTTTTCATATATGTAACATCTCCTTTAATGTAATATTTTATCATATTTGAGTAATAATTTCCACAGTATTTTGTTAAAAATTCCCAATAACAAAATATGTATTATATCGTAGATAATAAACGGAATAAAAGGTTATAGAACTCAAAAAAGTAATGTAAATGCATTAACAGGCGTATTATCTTCCATGAATCAGATTTATGCTAGTGGTGGAAAAATACAAGAAGGTTTTTGGGATAATGTTCAGATGCCAGATAGCGTAAGAGCTGCATACGGATCAAACTTAAAGAAACTTACAAAACATATGAATGGTGTTGCGGATGCAGGTGGTGATGCAAAAGCAAGTTTAGAAGATTTGAACCGAATAATAATTCAAAACGGTGAAGCCGCTGTACAAGACACAACTCTTACTCAAAAACTTGTTGGTGGATTAAAGTCTGTTGGTAGTACTGCTTTAAGTATGGCTGGAAACATGGCTTTAAATTTTGTTGTTTCAAAAGGATTAGAATGGGTTATAGGTGGAATTAGTGACTGGGTTAATCGTGACCAAATTGCCATTGATAATGGAAAGAAATCACAGCAAACAATTTCAGACACATTTAATGAATTTTCCAAAGGCAAAACAACTCTCAATACATTAGGTCAATCATTTGCTTCAACCAATCAGCAAATTACAAGTACAGGCGATGCTATTCAATCTGTTGCAACTAAATATACAGAGTTATCAAAAGGTGTTGATAAAAAGACAAACGCTAATATCGGATTGTCAGATGAGGATTATCAAACATATCTTGATATATCAAGTCAACTGGCAACACTATATCCACAACTTCAATCTGGAACAGACGCTCAAGGAAATGCTATGCTTAATCTTGGAACTAATGCTAAAAATGCAGCAAAAAGTATCCAAGATCTATACTCATCTTCTATGTTGTCTGCTAATGTTAAAATTGGAGATGAATTACAACAAGCATTTAAAGGCGTTTCGACACAGGTTGATAAATATCAGAAACAAGTCGATGAATATGATGAAAAGGCTAAAGAATACAGAAAAAAATCATCAAGTGCTTATGATTTTGTCTTAACTGATTCAAAATTAAATGATTTTATTGAAAATCAATCTATACATCTTGATTCAAGAGAACTTGGAGATAAATATGGCGATTATATGGATCGTATTTCTGATATCTTTGATAAGAACAAAATCTCTTATGATATAATTAGTAGCGATCCAAGCTTAACAGATAAGAATGGAAATCCATATAGTACATCAGATTTATATATATCAGATCCAGATGTCACAAAAGAACAACTTCAACAAGTTGGAAAAGAAATCGCATCTTTTTCTGATGATCTTTCAAATAAATTTTCTGCCAAAGCATCAGAAATGGAATCAAAATCTGCATCTACGACTGCATTAATTCAAGATCAATGGAAAGGGATGACAGATTCTCTTGGTCAATATTTACAGACAACGGATTCTTTTGATAAACTTGATTCTAATTTGAAAACTAATTTACTAAAAAATCTTAAAAATCTTGATATTGAATCTTTATCAAAAGAATATGATGGTGATGCCTTACAGTTTATGTATGATAAATTTATTATGCCACTATCTAATTTGTCAAAAAATCAACAACAGGCAATTTCTGATGCATTAAATATAGATGAAGCAAAATCTACGGCAAGTCAATATGCAAATCAAGTCAACAGTGCATTTGAAAAGATTTTTCCAAATGATAAAGGTCTTCAAGAACAATGGAAAAAGAACTTTGGATTTCAAGATATTATTGATGACAATAGTGAACAGATAGAAACATTAGCGAATAAATTCAAAGATGCAAAATCAAAAATTACAAAATTAGACCTCGGAACATTAACAAATGGAGATAGAGATATTGCATACAATCTTGTAGTGGATGATGGTGAAGCATTCAATACATTTGATGAATTACAGAAACGTATCGCAGAAACAAAACAAACTCTTTCAGAAAAAGATCTTTCTCTTGATGCAATGAAACAAGTAGTCGCTGATACTACTGCAAATTTATCAACGTTACAATCTGCAACAAGTGAAGCTTCATCTGCTACGGGATTAACTGCTGATACAATTACCTCTATGGGCGGTATATTCTCTGACATTGATAATTTTGATAGTGCCGCATTGTTTAAAAATACAGCAAATGGTGTAAAATTAAACACTAAAGCATTATCAAGTCTTTTAGCAGTTCAGCACGATATTAAAGCAAATGATTTTACACGTTCTATAGAAGAACAGACTAAAGCTATTGCAGAGCAAAACGATGTTGTGCAAGCTCAAACTAAAGGCACAGATGCATATAAGACAGAACAAGACAAATTAAAATCTATGTTTGCGGATTTATCGGCATTACAACAAGCACAGTCACAGTATCACGCTCTTTATAAACAACAACAAGAACTCTTCTCTGATTATGGACAGTGGGAACAAGCACAATCTACTGCTAATGCAGGAGATAAATATAACAACATGGTTTCTGGTCTTAAAACGGCTAAAGAAGCGTGGGACAAAGGACTTATTGGCACAGATGATTTTAAATCATTTGCCAAACTTATCTCTCCGTCTGGTGCAACTGATGATGTAAACTTTGCTGAAAACTATGCTAAAGCAGCACGTTATCTTACCGAAGATGAATCTGGTGTGAAGGCATTCTTAAATGACTTATCTTCTAAAGGTCTTGCGGATTTCAATGAAGAATCTCAGCAATGGTCATATAACGTAAAAGATATGGCAGAAGCCGCTAAACAAATGGGTATGGGTAAAGAGTTCATGTCCAATATGTTTGGTAGGCTTGAAGATTATGGATTCCATAATAATGTTATTTCTGATGCAGAAGATGGTGTTCTAAAATTATCAGATGCTTATTCCAATCTTGCAGAGTCAGAAGCTAGACTTGAAGATTTAAAGAAAAACGATCCTACTAATACTACCGCTATTGAGCAAGCAGAGAAGGAAGTTTCTGGATATAAGCAAGATATTGATGAACTTGGAACGAATCTGAAAGAAGTCGCTTCACATACAGCAGAGAATTATAATCGTGAACTTGAAACTGCTAAAAATCAGATGAAAACCCTTGCTGATGAACGTGAACGTATTTTAAAAAGTAACGAATACGGCGATAATACTCAAGCGGTTGCTGATTATATGCAGTCACAGATTGACCAGCTAGGTCAGAATTATGGTCTTGATTCTTCTACCCTTCAACAACAAGCAGAGCAAGCTGCAAAAGCATATTCTGACGCATTACAAAATGCAACTATTGAAAATCCTGCTACACCTGATTTTGGTAAAGATGCCGTTTCTGCTGATGCTTACGCAAGCGCAGTCGATAAAGTACAACAGGCAAATAAAGATAATAACCAAACATTATCAGATTCTATCAAAACATTACAACAATATAATTCAGAACAAATCAAAGGTATCGACTTATTGGATGGTGCTTATGACAGTGATGAATTAAAACCTGCGGAACAAGCGTTAGATAACATCTGTCAATCTCTTGGTCTTACGAATGAAGAAGCAGGATTGCTTGGACAAGTTCTTGAGTCTATGGGAATTATCAAACCAGAAGTAGATGATTCTGAGGTTAAACAAGCTAAGACAGATGCAGAAGAAACAAAACAAACCTATGATAATTTAGGTGACAGTACAGTTTCTATTAATGCAGATGTTTCTGGCGAAGATAGTGTTGCATCTTTTGTTGACCAATGTTCTTCTATTCAGCAAGGTATGACTACTACTATTACTGCTACTGTTAGTGGCGAAAGTGAAGTAGAATCTCTTGAAAGTGGTCTTGAACAGATTCCAGATAATACCCCTACTACTGTTGATGTTACGGTTAATAATCAGCAAGACTTAGATAATATTCAAAGTAAAGTTGATAGCCTTAATGCAGGTGGCAAGGATATTACACTTAATGCTCATATTAAACCAGATAGTGATAGTGAAGTAGAAATTAAAGCAAAAGATACTACTGTAAAGGTTACACCTGATCCAAAAGAAGTTGAAGTTACTGCAAAACCTATAAAAGTTGATGTACAACCATCACAGAAAGAAGTTAGTGTAAGTGCAAAAGTAGCGAATAAGCCAAACGCAACTTCCCAAGGAACTATTAATTATAAAAAAGGTAGTGTTGAGAAAGCAGATGGTACTACTTCCCAAGGTATTATTAATTATAAGAAAGGTGATGTTGAAAAGGCAGATGGAACTGTCTCAACAGGTATCATTAACTATAATTTAGGTAATGTCGCTACTCCTACTGGTATGGTTGCTACTGGTGTAATTAACTATACATTAGGAAGTGTTGCTAAACCAGGCAAAGCCGCTGGAACGATGTTATCGGTTGCTCATTCAGATGGCACTATGTATAATGCACCTTGGAATTATAGACCACTATCTTCTGCTCATGCAAAAGGTGATGTAGCGTTAAATCAAGATGAAAAAGCACTTGTAAACGAAGTTGGTGTAGAATCTATTGTGCGTGATGGTGTGTGGTCACTTATTCCTGGTGGCGCACATATGGAGAACTTGAAAAAGGGTGACATCGTTTTCTCAGCACAACAGACAGAGGATTTATTGAAACGTGGTGCAACATCTGGTCATGCTAGGGCATACGCACAAGGCAGTCTTAGTGATACTTCTCTTGCTCATGCTTTTGGTGGTGGCTCTGGATGGGGTGGATTTGGCGGTGGATTAACCAATAAAACATCGGTTTCATCTGGCTCTGGTTCATCAGATACTCCTGCAACTCAGCAACATACCAGTGCTGTTCAAAAAGATACATCCGCTACAGAAGATAATACCAAATCTGCAAAAGATTCTACCGAAGCATTTGACTGGGTAAAAACTAAACTTGATAAATTTGCAAAATCTGTAGAACGTATTTCCAACCAGATTACGGACTACATATCTTCTACTTTCAAAACTGTACTTCTCAAGAGACAAGTCAAAGCAGTTGAAAAGCAACTCAAGGCGAATGAACAGGGTTATACTGCTTATATGAATAAAGCTAATTCTGTTGATATTAGTGACGACTATAAGAATAAGGTAATCAATGGCACATTCTCAATTGAGGAAATTGATACATCTTCTGACTCTGGTAAACAGTTAGCAAAAGATATTAAAAGTTTTCAAACTTATTATAACTCAGCGCAAGATTGTAAAGATACAGTTCAGGAGTTAAACAACAAACTTCTGGAATTATATGAAACAATCGTAAATATGCCTACAGAAAAGGCAGAGAAAAAGATTGACAGATTAAAGACTAAGATGGAGTCTTTAAGTTCCGTTTCTGATACGATTTCTCTTGGTGGTTCTGCAATCGCAGCAATGCAGAAACAGATTAATGTTGATAATCATGGTCTTGGTAACGCACAGAAGAAAGTTGATAAGGCACAGGATGCCAGAAATGCAACTAAGAAAACTCGTGCAAAAGCAAGTAAGACTTTAAAATTTACTACGGCTGATGCAGAGTCTACAGGAAATACACTTATCAAGGCAAGTGAGAAACAGATTAAATCCATAGGTAAGAAACTGAAAAGTGCCGCAAAGTCTAGTACAGATAAAGCTACTTACAATGCAATTGCACAGGCAATTCGTGAAGGTAAAGCAGTTAATACAAAGGGACTGAAAGGTTCTGCACTAAAATATGCGAAATCATATAACAGTTCTTTAAAACAAGGTAATACTATTGCTTCCAAGGTTAAGGCAGGTAAAACTGTTAAGACTTCTGGAATGTCAAATGTATTGAAGTCTACGGCACAGGCATATAATGCTGATGCAAAAGAGAAAGCTTCTGCACAGAAAGTATATGACAATGCTAAGAAAGCAGACGAAAAAGCCCTTGATAATCTGACTAAGGCTCAGAAAAATAAAGAGAAGTTATATGCAGGTTCTACTAAGGAACAGCAGATTCTTGCGACAACAAAAGGTAAGAAATCATATGTATACCAGAATATGCTTCTTACACAGGAAACTAAGAATCTCAAGGAACAGAACAAACAGCGTCAGAAAGCTTTAAAAGAGACTCGTGATAGCTATATGAAGGCAAAAAGCAAGTATGATACTGCTGATGCTGATAAAACGAAATCTCAGAATAAACTTCTGAACAATAAAACTGTCATGTCTAAGTTGAATAAAACTCAACAAAAGGTATTAAAGGCAGGTAAAACAGTAAGCACAAAAGGTATCACTGATCCTAAAGTGCTGACATGGATTCAAGACTATAATGAAAAAGTCAAGAAATCTGCGGATTTAAGCAAGAAACTTCGGATTGAACAGGAAGCTTTGGATAAAGCAACAAGCGAAGCAGCACAATCTCAGGCAGAATACGCACAGTCTATCGTAGATAATGCAAAGAAGAAACTTGAGAATATTGCAAACTATTATGATTCTTTTACTTCTCAATGGGAAAACAGGAACTCTATGTATGAAGCATACATGGATAGGATGCAGACACAGGGTTACAATCTGAGCACAAAATTCTACGAAGCAGAGATTGGACAACAACAGAAAATTGTTGACAATCTGTCTCAGAAATATATCGCAATGAAGCGCAACTTTGCACAGGCGGTGCAGGATGGTACAATTAAAGAAGGTACGGAAGAATACTATGAGATGCAGAATGAGATTGATCAGGTTGCGATCAGTCTTAAAGAAGCACAAAATAAAGTGGTTGAGTTTCAAGCGGCAATCCGTGACCTTAAATGGGAACAGTTTGACCAGTTACAAGATGCTATCGGTCGTATTACCAGTGAGTCAGATTTTCTTATTGACCTTATGAGTCATAAGGATATGTATGACAAAGATGGTAAGATGACGGAACAAGGTCTTGCTACTATGGGATTGCATGGTGTCAACTATAATACTTATATGGCGCAAGCAGATAAATATAAGGAAGAAATGTTGAAAATCAGCGAGGAGCTTGCAAACGATCCTAATAATCAGAAACTTATTGACCGTAAGAATGAACTGATTGACGCACAGCAACAAGCTATCTTATCTGCTGAGAATGAAAAAGATTCTATTAAAGATTTGATTCAGGACGGCATTGATAAACAGTTGGATGCTCTGGATGATTTGATTGACAAGTATCTTGATTGCCTTGACAGTGAAAAAGATTTATATGAGTACAGAAAAAAGATTGGTGAACAGTCAGAAAAGATTGCTTCTTTACAGAAACAGTTATCTTCTCTGCAAGGTGATAATTCCGAAGAGAACAAAGCCAAACTTCAAAAACTTAAAGAGGATTTGAAATCTGCACAGGATGATATGGAAGAAACTCAGTATGACAAATATATTTCTGACCAGAAGAAACTTCTTGATGAACTCAAGCAGGACTACAAGAAAGCTCTTGATGACAGAATGGATAATGTCGATGCACTGATTTCTGATGCTATCGCAAGTATCAATAGTAACTCATCTAATATTTCTCAGACATTACAGACAGAATCTAAGAATGTTGGATATACATTATCTGGTGAGATGCAGACCATCTGGACAAGTCAGAGTGGTGTTATCTCTCAGTACGGTGATGATTTCTCTAGCAAATTAACAGGTGTTAATTCTGCTATTGAAAATGTCTATAATCGCCAGAAAGATATGATTGATGCTATTAATGCTATGGCTGAAAAATGGATTGCTAAAGCAGATCAGATGTTACAGCAACCTACTAAAACAGAAGGAGTTCTTGAAGAAGTAGAGCAAAAACCTGATAAAAATAAAGTTGCAGAAGGAAATCCTACACCAGACACGCCAAAAGTCAGTGATAAGGATTCTATTAAGGACGCTGTGTTGGTTGATCCTGATGAACCAAAGAAGAAGCCAAATAAAACCAATGAAACAAAGACAGGCAACAACAAAGCCGAAGTAGGCGATAAAGTTACTTTCTCTTCTGGTAGATATTATGAAGCATCTGATGGCTCTGGTGCATCTGGTAATATGTATCTTGGCAAGAAAGTTAAGATTACACGAATCAATAAAGGTTCTAAATATCCATATGCTATTGATGCTACGGATGGCACTGAACTTGGTTGGGTAAAACTCAATCAGTTGAAAGGCTATGCTTCTGGTATTATGAGAGTTCCGAATGACCAGTTAGCTTGGACGCAGGAGCAAGGTGAAGAAGCTATTGTTAGAAATGATGGTAGTATTCTGACTCCATTAAGTAGAGATGTGTCTGTACTGAATGCAGATATGACTAAGAACTTATGGGACTTCATGGGTAATCCTGGTTCATTCTTGAGTGATTATAGTGATGGCGAAAAGTTTGGTGTGAAGAATGTTGATAATTCTAGTAGTGTTGATGTTGGTGGTGTTACAATTCAGTGTAATATGCCTAATGTACAAAATGCAAATGATTTATTACATGAACTCACAACAAATAAGGACATTGAGAAAGCTATTTGTGCAATGACCATAGGTAGAGCTATGGGTGGAAGTTCCTTAGCTAAATATAAGTATAGAGTTTAATTTTAGGGAACTGCTCTTTCATCGGAGTAGTTCCTTTTTACGGAAAGAGGTAATTGAATGTCAGATAAAACTGTACAAGATTTACTTGATAAAAGTATAAAACAAGATGTTGCAAAACAACAACAAAATAAGATTCAAAAATTGCAGGAAAAAGTAAAAGATATAGAGCAGAATAAATCTGATCAAATATCCGATATGGATAAAAAATATCTTAGTGATCTCAAACATCAGTGGCATGAACTTTTTATTGAAACTGTAAAAGTTAAAACACAGTATGAGTTACTTATTCAAGATGTAAAACTGATGAAAGAAATTACACTTGCAATTAATAAAGGTGATACATGGAAATATAAACTTGCCAGATGGCTTGTTAGATAAATAGAAAATAAATGGTAAAGGTGGTGAAGTATGAAAGCATTAGATTTTGAATATGATGGAACTTTAGCTTCAAGCAAAGGAATTGTAGTTTGTTCATTTGATTCAAGTGATGACGAAACAGTGGATTATGGTTCTAAGATAAATTTTGACGTAACATCTATGAGAAATGGAAAAGAATTTGTCCTAGTTAATTCTGGATATGACGAAGCAGGTGAATTTACTTTTCAAATTTGTAAAGATCCTTATATGCAATTAAATCATGGAAACAAATATTTCACCACTGATGAACAACGTTTTGTGTATAGATGGCTTAATAGAAACGATGGGTTTCACATTTTAAAAATAATCACATCTGAAAATCAAACTATGCTATTTAAAGGAAGTTTTAATATTGAAACAATTGAATTTTGTGGACAAGTAATTGGCTTTGAATTGACATTTACAATGGGTAAACCATTTGCAACACAGGATTGTAAAACAATCACACATACATTTAAGGCAAATGAACAGTTTACAATCATAGATAAATCAGATGATATAGGATATATTTATCCTGATATACAAATTAAATGCCTTTCAAGTGGGGATTTAAAAATTACAAATTCTATCGAAAACCGTACAACAACAATTAAGAATTGTTCTACAAATGAAGTTATTTCTGTTGATGAGAATTTAAACATATCTACTTCTCTCTCATCTCATAAATTATATAATGATTTTAATTTTGTATTCTTTAGAATTGCAAACTCTTATACAAATAATAAAAATATCATTTCTGTAAATATCCCATGTGAAATTACAATTAAATACTATCCTGTTGCGAAAGGAGTTGGACTTTAAGAATGAATATACATAAATTAAGAATGGACACCTCTGGCAACGTAGAGGATATTAGTTTTGTTCTCGCTAAGAAAAACGGTGATAAACTTGGCAACATTGTAAACGTGGATAATATTGTTGCAAAACATTCCATGAAAGAAGCATCAGATATTACATTTGTTGCATATAAGAAAATGAATGATAATATCATTAAATGTTGGAATGACATTAAAGATTTTAAATTGGTTTGGATTCCTGAGTGGGATATGTGGTATGAAATTACCGTAGAAGTAAATGAAAAAGATGAAAATATCAAGAAAGTTTCTGGTAAGACTTTAGGCGAAGCCGAATTATCTCAAATTATGTTATATGGAATTGAGATTAATACTGAAACAGATATCGCCAGAGAAGAATATAAAATACCTACAACATTTTATAATCCAGATCATCCAGAAGCTTCATTAATGGACAGATTACTTACAGATAAAGCACCGCATTATAAAATTAAACATATTGATAAAAGTTTGATGAGTTTACAGAGAACTTTTACATTTGATGATACATCTATTTATGATGCACTTCAAGAAGTTTCAGAAGAACTTGATTGTTTATTTATATTCGGATGTGGTTCTGATGAAAATGGAAAACCAGAAAGAACAATTTCTGTATATGATTTGGAAGCAAATTGTGTAGATTGTGAGAATAGAGATACATTTGTTCATAAATGTCCTAAATGTGGAAGCACAAATATCCTATTAGGATATGGAGAATATACAAATGTATTCATTTCAAGGGATAATCTTGCTGATGAGATTACATATTCTGTTGATACTGATTCTGTAAAGAACTGCATGAAACTTGAAGCAGGTGATGATTTAATGACCGCTGCTATTCGATCATGTAATCCTAATGGAACAGATTATATCTACTACTTCCCAGATGAAACAAGAGAAGAAATGTCACCAGAATTGCAAGAAAAATTAAAGTCTTATGATGCCTTATATGAAAAGTATCAATCTGATTATAATTTTACTATAAATGATTCTTTTGTGACAAATTATAATTCACTTGTAAATAAATATAAAACTTATGAAGAAAGTTTAAAAGATACAGAGATTAAGAATCCTATTACTGGCTATCCAAAATTGATGCGTATTTATTTTGATACAATTGATATGGTGCAACTTTTAAGAAATAAGTTAATGCCACCAGTCGATAAACCAGATAATAACGCAAAATCACAGGGCGAATATTTGATGGCTAATCTCCCATCTTCTGCTTCTACTACTTCTCTTAAAAATCTTTCTGTGTCTACTGCTGATAATATTATGGTTATGTTGGCACAATCTATTGTCAAATGTGTTTTCAAAGTCACAGTTACAAATACTACATTGTCTAATAATGTATGGAAGGGTAAGTTTAACTTAGAGAATTATGCCGATAAAGATGATAAATTTACTTCTCAATTTGTATCAATCAGCATTAATGAAAACTATGAGTCATATGTAAAACAACGTATAGATTCTATTCTTGCTCGTTCAGATGAAAATTATTACGATATTGTAGGATTATTCAAACAAGATATGACTGTGTTTAAATCACAGTTGAAAAAGTATTGTTTAAATACTTTACAGATATTTCAAAAGTGCTGTCAATCTTGTATTGATATGATGGTACAACAAGGAATTTCTTCAAACAGTACATCAAGTATATATGGAATCAATACAAAAGTTCTGTATGAGAATGTGTATATTCCTTATTATAATAAGATGAATACAATTCAAGATGAGATTAAAGTACGTGAAGATGAATTGTATACTGTTGAAGGAAAATATAATAATCAAAATCAACTTGTACAAGATGGTATTCAGATTGAAATTGAAAGAATGATCACAGAAGTACAAGATGCACTGAATTTTAAAAACTACATTGGAATTGATTTATATAAAGAATTTAGTTCATTTATTCGTATGGATAAGTTTTCTAATGATAATTACATTTCTGATGGACTTAATAATACAGATTTAATGAAAAATGCAATTGAGTTTATTACAGTTGCTACAAAAGAATTATTTAAGTCTGCTTCTCTCCAACATTCTATTACAGGAACAATTAAGAATTTCTTACGAATGAAAGAATTTGAGCCTGTGACAAATAACTTTAAAAATGGTAACTGGATTTGTGTTGGAATTGACGATAAGGTATATCAATTAAGAATTATTGAATATGAAATTGATTTCTCTGACACGCAAAATATTAGCGTAACATTTTCTGATGTTGTTTCTACACCAAATCAAGTATTCGACATGGAAAGTATTTTAGCAAATTCTTCTAAGATGGCCACTTCTTACAATGGCGTAACTAGACAGTCTACTATCAACACTAATTTTAAGAATAAAATGAATGAAATGATTGCTAAAGGTTTAAGTATGACCAATACAAAAATCGTTAGCAATGCAGATAACCAGGATATCACATGGGATGAGCATGGATTGTTATGTCGTGAGTATGATGATATTCTTTCTGACTATACAGATTCACAGTTAAAAATTATTAATCATGGAATTTATATCACTGATGATAATTGGAAAACTGCAAGAGCTGGCATAGGTAATTTTATTTATTTTGATCCCAAAGATAAGACTTATAAAGAAAGCTATGGTGTTATCGCTGATACTCTTGTGAGTAATTTAATTCTTACAAGTGAAGTAGGTATTTACAATGAAGAAAAGTCTATTGAAATGGCTAAAGATGGAATCATTGTAACTACTAATACAATGAACAAAAATGTATTTACAATTCGTAAGGAAATTACAGATGATGAAGGTAATATAACTTATGAAAGGCAGTTATACATTGATGATAATGGAAATATTAGATTAGCAGGAAACGCTTCTATCTCATGGGATAGTGTCACAGGGACAGAAAATGTTGTTGTGAAAGATACTCTAAATGAGTTTATGGCTACCGTAAAAGAACAGATTGACGGTAAGATTGAAACATTCAGACAATCCACAGATCCATCTGTAAATTGGACTGATGAAGAAAAGAAATCACATGAAAACGATTTGTGGTATGACACTACAAATAATGTCGTGAAAATGTGGAATGGTTCTTCGTGGGATAATTTTACGGGTGATGTTCCAGAATCAGTTTGGAATGAGATTAATGGTAAAGCACAGATATTTACTGATACCCCAAAAACACCTTATAACAAAGGGGATTTATGGGTTGATGGTAGCGATATTCTTACCTGTATGATTTCAAAAACTGATAAAGAAACATATTCTAAAGATGATTGGCAAAAGAAAAACAGCTATACAGACAATTCAGCGTTAAATGAATTTAAGAATAATGTAGGCTATACTCAAATTAACAGTGAATGGGTAATTTCACCAAATATCAAAGGTGGACATTTAATGATTACTCAGAATGGAAGTCAATATTCTGCTGAGATTACACCAGATGGAAAATTAAAGGCTACAGGTGCAGAAATCACAGGTGCAATTACCGCTACTTCTGGTATTTTTACTGACGTAGATATTCAGAGTGGTAAAATTGGTGGATTTACGCTTGCAAATAATATATTGTCAAGTAGTTTTTCAACAATTAGCCCATCATTTTTATCATATGGAAGCAATTTTTCTGTTGATTCAAGTGGAAAGTTAAGTGCGAATGGTGCAACTATTACAGGTGATATTAATGCTACTTCAATTTATGCAAAAGATACATATAATATATATGTTGATGGGAAAAATAAGGCATCAAAGGTAATATGGTGTGATACGAATGAATATGAATGGAATCCAAGTGCAGGATATGCTGATTTATATATGGGGCATGATGGCAAAGCATGGATGGAATTTTTAGATTCATCATATAGTAATTATAAATTTATTCGAAAATCTATTATGGCTTCTCAGTATTTTAATACAAACAATCGCCAAAATAATTACTCTTCTGTAAATTGTGTTACAGACCAAGATACAACATATATTGAGTTTACAACAATAAGGAACGATATGCCAGCATCTGTTAGACTACAAATTGCTAATGACAGTGGATTATGTTTTATTCCAGGTGATGTAAATGATAGTGCATTGACTTACGATGAAACAATTAAACTTGGAACAAAAAGTCATAAATGGATGCAAGTTTGGACAAAAAATCTGTATGCAAACGGAGATACAGTTAGATTCTCTGGAATATCCGCAAAATCTTCAACTAGATATCTTGTTATTGATGACAACGGAAATGTTGGGTACAGAGATGGCAATAATACCGAAGGTGGCAATGCATCTAGCTATGGTTCTCTCACTAACAAACCACAAATTAATGGACACACTTTAGTAAGTGGAAATAATACATTATCTAATTTAGGGATCGCTGCACGATCACATTCCCATTCAAGTTCTGACATTAATTGGAGTACTACATTAGGATATAAAGGATTTGGTCATTGCCATACTATGATTTATGATGGTCAAGGATTAAAAGGCATTTCTATTGCGGGTTCTGAATCGCCATCTTATATGGGATTAATTCCATATGATGTTACGTATACTAACGCCAATAGTATTTCTCTAACTCGTGGTGGAACTATGTATCTTGGCGCAGCTTATAATTCTAATAAATTAACTGCATATCCTTTTGAGTGTGGATATTTTAAAAATATTAAAGTCTACAAAGGTAGTGGAGATGCAAGCAATATTGACAATTATATTACTCCGTCTGGTGGTGGTTCAATTAGTCTTAAAATTGATGGAGCTACACGTAGTTCTGGATTTACGAATTATAACCTTGCAACGCAAGATTGGGTGACTGGTAAAGGATATTTAACTCAGCATCAATCTCTTTATGGATATGCTACTACAAGTTGGGTGTCTAACAATTTTGCTCCTAAAGGTTCTGGTGGTGGAACAACGTATTATGGGGGTACAGGTATTACTATTTCTGGAAATACTATTTCTGTCGATAGTACTGCTTCTTCTACTCACACACATGATCATTTAACAGGATCGTTTGACGTTACAGTTGGTTCAAATACAATGTTTCCAGATGGAGATGGTGTTTATTCATGTGGTAGTAGTGGACATAGATGGAAATATGTTTATGCGTCTAATGGTATAAATACTGGTTCAGATGAGTATATAAAAGATGATATTAAAAGTATTAATACTATCTCATCTATTGACAAGTTTTATATGTCATTAAATCCAATTCAGTATAAATTTAAACAACGTCCAAATGATGATGAAATACCTAAAATACATTTTGGATTTGGAGCAAGGGAGACAGAAAGACATTTAAAGGAAAATAATTTTGAATCAGGCAATTATAGTATGGTTACAAAATCTATTTTAGATAAACCTAACTTTGTTGGACGTACTGATGAATATTCAATGAATTATCTTGAATTTATTTCTCTCAACACTCATATGACTCAAAAAGCCCATCACCGTATTGACTCCCTCGCAGAAGAAAACCAAAAACTCAAAAACACTATTCTCTCATTACAAGGAGAAATTTTAATTATAAAACAAAAATTGGAGGAATTGATATGATTAAAATTAATACAACAACTAATGTAAGTGCAAATATTTATGTCGGAGAAGCAGAAAATCAAAAGAATGTAGCTTATGCAAACGCATCTGTAAGTAAAAATGGTGACGTTTCTATTAACAAATCCATTCAAGATGGTGAAGCATTTAAAGCTAATAAAGAATCAGTTTTGAAAGACTTTACGGAGTTTGAAACATATGTATATAGCTTAGTAGATACTGCTAAATAGAATATAATCACATAAATTATTGCAACAGACTATGGATTAATTTCTGTAGTCTGTTTTATTTTGTACAGAATCAAGGAGAAGAAAATATATGAAATATAGAAATATTGAAATCATTAATGTAATTAACTTTCTGAACAAATTTGGCGATATGAAATTACCTGCAAAAATTAGCTTCGCTATTATCAAGAATCAGAACTATTTCAATAAGGAATACAAAGATTATACTGACGCATTAAAAAAAGTATATGAATCTTATTCAGACCACTTTAAGAAAGATAAAGAAGGACAAGTTGTTGTAAATAAATCTGGTATTCCAGAGCTTGATGATAAAGATGTTGCTAATAAGATGTATGAGGAAATCAATGATTTACTCTCTCTTGAGGTTGAAGTAGAAAGATTTTACATTGATGAGTCTACATTCGACTATGATGATTCAAAATATGATGTATTAACTCCAAAGGATATGTTTGCCTTAATGGACTTCTTATGTCGTAAAGATGAGGATAAAACAGAATGACAGAACAAGAATATAAACAGAAAGAAGCAAAAATAAAAGAACGTAATAAAAATATTACGATGAAACGGAAACTTCATCGGATGAAAAAGAGTAGATTCAAATTCAAAAAAATACGGACGAGTAAAAAAGTTCTCTGGACAATCATTGTGATTTGTTTAGAGATTTTATTTTTCTCTGAATATATGGCGTTAAAAACTGAGGACACAAGTTTTATGTATGCGCTTATTGGTGTAGCTACTACTCTCATACCTACTGCGTTAGGTTATTTCAAAATGAGTGATAATGAGCATAAACGTGGTCAATTTGAAATGCCATTAAATGAAGACTACTCTCCCACCGTTAATGAACAAACTGACAGCAATAATGCTGTTGGATAATAAATAATACAAGGAGGACTCGTATGAATATTTTAAATGGTATTAAAAACTTCTTATCTTTAATCAATGATAATTGGACTACAATCTTAGTTATTATTGGTTTGGCTTTAGCTTTATGGAAGAAAATCGAATCATATTCAAAACTTTCCACAGACAAGAAAATTGAAATTGCAAAGAAGCAGATTTCCGAAAATATCTTAAAGTTGATCACACAAGCGGAAAAAGATTATGCTGAATGGGAAAAGGCAGGAAGTATCAAGCGTAGTGAAGTAATCAGTGAGATTTATAAGGAATATCCTATTCTTGCAAAAGTCGTAAATCAAGAGGAACTTGTTAAATGGATTGATGAACAAATTGATAATGCGCTCCCAACATTAAGGGATATTATTAAACAGAATGAAAAAGATAAAACAGACGTAGGGAAGTAATGAGGTATAATCATGGAAAAATTCGCAAACAGAGATTGTTGTGATGTTGAAATTCGTGATTACTATTCTAACGCTCCTGTTATGTTTATAGATTTTTGTAATACAAACAGTATTGAATTAACATCTGATTCTATATATGCGAAACGTAATGGCATTAAGTACATAAAATTTGATTCTCCTCTTGAAGGAACAATTACTATTACGTTTCAAGCACATCCGTTTTATGTATACTCAATGCTAAATGGAAATGACATTAAAGATAGTGCAATAGTCATGCGTAGGGAAGAAATTATTGCAAATAGAAATGGTGAATTAGATTTAGAATATACTCCTATTTCTGGAACAATTTATGTCAATAGCGAAGAAAATTTCTTAAATGAAGAAGTTTCTGGAACAGTTGTGGATAAAATATTCGCTTCAAAGGATATCAAAAAAGGCATAAAATATTGTGTTACCTATCTTGAAAATAAGAATTATGGCATTAAGAAAATTTCTTTTAATAATTCAAACTTATCTCGTGCTTATCACATTCAGATGATTACCACAAATAAAAATGAATATGGTGAATATATTCCTATTAGGTTGATTGCTTATAAGGCAATTCCAAAGCGTGAAATGGAATTATCTTTTGCATCAGATGGTGAACCTATGGAAATCTCAATGTCATTTGAATGTTTCGAAAACGAAGATGGAGATGTGTTAAGTATTGCGGAAGTATACGATTTAGATGGCACAGAAATTACTGATGCAATTTGGATCAATATGGAAACAGGAATGTTGGAAACAACATCAAAGAAATATGTAACGAATAAACAAGGCGTACTCTTCTATCAGAGCAACGCCTAATTTTTATATATAGGAGAAAATTATGGCTGAAATAAGTTTAGGTAAAGTATTTATGACACCAAAAGGTGTTTGGGACAGTACAAAGCAGTATCAATCTCTTGATATTGTAATGGTTAGAGGTGCTACATCTTCTACGGGATATATCTCTACCGATGTTATTCCTGCAAATACGCCAATTAATGATAAAAGATGGAAAGTTCTTTTTACTGTAAATGATGGCGAAGCTACCGCTGATTTTAATAACAAAGTAAATAAGGTAGACGCAAATAAAAAAGCAATTGATATGATTTATGCAGAGTTACAAAAGATGTACGGAGTTCAGATTAGCGATACTGAACCTACAGAGGAACGTACAGGAATTTGGGTAGACACAAGTTCAACTGAGACTTTTAGTGTTCCAGAGATTAAAGATAACGTAGTTAACACTACTGATACATGGAGCAGTCAAAAAATCAATCAGATGGTAAGCGTTGATTCTTATGCTACCAAGAGTGATGCTTGTGCGGATGATGATAGACTTGCTATTTATGATTCTGTAAGTAAGACTCAAAAAAAAGTACTGTTTGGTGGTGGAGTCTGGAATTGGATTGTTAATAAATTGACTAATGCAGTTATAAACAATTTGCAGACAAATAATAAGACCGTGTTGGGTGCGATTAATGAATTAAATAGTAAGAGCTACCACAATATTCCACGCCTTGTTCCGAAAGATATTACTGCATATTACAAAGATGGCTCACTTTGGAAGCGTCTTGAAGGAACGGGCGATTATTCCTTATATCAAGATATCTATGTCGGAGATTATTTTCAAATGTCACGAGTGATTTCTGCGAAGAATCCTGACTCCACACAGCAAACAAACGGAACAGACTGGGTGACAATCGCATCTATTGGCGGGTTGGCTCATAACGGTGACAACATAGACTTAACACCAAACCATCTTGTTATGGTTCCTGGAAAAGGATTTGGTGGCACACAGCATTTCGGAAAAAGTCGCATGAATCCAACAAGCACAACTGATGGTGGCTATAAAGCGTCTGAAATGAACACAAAAGTGTTAGGTGCTATTGCTACTGCTGGCTCTACCGCTGCTGATGCAACAATTAATCAGCAGTTATATGCAGAGTTTGGTACTCACCTGAAGAAAACGAGAGAGTTAATTACAAACAAAATCAATGCTACTGGAATAGACAGATACGGCAGTAACAATGGTTGCTCTAGCGGATGGGAATGGACTGATGTACAGGCAATTCTTATGAGCGAGGTTGAGCTTTATGGCTCTACTGTTTGGTCGTCTTCCGGATGGGATACTGGAAGTGCAAACCATCAGTTTGAATTATTTGCTAACTCAAAATCTGCGATTAATAACCGTTCAGCTTGGTACTGGATGAAAGATGTAGCGTCTGCGTCTGAGTTCTGCACTTGCGGCGGCGATGGTCGTTCCGGCCATAACGACGCTTCTAGTGCGAGCTCCTATGTGCGTCTTCGCTTCGTAATCGCAGCGTAGCGAATCTGAAATCTCTTCCCATTTAATTCATTAAAAATAAATTCAATATAAACAGAGAAATACCTTCTTGAAGACAATTATTTATCTCTCAGGGAGGTATTTCTATGACAGAAATTGAAAAAATTCAGAACAATATCATTGAAAAAATGGCAACTTTGTTAAACAATGAACAATTAATTCAGTTAGAAAATGTTCTTTCTATTGAATTTCATGGTATTGAAGTTAAAGAAGAATGTACACAACTTGTAACATCAGAACGTCATTGGACTAAAACCTTGAAACTGTTTATTGCAAGTAAGCGTGTTGAGAATTGCGCAGAGGGTACGTTACAACGCTATCAAGATTGCGTGACAAGGTTGGTTACGACTTTGAATAAGCGATTAGAAGATATTACGACAAATGATGTACGCTACTATCTCGCTATGTATCAAGAACAAAGAGGAATTTCTATTTCATATATGGACACAATCCGAAGATATTTACATAGTTTCTTTGAGTGGTTAGCGGATGAAGAATATATATCTCGCAATCCATTGAGAAAGTTAAGGAAAATAAAGGTTCCGCAGACTATTAAGAAGCCTTTTACTTCTGCGGAAATGGAGCATCTAAGATGTAGCGCAAAATGCCAAAGAGATATTGCGATTATGGAATTTCTATATTCTACGGCAGGAAGAATTGGAGAAGTTGTAAGACTGAACAAATCAGATATAGACTGGAATAATAAGGAAGTTATTATATACGGTGAAAAAGGAAAACGTGAACGAAAAGTATATTTGACGGATGAATGTATTTATCATCTACAGAAATATTTGAAAACCAGAGAGGATAATAATGAAGCGTTATTTGTGAGCAATAAGCAACCTTATACTAGATTAAGCAAACAAGCTATACAATCTATGCTTAGAGGACTAGGAAATGAAACGGGCATTCATGTACACCCACATAAGTTTAGAAGAACCTTACTAAGTGATGCAGGTAAGAAAGGAATACCGCTACAAGAGATACAAGTATATGCAGGGCATAAGAAACCAGATACTACAATGATGTATGTAACGGTTAGTGAAGAAAATGTAAAAGCTTCTTTTAGACGTTATATTTCATAATGATAGACTAAATTATATGGTGTTTTGAGACTGTCAGGAATGGTGGTCTATTTGTTATGTTTATTTTTAATAATAATATGTGAATTATTTATCAGAAATAAACATAACATGATTTTGTATTGAGTTAGAGTAAATGGGAAGACCAAGAATTATCTACCGTTAATCGACCATATTATTTACGAAGTCTCTCCATTGACTTCTTCAAGTGCTAGTTCAATACCTTCGGGTGTGATAAACGTGATTTGTCGATTTTTGTCACTAAAATCAACCGTAATTTTATCATTTATTGTTTTACATATTTCACCATATAAGTTTCCGTATGATGTGGGATACTTTCGCAGTCCCATATAGGAGAACTTTAACACACCGACACCCTCATATCCGATAGCTAATATTGCACTTGGTTCATCATATTTATTTGCTTTACTTATATATGGACGCGCATATCTGAATGAGAAACTTTTACCACGATATGACATTATTTCACGCTTACTATTTAATTTATCACGTTTCAATGAAATTCATCTTTCATCTAATCGTTTTCGTCATTTTGCACAAAACACGTGTAAAAATACGTTGATTTCTCGTTGATGATTTTATGATTTTTTATGCAATTTGACGAAAAATTTTATTGTATCATAAATTCGTGAATAAAATTTATAGATTTTCTTTTGTATGAGATATCACAAGTATATTCTCACCTTCTTATTTTCATAAATTACGTTTTTGTTCATCAATAATATAACTTCCAAAATTATTAGGGCAAATAGCAAGTAACTTAACATAATATCATATTTTATATTCTCCTTTTGTTTTTCTGTATTGTAACTTAACACACATGAAAATTCATTAGGAGATTTTTTGGAAATTTCAAGACGTTCGCATAAACGTCTTATTTTTATGTAACAAAAAATTTTATTATTCAAAGGAGGATTTCTTTTTATGAAGACTTTTAACGCTTCATCATTAAAAAATAAAAACTCTAAAACAAAACAGTGGGAAAAGATACCTACTTTAAAGGGTGAATCTGCCTATGAAGCTGCGGTAAGAACAGGTATGTTCTCTGGTACTGAAGCAGATTGGATTAAACAGAACGGAAACGCAGGTGCTATTGCTACTGCTTGTCAAAATATTATTGGCGCAAATAACGCCGCAGCTCACAATTCTATCTATCGTGGCAAAAATCTAGGAACAGAATTTACATCAACAATGTCCACAAACGTCAAAAACGGTACATTTAAAGATATGTATTGTGGTGACTACCTTGTAATCAATGGAACTACATATAGATTTATGGATTTCGATTATTTATACAAAACTGGTGACACATCTTTAGATACTCATCACATCTTAGTAGTTCCTGATGCACCAATGTACAGTCATGTGATGAATGATACAAATACCACAGAAGGTGGTTATGTAGGTTCTAAGATGTATAAGTCTGGACTCGATCAGGCACTTGCAAAGATTAAGGCAGATTTTGGTGAAGCACATATTGTCACTTATAGAAATATATTAGTTAATACTGTCTCTAATGGTACTCCTAGCAACTGGGCTTGGTATTCAAGACAGATTGACCTTATGAATGAAGAGATGGTTTATGGAACAAGAGCTTGGTCACAGGCTTCTCAAAATGGTTTTGATACTGGTGTAAATAAGTCTCAGTTGGCAGCATTCAAACATAATCACTCTCTTATATCATCTTGCAGATTATGGTATTGGCTCAGGGCGGTTCGCTCCTCTACGAGTTTCTGCCGTGTGGGCAGCCATGGTCATGCGGACAACGGCGGTGCTTCTAATTCTGGCGGGGTGCGCCCTTGCTTCCTAATCAGCTAGTGTAGCGGAGCGAAACGCAGCGATCTTAAATCTCCACCCCTTGTGGGTGGGGTTAAGAGAGCAAGTGGAGTGAAGTGGAACGACAATTAAAAAGAACACAAGGAGGAACAGCGTGTCTGTTTTAGTAAAAGATAGGAAAAAGTCAAGTTTTGACGTAGTTGTTAAAGCACACGAGCTAAGATTAGTCTTCACTACTCTTCTATTTAGAGACTTCGGGGTGCAGGATAAAAATGATGTAGTAAGACGCAAATATAAAGTACATATTGATGATCTATACCCATATGATGATATGTCACTATATATTAATGTGGCAAAAGATAAGATTTTAAAATTAATCTCAGATTTGTCAACTAATGTTACAGCTGCGAATAGCATTTATCCAACAAATTTTGCGGAATGTGATTTACGCAGACAGTATCAAAACTTAGCAATCACTAATTGCTTCTCAACTATTACTGAATTACAGTACATAGCAACTGTATTCAGAGTAGACATCAATAAATATACAGTATATGTAGATTTACTTAATGATGAAATTGATAGATTAAAAGGTTGGAGAAAATCTGACAATAAAATACGAAAGAAAATTGAAAAACAAAATACATTAGCAGCTTAATTAAAAGCTTTTGGGTAATTTTTGACAGCGGTTCAATCCTCTACGAATTTCTGCAATGTGAACAGCAATGGTAATGCGAACAACAACAGTGCTTCTAATTCTAACGGGGTGCGCCCTTGATTTCGGTGCGTGTGTTAGAAACCGTGATATTCGGTGACACGTACCAGGAAGGAAGAATTATCCGTTCTATCATAAAGGTAGATAAAACATACAGTCGATGTGGCTATCTACGGATACAAACCGCCACTATAAACGACAGATAGTGTAAGTAAGTGTTTGTATGACTCTATATAGACAACTGCTTATGCGCTCTTCACAAGAGTCTAATATTAATTAAAAAAGGAAGTAATATGGAAAAATATAAAGATATTATGACGGATGCCAACAACATATATGAGGCATATCTAAGAACTATTAAATCAAGTAAATGGAAACCTGAAACACAGAAATGTATGTTAAATTTCTTAACTGTGATTAGCAAGAAAAAGAAAGAACTATCAGACCAAGATTATCAAACTCAAGAAGGCGGTGAGTTCTTTTTAAATGAACGTGGCAAAACAAGAGCCGTTTGTACAAAGAATATAGAAGATAGAATTGTACGACATGTTGCTTGTGATGAAATTCTTACTCCTGAACTGAAAAAGAAGTTGATATTTGAAAATGGTGCTTCTATTTCAGGCAAAGGTACAGATTTTAACAAAAGAATATTCGAAAGAGACTTACATAAATTCTATCGAGCCAATGGTTCAAATGGCGGATATGTGCTATTTATGGATTTCTCTAAATATTATGACAATATAATTCATAGTAAATTGCTCGAAGATGTGATGAAACATTTTGATGATGATTCATATCTCAAGTGGTTACTAGAAGATTTTATGAACTCATCTAACATAGATGTATCTTATATGGACGATAAAGAATATTCTGAATGTCTATATTCTCTTTTCAATTCTATTGATTATCGTAATGCTAATTATCCAAAACTAGGCGAAAAATTTATGGAAAAGTCCTTAGAAATAGGTAATCAAGATTCTCAAATATTCGGTGTATTTTACCCTCATAGAATAGATAACTATATCAAATACGTGCGTAGTGAGAAATATTATGGTCGTTTCGCAGATGATTCATATATCATACATAAAAGTAAGGAACATTTACAGGATTTATTGCAGGATATAATTAAGATATCTAATGAATACGGCATTCATATTAATCTCAAGAAAACTCGTATCGTCAAGTTATCAAGTACATATAAGTTCTTGCAAGTCAAATATTCTTTAACTGATACTGGTAAAGTCATTAAAAGAATTAATCCAAAAGCCGTTACTAGAGTTAGACAAAAGTTAAAATCTTTTGCTAAGAAATTGGACGAAGGTGAAATGGATATTCAGACTATTCATAACTGGTATAAGTCATGGTTTTCCAATTATAAATCATTAATGTCAAAGAAACAAAGGAAACACTTAGATAGGTTATACAATAAATTATTTATCAAAAATTGGAGGTATTCAAATGGTTAATATTATTTTATCTGATGGAACAGAGATTAAAAATCTGACCATTAATGGGACATGTTTAATTTCTGATACTGATGTAGCAAATGAACTGCTTACAGATGATAAGTTGCAGATTATTACTATCAATGAGGTGGAATACAAGAATATCACACTTGCAAGAAAGTGGATTGATGAAGATAAGACTTGGATCGCATTAAGGGAAAAGACTCAGAGTGAGTTAGATAAGGAACGTATTGCTGAGTTGGAATCTGTTAATGCTGATCTTTCAGCAACTATTGATTCTATTTTAACAGAGATTATCCCATCTCTGGGGGCTTAATGGAGGTATTAATATGGACAAATTTATGTCAAGAATGATTGAAGAGTCTGCAAAAGAAAGTATTGAAGCAGGACAAAATAAATATAGAGCTTATTTTATTAATACCAAATTATATGTCAAACATCAAGCAAAAGTAGATAAGAAACTTATTGCTGATGGATTTAAAGAAGTTATTGTAACAAAATAATTATAGCCACTGGATAGAATATACACTCTTCTATCCAGTGGTGTTTTTATTTATTGAGATTTAATAACTTATGTATATATGAATCAGTTTGAAGTACATCAGGGGTTTCATTGTCATTAATGACAACAAAATTGTTTGTTTCATTTTCAATGATTTTTCTGATATAATCAAATACATGCAAAGTATGTATGAAACTTTGCATCTGTTCATATGTAATAACATGTACATCATCTGACATTTCAAATATAAGGATCTTTAGACCTTTTCGATGCTTATACATTTTGATGAAGTCATTAATTTCTTTTTCATCAGAAGTGTTAATTTCATCTACTACATAGCTTTCGATATGGTCAACCCTCATACAGAGTAACTTGATGTAATTTTTAATCTCGTATAACGCCATTATTTTCCACCTCCTTTCTGGTCATGGTAGGGAAATTATATATGTAATATGATATAATTTCATTAGTAAACGATTGGTAAAAATGGAAATGAATGGTAAATAAAAGATAGATTTCATAACTTAAAGCAAATTATGAGAGTCTTGTGTCATAACAAGGCTCTTTATTTTTATAGAAAAATGAGGTGATATTATGGCAGAAATTAAAGGAATTGATGTTTCCAGATGGAATGGCAAAATCGACTGGAAAACTGTTGCTAATTATGGAATGGGCTTCGCTATCCTAAGAATCACAGAAAAAGGAAATATTGTTGATAGCACATTCGAACCAAACTACAAAGGCTGCATTGAGAATAAGATTCCTGTTGGAGTCTATAAATACAGCTATGCTACTACTATTGCTCAGATTGAAGATGAAGCAAATGTAGTTATTAAAACATTGAATAAAAGAAAACTGGATTATCCAGTGTTTCTTGATATAGAGGATAAATGTCAGGAGAATTTATCTGACAGTTTAATGATGAAAATGATTGAAACGTTTAGAGCTATTATTGTCAAAGCTGGATATAAATTTGGTATTTATTGCGGTTATTCTTGGTATCAGAACCAGTTACCAGAAGGTGCTAAAAAGTACGATGTATGGACAGCAAGATATCCGAGTAACGATACAGGAGAACTACAGGAAAGACTACGAGTTCCTGCTTCTAATGGTGTTATTGGCTGGCAATATAGCTCGAAAGCAACTATAAATGGTATTCCAACAAAAGTTGACCGTAATGTATTCTATAAAGACTATTCTAAATCCTCTACTTCTATAAACACATCTAATAATAACTCAAATAAAACACCACAAGGAAGTGATAATATGTCAAATAACATTATTCAAAACATAATTAATGATGCAGTATCTTTTGCTGTAGGAATCGCAAATGATAACTCTCATGGCTATTCTCAGGCAGTAAGAAGCCTTTACAATATTACAAATCCTAAGTCATTTGATTGTTCTTCTCTTTGCTGTACTGCTTATTATTACGCATTCTTAAAGAATGGATTAACAGCACAAGCAAATTATCTTAAATCTCATTGTAGTTATACAGGTAACATGCTTAATATGCTCAATGTAGGTTTTGAAATTGTAGCTAGAAATCAGACTGCACACGCACAAATGCAGAAAGGTGATCTTGAGCTTAATGTAAATTATCATGTCGCTATGGCGATTGATAAAGATAACATTGTACATGCAAGATCATCCGAGGGGACTACAAATACTATTGATGATTCTGGTAATGAGATTAAAACTCAGCCTTGGTATAACTACTCACATGGATGGACTCATCGTCTGAGATTTACGGGCAAAGGACTCAATTTAAACAATGTAAAACCATCTACAACAACCTATAAAAAATGGGTGGGCGCAGCTACAAAAGATGGCACAGATGTATTTGCCAATCATACAGGAACAACAAAATTATCTACATATCCAAAGTTGAACAAAGGTAATTTAGTAGATGTAATTGGTGTATCTGGAACATGCTATCAAGTGAAAATTGCAGATAAATTTGTAGGATATGTTGAGAAATCCAATATTAAAAATCCTAACACAGTCGTTGCAAATACAACTACGAAACCGTCTACTTCTAATGCTAAAACTTATAATAAGAAAGAAAAATGGAAAGGAGTAGTAACTGCTAAATCTGGATTAAAAGTAAGAAAATCACCTGGTACATCAAAAACAGATTTAGAATGTTCCTTTAGTCCATTAAAATATAATACACCAGTTAGTGTATGTGACAGTACGACAGGTTCAGATGGTAATAAATGGTATTATATTTTCTACAAAGGTAAATATGGATTCTCTTCTGCCAAGTATATTAAGAAAAAATGATTTTAGCTTTTTGCGGAAAGGATTGAGGGATATGAGATGATTAGCACATTGAATGAAATAAATTCACAGGGGATATTTACAATTATCCTCTGTGTGGTATTAGTTCTTCTATTGATCGTAGAAGGTACTAAACTGTGGAAAGGAACGCTTCAATCGCTTGACTTAAAGTCTGGTAAAGAATTAAGAGAAAATGCCGTAAACGAGCGATTAAGCACATTAGAAAGCGAATTAGAAAATGTTAAAACAACATTTCTGGATAATCAAGAAACGTATCATGGACAGAGTATTGAAATTCGTAATAATCTCCAAGCAAATCAAGAGAATTTGAGCAATCAAATGACAGAACTGAAACAATTATTCATTAATAAAGAGATTGATGATATGCGTTGGGAAATGTTAGATTTTGCAAGTGCAATTATGAATCATCGTAGATGTAGCAAAGAACAATACGATCATGTTATTGATACATATGTGAAGTATGAACAGATACTTGAAGAAAATCATATGGAGAATGGGCGTGTTACTTCTTCTATGGAATTTGTAAATGATAAATATAAAAAATTAATGAGCGTTGGATTTGACCACGATAAATTAGAAAATTAAATAATTATAGGGTAATCAGATTAATTTCTGGTTACCCTATTTTTTACGTTTACATACTAATTACAGGTATATAAACAAGATTTGCGTTCTTATTGTGACTATTCTTTAAAACAGCACGATATAACATCATAGCTTCTTTTTCAGATATTACATTCCCAAAAGTATTGAATTTTACATTTGGATTTATACGATAAATTTCATTAATAAGATTTTCTGCATTACTATTTTCATATTGTAATTGATTTGTATTCATAGCATCTTACCTCCATGCTTACATTATACAAACATTTGTTCTGCAAGTCAAGAGGATAAAATAATTTAGGACAGTTGAGTAATGATACTCTTCTGTCCTATTTTTTACGTTTATGAATTGTAAATAAAATAATACCCCACAGTATGATTTCTCACACCATGAGGTATTATATATCGTTTGGACATTAATAGAACTCTTTATAGTTCTACTGCGACATCAATGATTGCGTCAGACCATTGATTCTTACGTAAGTATTTACCAATAGACTTTCTGTAATCTTGTGCCATTTTATAAGTAATAATGAAGTTTAAGTTAATTATTTCGCCTTTGTTTCTGCGATAGCTGCCTGTGCTGCTATGGACAGAAGATAGGCTATCATCATTACTTAATATCTGAGCAGAATAATTATTTTTGCGTCCTTCTACTTGTGTGTCTAAATATATGTCTGAGTTCTTATCATAATCATTTCCTAAACTAATATACCATCTAAATTTATTGTTATCAAGAACAAGAACTTTTGAAATAAATTTATCAATGATATACTTTGGTAACTTAGGTTGTGAAAAATCTATAACCTCATTCATGGCTTGTTTTATAACCTCTATCTTCTTTTCAATTGATTCTGGTTCATCTGATTCAACTTCGTCAATTGTTAATTCAGAATTTAATATAGAAATCTGTTCCGTGATTGTATTTTTTGATTCAGCAAACTCTTCTTTTGATATTTCACCATCTGCTCTCATTTCTATTAAGTTCTGTAATCGTTTTTGTAGTTTTTCTATTTTTAATTCTGTTTCCTTGATATTCTTTTTATTTGGTTTTACATCTTCTTCATAGTTTTCAGATATCATTTTTAATGCTAATATAACAGATTCACCTTTATTCTTCCAAATATGTTCTATAACCATTTTTGCCATCATATCAAGTTTCCAATCTGCAACCATTCTAATTCCACAATATCCATCTGTGTCTAATCCGTTCTTTTCACGAAATTGTTTACTTCCATAATTAAGCTGTCTTTGGCATTGATAACCATATACTGCTTCACCTGTCTTATTAGTTCTCCATTTGTTTCTTCTAAAAGAACTACCACAATTACATAGAAGTTTTTTACTCCAAAATTCTTTTACGTCTTTTTTACCAGATAATTTATCGCCTACAGATTTTGTACGTCTAGCGATTATTTTTTGCACATCATTCCATTTATTTTGTGGTATAATAACAGGAATGTTTACTTTCTGATACATATAACTGTCTCTATCAAGATTATTAATTCTCTTTTGCTCAAGATAGTTATTACTATGTGATTGACCATAAGCAAGTACACCTGTATATGTTGATTTTTTTAGTATTCTCATTACACGTTCAGCAGACCATTTTATATCTCCACTTGCATTCTTACGTTGCTGAACAGATAATGACTTAGCGATTTTCATTGAGCCAAGACCATCTAAATACATATCATAAATCATTCTAACTGTTTCAGCCTGTTCTTCGTTAATTACATAGGTATTTCCAACACGATCATATCCTAAGATATTTCCATTACCATATAATGAGCCATTTTCTCTACTGATTTTTTGTCCTGCTTTAACACGATCAGAAGTCTTTCGGCTTTCTTCTTGTGCTAATGTAGCCATCAATGTAAGTCGTAATTCCCCATCACCATCCATAGTCCAAATATTATCATCTACAAAATATACTTCTATATTATATTTGCTTTTGAGTTCTCTGGTATATACTAAGGTATCTACTGTATTTCTAGCAAATCTACATACCTCTCTTGTTACTATTAAATCAAATTTCCCTTTTTTAGAGTCTTCAATCATCCTTAAAAATCCTGGACGTTTCTTTGCTTGAGTACCTGTTATTCCTTCATCAATATACTTTTCAACTAAATTCCAATTGGGGTGGAATTTTAATTGATCGTCATACCATTGCATTTGGTTTTGTAATGCTGATAATTGTGCTTCATGTTCAGTTGAAACACGTCCATAAAAAGCAATATTTCTTGGTCTATTTCTATCGATGGACGCTATATAATTATCCATGTTATCTCCTTTCAAAAATAAAGCCTATTTTATATACTATTATATATAAAATAAGCCTTATTTTCAACAGTATTTTTCTATATTATGTAATCTTATACTTTTTCAAAATATTATCATAAGTTCTTTTATTAATAATGCCTTGTTCATATAAGATATTTATAATAATCAATGCACCATTTTCATCACTGATTATATTATTTGATTCTTTTGCTTTTATATTAAATCACCCTTTATTCTTGTCCGTACTACCAAATCCACCATTGCGAGAGGTTTCTACTTTATCATCTTCTGTGATTCCATACTCCATGAATAATCCTTGTACAACATTGTCACATCTTCTAATCGTACATTCTTTATCTCCATTATTTTTCAGTTTAACAAAGATATGTCCTTCGTTATCACTGTAATAAAAATCCGAATCCACAATACCTGTTTGATTCATAAGATTTAATCCATATTTGAACCCTAATCCGCTTCTAGGATATAACATAAGTACCCAATCAGTGTTCATTCCGCATCTGATTCCAGTAGGAATTTTAATAGTTTCGCCAGGCTTTAAAGTGAATGTCAGAGGACTTACAAAGTCATATCCTGCGCTGCCTTTTGTTGCTCTTTTGGGTAGTGTAATTGCTCCATAAATACTCTCAATCTCACGTCTGGTTGATGTATCTAATTCAGGAATATCAAATGTATCAAGCCAATCTTTTTCAAACTGTCCGTATGTAACTTTTTCAAATTTTGCAACTCTTTTTGCCATTATATTTATCTCCTTTATGTATGTGTTTTTTTGTAATTATTTCATTAATGAACTTTGGTTAAAACCACGTTCAACAAGATATTTAATAGCTTTATCACTGTCTTTGAAGTTCATAATTTCTTTTAATGATGGTTTATATTCTCTCCAAGATGTTTTAATTTCTATATCTAAATCTTCTTTCCATTGTTTAACATTTTTAAATAAATAATCATGAAAGAATAACTGCAACCCTTTTCTTGTCTTCGTAATTCCAAATGGAAGCCATATATCAAGTTTTTGAATTTCTTCTTCTGCGTTGTCCCAATTTACTTTGATTATATCTGTATTTGGATGATTTTCACATATCTTATCTTTATACAAATTTATACGGAACGGTTTAATAGAATTAATCTGCACTTCTGTTATTGGTATATAATATTTGAGCATTTTACAACTCCTTTAGCTTAGATTGTGCTTCTTCGTATGTAAAAAAGTATCTTTTACCAATATCCTTTTTAGAAATATAATCTAAATAATTAATAAGGTTAATTGTGTCTATATAGTATTCTTTTTTACTACTACATCCATAGTCATAACAATCATTACAATGATTACAATCATAACTATAATCATCACGTTCCATTCCTTTATGACATTTCGACCATCTAAAATCAATATAATAAAGTGTTATATCATTACTTAATTTTATTGATTGTTTAATATTGTTAGATTGTTCATAATTTGCTAATTGACGAGCAATCTTATTAAGATCTTTCCATCTTTTATTTTTGGCAAGTTGCTTAATGGTAAGTCCTTTATCAGATGGATAACCGTCTGGATGAAACAAAATTTCTCCATTTTCACAAATACAAGTTAATCTATTCATTTTATATCTCCCATAAATATTTTATGTAATGATTCCAATTCATTTCTAACTGTTTATATACATCTATTTTGACAGATTCCTTATCAAAATCGCCAACCCAAGGAGCAATTAGAATCTCCCATTCGCATTTACTCCAATAATAATATATAGTTGATAATTTAACTTTTTCTCTAAATTCTTCCAGTGTATAATCATCTCTGTGATTTAATAATTCGACAATTTCCTGTTTGTAACTTATATGATTAAAGATATTAAATACTTTCATTTGTCTTTTATTTATATCATATATAAATACATTCCATTCTAAATCAACGTTATTTTTAATATTCCTCATAATATGTTTCTCCGTTTATTTTTGGATATTTTTGTTCTGCATTGTGTATTCTTTTAAGAGCAATTGAACGATCATCAAACACATTTTCATCTATCTCATTAAATCCTAGTAGATATGCACGTTTGTCTTTCTTGTCTACACCACAAAACCAATTATCCATAACAGTTCTTATAATTAAATCGCACAAATCATATGTGCCTGTTTCTGGAAATACTCGTGTATAATATACGATATCTCCCTTATTAATAGTCTTCATTCTCTGATACTTCCTCAAAAATATCTTTCATATTACTCATGAATTTGTTATACGCTTTTACTACTTTTTTGTAGAGTTTATTATTACCTCTATCATCTGGATTATAGAATGGTGCAAATAACGTACCGTTTGCATATCGTACATTCGTTGATACGAAGTAATCTTCTTTATCTACGGTAAGATTAAGGATAATTTCTTCTGTATACAATGGTTTGTTCAGTATATATTGAGTTGGTGTTGCTCTGAAATTATTAGATACAAAATCTCTATCTCTAATTGGTTGTTTTACACGATATGTTTTTGGTTCTACCATAAGATTTTTCTCCTTTTGTACGGGAGTCAATTAAGACTCCCATAATACTATTTGTTTTTGTTTCAATGTTTCTTGTACATTAATAACTCTTTGATTAGATGAACCTCTCCAATGTAATGATACATCTCTGAGTTCATCGACATATTTCCCATCTATAAGTACATCACACATCCTTACTACTTGCCTGCGAAGATTTTTAATTGCTTTTCCACGCATATTTTGAATTTTATCACCAGTTTTAATATTATCTTTAATCCAGATTTCTTCCCATGTATATCCTGTGTATAACCAGATGTTTTTAGTTGGATATGAAACTCGAATTTCATATACGATTTTTAGAACATTTTGTACGTTTTTAGGGTGTAAAGGATCACCACCGCTGAATGTAATACCACTAATATAGTCTTTTTTTAACTCATTTCGTATTTCATTCATTGCATTTTCATCAAATGGAATCCCACTTTGCGGATTCCACGTTTGTTGATTCTGGCAATTTGCACAATGATGTTCACAACCAGCCACCCATAATACAATTCTTAATCCATCACCATTGTTTTGATCTGGATATGTTATATTATGATAATTCATATTATTTATTCTCCTTTGTTAGTTCATACAATTCAGTTCTTATATAATAAGGAACATCCATTTTATATTTTTGGTATAAACTTTTCATTGTAGAAATGTCATGTCTTTTACTATTTAATGTTGTATTAATTTCTTTAGGTATCACACAACAAGTTCTTGGAGAATAAATTTTATTTCCTTCATATAACAAATCTTTGTCGATTTCTAATGGATATTTACAATCGTATTTATAATGTGAATACCATTCAGCAAAATTTTGGAAATTACAAAATTCTTCTGATACTTTACAGCCAATATATGTAGGTTGTCTCATATGATATTTTTCGTCATAACATCTTACAAACATACTTATCCATTTTACATACTCTTCTGTTTTTACGTTATTTTTTCTTGCGGTATATTTCCCTATGCCATAATAACCTTTATTATATACAGATCTATGATATGGATTTTTAATTTGTCCTTTCTTAATATTTTGCAGAGTAGACCAAATTTGAACATCTGGTCTATCTACAAAATTAATTAGAACATTTTTAGTATCAAGGTAGTCAATGATTTGAATTTTATACCCTTCATTAGTTATAAATACATCATTTATTTTTTGTCTAAAATCTATAATCACATGCTCACCCTATCTTTAATTTCAGCATTTTTTGCCTCATTGTATCTTGTCTTACCATGAACTCTTGTGAATCCTAGATAACCGTTCCAATATCTTTAATTACCGTCACTTTCGTAATATTTCTTATTCATATATGAATAACGGGTTGGACTATACAATCAATGTAGGATTATAGTCTCTGAACGTTCTTCATCAGCATGATCTGTTAAGAAGATTTCGCTGCGTCTGAGTGACTTGCACACTCGGTTATCCCTAACCTATCTACTTTTTATGGTTTCTACCTTTCGGCTGATATATTATAAATATGTACCGCATTCACGCTTACCATTTCTAGTTACGTTGTAGCGAGATAGGATTATGGGGATGTCCCCGCAATTTAACCTATTTATACAGGACAAACGGATTTTCTATCCTGTCAATCTTTGTAATCATTTTACTTCCGCACTTAGGGCATATATCCATCTCCACTTGCTGATATCCACAATCTTCACAATAGCACATTGCAAGATTTACACCTTCATAGAAACCTTTATCCATAGCTCTCAATACCAATGTCTTAATAGCTTCTTTATTGTACCCAAGATTATATCTGCAATATTGAATTTTTCCACCATTGAAATAATTCCAGAATCTTCCTTCTTTATCTTGCTTTTCGATAGGGTTCATATTTTCTGATACATGACAGTGAAAACTATTACTTACATATTCTCTATCTGATACATTTTCTACAATTCCATAAATCTTACGGAACTGTTTAATTTGCAACCCACATAAACTCTCAGCAGGAGTACCATAAATTGCATAAAGTAAATGATCTTCTTCTTTAATTCTATTTGTATAATCATTGATATATTTCATTACTTCTAATGCAAATTCTCCATCTTCTCTGATAGATTTGCCATTATATAATCTTTGAAGTTCATTCAGTGCTGTAATTCCATAACTTAATGTCATTGGTGGCAATAATGATTTAATTTTATCATCTGGTTTCAAATGTCCACCAAGTAACCCACCTTCACAAAATGCAATGGGATTTACACTTGCTCTTAATTCGCCAATGTATTCATATGTACGTTTATGGAGATTACGAATCATTTCAAGATAATAATCAAGAACGTCATAGAAATCTTTAGATTCTCTTCTTGCTTTAGCAAGAATCATAGGAAGATGCAGACTCACAACGCCTAAGTTAAATCTTCCTTCGAAAACAGGTTTGTCATTTTCATCCACTGGATGCATTCCACCTTTTTCATACCAAGGTGAAAGGAACGCCCTACATCCCATCGGACTTACCACTCGTTTATATTTCTTATACATTTCTGCCACATATCCATCACCTGTTAATGACAACCAATCTGGATACATTGTTTTTGCACTACATTCAATTCCTGCATTAAATACATCTGCACTTGGATATTTTTCAGAACCATCTCCGTGTAAATCTTTGTCGTAAAGAAATACAATTTTAGGGAATAATACAGGGCGTTTAAATCCGTTTTTACCTTGACCTTCTTTATGAACATTTAACAATGTAATCGCAGCCATTTTCCCAAACTTGCTCGTAGACAACCCTACGGTCATTGTTACAAACGGATAGTCACCTCGACTTGATCCAACGCTATTTAATTTATATTCTATCCCTTGCCATCCCTGTTCAAAGTCACGTTCTACTTTTTCAGTTGCATATTCACATGCTTTCTCACATCTATAATCCATTACTTCTGGAATAATACCATTTACATCTTCGCAAATTTCTAAATATTCATTGAAATATTTATCATAACTTTTCTCTGCATATGGTTCTAAAATCTTGTCTACTTCTGGTACAGTGAAACCACCATATTGTTGTGCAGCCGTTGATAAAATAATATCTCCCATAACATCAAAAGCAGTGTCCAGATAATTTGGCTCATTATACCAAATATTTCCCATTTCAAATCCATTCTTCATAACTGAACCAATATCAAACAAGCAACAGTTAAATGTGTCAAGTCTTGCACTTCTATCATGAATATAAATATATCCATCTTTCATAGCTTGCTTTTCATCATGTGTTAAGAAAAATTTCTTATATAATTGGCTACTCAATTCGTTGTAAATAAGACTTCTTTTAGTTGCTACTAATGCGCTATCTGTATTGGCATTGTTTTTATCTCCAATGTACCTGATAGCTTGACTTCTCTCATATACCTTGTCCATCATATGAACAAAGTCTTTTTTATAATTTCTATACTCTTTATACATTTTTGCAACAACTGGAAAATCTTCTTCAAGGACAGATTCTACAATATTGTGCATATCATAAATTTCAATATTTGAATCGTCTTCATATAATTCCTCGATTTTTTGCCAAACATCATTTAGAATAATAGAATAATCATTTTCTGAAAATTCAAACATTGCCCGTCTCGCAGCCTTGTCACAAGCATTTACAATTTTTTGTTCATCAAAATCTTCTAAAGTTCCATCCTTTTTGATAATTCTAATCATTCATTATCTCCTTTACCAAATCTCTTATTAAATAGTTCCTTTTCAATCTTTTCTCTATCTTTCGTTGAAACCGCCAAACATAAGCACATATACGCGACTACAAGTAAACACGCAATGATAAAAGCCCCAACTCCGACAATAACTGCACTCATAATAACCACCTCACATATCTTTAATCTTAACTTTTAATGCTTCTAATTCTTTATATTCATCAGTATCATATCTGGTATGATCTTTGATAATCATATGGGTTTGTTCATTGCAAATAAGTTCTATAAGTAGTTTCTTCTCGTTTTCTGTCATTTTCTTATCTTCCTTTACTATTTTTCTTGTATATATTTATTTTCTCTTTTTATGTGTTATACTATTTGTAGTGGAGATATTTATATAAATTGTTAGTAGTCATAATTAGAATGTTTTTCTGAAAATAGTAATATCAGATTTATCCTTAGCACATTATCTTTATCTACAAGATGTAACTTATCAACCAATATCTCCACTTTTATGAGCAAATTCTTTTGATTTCACCGTTACCACCATCTTTACATTTCAAAATAAGATGTGTACATAATGAATCGGCACAATTTGGTTTATGTGAAATCATATCAATTACATATTCTCTATTATCAACTTCAACAGTGATAAAATTATCCCCAATACGTCTTAACTCTCGTACTAGCTCTCCGCTACTAATAATCACTTCTCCTTTGTCACCTCTTTCCCAATCCCTAGCAGATATTGTCTAATTTCAGCCCAATTCTGTAATCTTTTACCTGTCCAATCTTTATTCCAACTATATGTTCTACCAAAACAAATATTTTCTTTTGCATTGGAAGTCACAAGATTTCTTGCATTATCATCAATGAATAATCCGTCACTCATATCTATATGTGACTTATCAGAATGTTCTTTAAGGTTTACACCAATAAATTCTATATTTGGAAATCTTTTCTTAATCCATTCTTCCTTTTGTTTAAGATTAGGTGAATATCCATGTGACACAATTTTAATAGAATAATATTCAGATAACTCATTGATTGCACGTTCAGCCCAAGGCATGAAATGTAATCTCTCAAAGAATCTTGGCTGATTGAAGTACAGATCAATATATCCAGGTGGAGCACAATTACATTCTTCAAATCCCCAAGTATTAACAGTCCACCAATTTACATAATGGAATTTCTTGTAGTATTGAAAATCTTCATTATATAAATCAACAATCGCATCTATGGTGGCGACTAATGTTCCGTCAAAATCAACATATAATGTTTTAATATCATTTCTCATCTGTGATACCTCTTTTTGCTCTGTCCTTATTGATTACACGTACCATTTTCGCAACAGATTCTTTGATGCTTCTATCATTTAACACAAAGTAATCAACCAGATGTGATTTCTCAAAGTTGGAAAATTCTTCACTTTCTTTGATATAATTAGCTTGCCAAGAGTCATAATCTCCACGTTTCTCTGCTCTTTTTCGTAAATCATTATATGGAACATTTACCATAATAGTTACTAATTCAATATCCATATCTTTTGTTTTGAGTTTTAATTCGTAATATCCTGTGGGGTTGATAATGTAGAAGTCATTATCTAAGAGTTGCTGTTTTGTTGCGAAGTTACAATATCCTACTCTATCAGTATAAGCAATCATATTATTACGATATTTCTCTACTTCATCTGGTGAAATTAATATATGGTCTGAATTTTCTTTTGTTTCACCTTGCCGTAAATATTGTCTAGTTGAATATGAGCGCAAGATACTCATATTCAATTGCTTCGCTGCTTCTTTTGTAACAGTTGATTTACCTGATCCTGTTCTTCCTAATACACAATATACTGTATGTATAATAATCACTCTCCTTATTCAGAATCTTTTAATAATTCTTCCAAACTATCAATTTGAAGCTCTGTTTGTTTATCATCAGACAACAATGCTGTAAGTTGTTTTTCTAACATATCTAATTTCTTTTTCTCAGCCTTGTATCTCTGTACTTCAAGATTTGCTTTTACATCAGCAATCCAGTCATCAAGTGAGCTACCCGAAATCATTAATGTAGAAGTGTCAATTTCTAAATCTTTTGCAGATATTAAAAGTGCATTAAGTTTAATTAACAACATTTCGCTTGAATCAATATGTAAATTGTAAGTAACCTTATCCAATACTAATAAACAATTAGTAATTGGATTGAATCTTGTTGGTTTTGATGCAAGCTCCTGTCTTTTTTCTTCAATAGTTTTCTTTAACTGCATAATTCTTTCATCATTTTTCTGTGCCATAATAATATCTCCTCTCTAAATATCCATTTTTTAAATAATGTTCTCCATAAATAGGATGTACATATTTATAACACTCTTCGATAGTATCAAAAATTTTTTTAACTGTTTTTTCTCTTGTCTTTGTTACTGTTTCATTTGAACACCATTTTTTCTCCTCATAAGATTCATAAACGGTTTCGTAAATGTACCATTTCTTATTTTCTCTTGAATATAAGATTTCTTTACTATTAAGTAATCCATCTTTTTCTATTCCTACTTTAAAAGAATAGTTATAATCTCTTTCAAAAGATTTAACTATTGTTGCATCTGCCATAGCAACAAATATATCGTATGGTAAATCAATAAGCTTATCTGCTTCAAAATCTTCTTGACAATACTCAGTATTGCTATATAACAGATTAACCATATCTGGATAATCTGGTCTTTTTTCAAGAACCATATGGGTGAACTTTCTTGTAATTGTTTTCATATGTGTTACTCTATTTTCTCTGTACCAACTATATTCAGCACTAGGATTTCCAAGAAGAATAAAGAAAAATTCATTCTTTTCTTCTTGAATACTTCTATAGTAAGTAAGGTTTTTATTATAATAACTACTTCGACATTTACTGATTAACCATGTATCATCAAGCGGATATTCATATCCTTCTTTTCTATTGTTACTGTAACGACTTTCATGGTAATAATAATTTGACTGATTTTCCCAAGGCTTTGATTTCCCCATATATACATATTGATTACCATTCAAATCTTTATATGTAGCACCAATTATCAAATCTCTTGCTTTAATAAATGTATTGTTATGAATGACTTTATTCTTTTCCTGAATCTCTTTATAATCAGGTGATTCAACAGGCACAAGCACCAATTCTTTACCATCCCAACCATATACAAATTCACCTTCAAGTCCTTTACCTTTAATGCAATTACAATTTTCTAAAATCCATAAAAGGTTAGGAATTGTAATTTCAAATTCAAATCCTCTTGGATCATATACCCTGGTATATGTTTGTCTTGGATTCCAACTATATCTATCACCGCCAACCTTTTTATTTAATACAAATCCTTCAGTTGGTTCATTGTCATAAATCGCATTTGGAATATTTTCATCTCTCCAATGTTGCCATGATGTTTCTTTCCTTAACTTTCCTTTTTCATCAAAATAGATTACATAAGCTAATTTACTTGTATAAGTATCTTTTCGTTCTTGGAATCCTACATTTATTTTTGTTGGTATAAAGATATTTGTTTTCATTATATTTTCTCCGTTCTTATAAAACTAAATACCAAGTTCAAGTTTTAGATTAGGATTAATTGGATTATAGTTTTCAAGAGAAAAATCTTCGATTGAGAAATCATAGAAGTTATCAGACTTAGGATTGAAATTCATTTTGACTGATTCAAATTCATAATCATAATGACCATTAGAAGTAGAAATCTTTAGTTTACGCTCATTTGCTCTGTTAAGTAATTCATTAGCTGCGTCAATGTGACGATCATAAATCTGTTCATTTGCTACAAAGTGTGTGAACTTACCTGGTTTATATCCAGTTGCTTTCGCAATCATTATCAGTAAACAAGAATACTGTACTTCATTAACTCCACCTGCACCACTAGCAGTAAGCATATCTCCACTTCTCTGAATAAGACACATATCCAGATATTCGCCTCTTACATTCCAGATAGTGAGAAATGCACAAGGCATTAATCCATCAGTTTCTCTTAGATCATTTTCTTGCCATAAAGACATAATATGTCTACGTCCATATGGATTTTCTTTAATGTCAGTAATTAAATTATTGAGAAGATTATGTTTTCTTACTGTTGCCCCGTATCTAACACCTATTGTTCCTGGAATATCTTTAGATTCCCAAGCGTCCCAATAATTAACATTATATTTATCTTTTAATAAATGTAATGAACTACTTTGGTCTTGGTAAATCCATAACAATTCCTTAATAGCACTCTTCCATGCAATAGGACGTAATGTACAGATAGGAAACTCAGTTTGAAGATTATAAGTTCTCATAACATGATTTACAAAATATGTATAAGCTGGTGTTCCGTCTTCATATTTGGGACGAGGATTTTCGTCTTTTGTTCCATTTGTAAGAATATTACGAATATCATTTACTAATAATAAATCTGCTCTTGTCATGTATTATTCCTCCACAATCCATAATCTAATATCTTCTTTAAATTGATTACATAATTTTTCATCATCTGATAAGAAATTTACAACACATTCTTTATTAAGACTTGTGCTTAGAATCCCCATAATAGATTTGGCATCAATCGTGTACCTAGAATATACATAGTCGATATCTACATCTTTATATTCTCCACATTTTGCTACAAATAATCCTGCGTCATTAATTGTATTTAATTTGACTTTGCACTTCATTTTATAAAATCCTTTCCTATTATAATGTTAATTTAATAGTTGCATAAATTGTTCTTCATTGATAATTTGCACTCCCAATGATTTTGCTTTCTTGTTCTTACTGGAAGAAGATTCAATATCATTATTAATCAACGCAAATGTCTTAGCAGATACAGAACCAGATACTTTACCGCCATTTGACTCAATAATAGATTTCAGTTCATCTCTATTACTGTATTTCTCTAATGATCCTGTAATAACGAATGTTTTTCCTTGTAAGGTATTTTGAGCATTATTAGATTCACTAGGAATTTTAAATGTAAATTCTTTACTCAATTCAAAAACTTTATTCATGTATGTTATAGCAAATTTTTGAATATTATTACTTGCAACTACACCGATACCATCTACTTTAAGATTCCAAAAATATCCATATCCACAAAAGAAACAATGATAAAATTCATCAAAGTTATATTTAAAATGTTTAGCAATATCTTTACTTGCACTTTTACCAATCATAGGAATTGACAAACTATAAACAAATCTGTCAAGTGTAGTTTCTCTGCTCTTTTCGATAGATTCTAACAATTTATCTACTGATTTTTTACCAAATCCTTCAAGGCTATACATTTTACCATTATAATCAGATAAATGATAAATACTCTTAATAGAATCTAACCATCCAAGAGAAATAAATTTCTCAAGTGTGGATTCTGATAATCCGTCAATATCCAGTGCATTTCTACTTACCGCATGACAAAGTTTACCTAATAACTTACCTTGACAATCATCATTCATGCACATAAGAACTTCCGAATCATTTTCTTTCACAATTTTAGTTTCTCCACCACAAATAGGACATTTATCAGGAATTATAAAATTATTAGATTTATCAATACTATCATGTACTTTGGGGATAACTTTATTTGAGCGATATACTCTGATTCTGTCACCGATACCAAGAGATAATTTTTTGATATAAGAAATGTTATGTAATGTAGCTCTGGTAGTAATTGCACCATCTAAATCAATAGGCTCAAAAGTTGCTACTGGATTAATCAATCCCGTCTTAGAGGTGTTCCATTCAATATCTTTTAGTACAGTTTCATATAATTGATCTTCATATTTATATGCAATGGAATGTCTAAAGAATTTATCAGTTTTACCTAATGATTCTCCATAAGCATAATCATCATATGCCATTACCGCACCGTCATATGGAATATTATTTGCATCAGCAACATCTTTAATTGTATCTAATACAGTTTGTGTATTTTCACATCCTATATATGGAATCATTGGAACTCTTTCAAATCCACATTTTTCTGCATTTAGCAAATCTTCATAAACAGATTTATGTTCAAATCCTTTAATGACACGCCATGCAATGAATCTCATATTTCTTTGAGCAGCTTCTTTACTATCTAATAAAAGTAATGAACCAGACACAAGATTTCTTGGATGCTTATATTTTTTATCTGTATCTTTAATATTTTCATTAATCTTATTGAATGTGTCCCACCCAATAATAGTTTCTCCATCAATGATTAACTCATCGTAATATGGGATTTTCTTTGGAATATTCTTGATTGTTAATACATTTTGGAGAACATCTGTACCTTCATAGCCATTACCTCTAGTGACAGCACTTACTAATTCACCATGAATATACTTTAATGTTGTACTAAGACCATCACATTTTACAGATACAATGCACTGTTTGTTCCCAGCAAATTGTTTTAAATCATTGATAGATTTTGTCTTGTCAAGCGATAACATCAAATGATCCAACTTAACCTCATTTAATTTATCTGATACTGTATATCCCACGTTTTGAGTAGGACTGTTTGGGAAGATGATATTTTCTTGACTTTCTAACATCTGTAGTTCTTCATATTTCTTATCCCAGTCATAATCAGACATAATTGGTGTACTTGTGTAATATGCATATGATGCTGTATTGAGTTCCTGGATTAATTCTTTCATTTTGCCAATAGTGTTTCCCATATATTTTCATAACTCCTTTTATCAATATCCATAATTCTGCTAAATGCAGATTCATCTTCTCTACATTTAATAACTCCAATAAACACAACATCATTCCTTGTATGATAAGTTTGTTTGTATTCTAAAAGCCAGTCCCATGCATCTTGCATATTTTTGTATTTGTCTCCCATTACACCGCCATTATGACCATATTTAATACATGGGACATATATATAATGCTTTTTACTCATACTTTTATTTCTCCTTATAATATGGACTTTTCTTCTCATATTCTTTCAGATACTTTAACATCTCTGATTCTTCTGGAAAGAATGGATCTCGTTTATATTCAAGTGCAACATAATTTAGAAAGTTCATCATCAACTGACCAAATCTCCAATCTGGATAACATTGCATCCATATTCTTTCTAATTCTTTTGTAAATTCTGGTATTCTATTCTTATTTCTCATATTGACCTCCATGAAACAGTTCTTTCATACATATATAAATTCTGCTAATGCATTATAATATCCAGCTAATGCTCCTATCACCTGAATAGCTGCAATAATTACTAATAGCGTAAAGAAATGCAAGCTCTTTATATTGATTTCTGAGCAAAATAAGCCTAATATCGACCATCAAATAATATTTATAACGTTCAAAATAGTTAAATTCATATTTTTCTTATTTAATATCTCCATTCATTTTTGCTTTAAATAACGCTTTTAAATAATCTTGTGGGTTGTCCTTTGCTGCTTGGAATCCTACTTTTTGTCTTTTAATATCATCAAGTACGATTTTATATTTAGGGCTATCACTTACTTCTTCTCTATATTTCTGCACTTCTTCACGGGTTATTATCTCTTTATCAACTAAAATTCTCAATGCAACTTGTACATCAATTGCCGTTTTAAGAATAGTTTCTTGTACTTGCAATTCATGCAGAGCTTCTTCTGGTTTATAAAACTTATCATTGCTTACTGGCATTTAATATCTTCCTTTCCAATAATTTCAACTAATGTTTTAGGCGTATAAGCTATATAATTCATCCTTCTTAAATTCATAAATAGAATTTTCTGTTTCAACATTTATACAAGCAATTTCTCCATTCTTATCTTTAATATATTCAAAAGACTTAACAGGACTTGTTCTCAATATCATCCATCTCATTGGAGTTCCATCGGAATCTCTTACATATCTAATAATCAATGGAAAGTCAATTAAAATATCATTAATATCAAGATCAATAATCCTTCCAATTCGTATAGGGTATCTGTCGTCCTGTCTATCTAGCCCTTTTAACTCCCCTTTACTATGTTTGATACTTGCGATTTTGTATAGCATATTTACTCTCCTAATCTTCTACAGGAACCCATTTTTTAACTTTGACTTCTTTAAGTTCTACCTCTGTACATTTAACCTCATCATCATATTCCCAAGGTCTTTCATCTTGACATTCTGTTGCGCCCTCTGAATATGTAGTCATATAAAACTTACCATTATCTTCAAACACAATCTCATGCACAATAGACCAACGAGTAGTATCAATAATTCTATCTACAACTGCACCATACCAAGGTAATTCACACTCATTTACTAAATAATCCCTACTGAATACTTTTACTTTTGCCATTATCTTATTCTCCTTCTACAATTCCCCAACCTTTACAAGTAGGACATTCACAATACTTTTTATTAATTTGTTCCATAAGTTCTGATAAATACTTTTCTATTTTATTTTGTAAATCCTGATAATTTTTCCCGATAATAGATGGAGCTACGACACAATCATTACCATAATCAGAAGATGTTTTATTATCTTTTAAATTTATAATTGTTGATGACTTCTCAGAAACCATTTTATTCACCCATTGTGGTTTTCTTCTCTTATTAAACAATGAATTATTTTTATCAACTAAAATATTATATGGATCTGCCAATGGAATCTTTTTCTTTACTTCAAAATGGAAATCATAATCAGACGTAATAGTTGCAACACTGGTATCTATGTTTGCTTTTACATAATTTCTGATAATCTGTAGCATTCTTTTGGAATCAATTTTACATGGTTTATCTTGATATGCTTCTTCTGGATATTCAATTTGTGTAAGCAAGCTGGATTCAGCGTCATATACATTCTGTATAAATTCAAAATCTTCTCTTGCGTAAATTTCTTTAATTTCAAATTCAATTGGTTCATATTCGCCTGGAATAGTATCGTATTTATAGTTATACAGTCCAATTACTTCATCATATTCTTCACTCTGTTCCATTTCTTGTGTAATGATTTGTGGCATTAGTTCCGTTGCTGTATATCCTGCTTTTAACTCATATCTAACATTAATACGCTTGTCTTCTTGCTTCGCAGACACAACTTTAGGAATACTCATAAGTTTAAACCATCTATCTTTATTTGTTTTTTCTGGTGTTTCACCATCAAATTGAAATTGTGTTAAGTCTTTAGTTCCATAATAATCTTCATTTGCTATATAAATATAATTTTTACAGTTAATTACTTTAAGTTTTAGTGGATTTTCTTTATCGTACATAATTATTCTCCTATATCATGAAATTCTCTGCCGTTAAGAATGTTAATCAATGCGTTTTTATCTCTTTCTAATGCAAGTGAATATGAACACTTCGCAATAGAATCAGATTGAGATAATGGTTCTCTTTCTAATTCTTCATCAATTTTCTTATCGAGGAAATCTACGAATCTCCACAAACGATCTTCAATAGAAGGAGTTAATTTGCCATGAATGTTACCGTTTGTATCAAGCTGTACATCAGTAACGTTGCACTTATTGAAATCAGTTACTTCTTTCTTACTTAACCATTTCATCCATTTGTTGCATTTTTTACAATATAGTCCTGTCTGTGTACCACTTTCTTTTGTGTAAAATTCTTCACAACCACATTTATTACATTTTTCTGGAATAATAATTGTTCACCTCTTTTCTTATATACTATATATAGTGTTTATTTTAATTTGCAACACTATATATAGCATCATTTTTGCCATGAAATTCTGCTTTCATTTAGTTATCTTCTTTTATTAGATTTATTGTCATCATACTTCCAGGAGTTTCATAATATGAATCTTCTAAATATGCTATTTTATATTCATAATACGGTTGCAAAGCACTATCTATAATTCTTACCTCAGATAATTCAATTGGTTCTTTTAAGTTTGCTTCGTGTATAATCACATTTACATAAATTTTATCATCATATCCCATTAAGAATAATTGAATTAAATCTGCTAACCTAACATTAGGTTGTAAATCAAGTAAATTATCAAATGTCATATCTCATACTCCTTTAAACTTTATAAAATAAAAGTTATCTAATTCTCAAACTTTCACTCTGTGGTTCTAAGTGACACCATTCACAATTGAGTGATCCATCTTGTCCTTCTAATCCATTTTCCTTTAAATAATCTCTCAGCTTTTCTCCATCAACAGCATCAGGTTGTTTAATTCTATATTCCTCTGGAATATTTTCTACATCAACATCAATTGTAAGTTTGCGCTTTCCACCATTTTTCTGAATATTAAACGAGAACAAATCCGTTGTAAATTTCTTCTTTCCAATAGTTCTCATACACATTTCAAGATTTTGTTTTAACCACTTAATTCTATTTTCATATGTTTTCTTTCTTGTTGCCAATCTATTGTTTTCTTTTGAAATTCCATCAATATCAGATTCAAGAGATCGAATAATTTTAGCGTAATTATCTGCTTTATTTTCGATTTCTCCATCTAATGCTTCAAGTGTATCAATGATTGTTTGCTCATCAATTTCCTCATCTTCTAACATATCCATAAGTTCCAGATATTCTCCTGTGAGTTCATAAATACTTGACATATATTAATTCTCCTTTTCTTTTAATCTTTTTGCATTTTCAAGTAACATATCTTTTAAAAATGTTTGCTTAGTTTTAACTTCTTTGGTCTGAATAGATTTAACAACAGCATAATTGTTAGCAATGAGAACACAGTATTTTTTTGCTCTAGTGATAGCCGTATAAAGTAATTCTGAATTATTCATTATGTAGCTGCTATTATCCAATCCAACAATTGTTGAGCAGAATCCAGATCCTTGAAGTTTATGTACGGTACATGCATATCCTAACTCAAGATTTTTACAATCGGATTTTGTAAAGATTACTTCTCCAATACCAATAAAATCTATTGTACACATTCCATTCTTTTCAATTTCTTTTACAATTCCCATATTTCCATTGAATACAGGAGTTGTGTCACCTTCTGAATTGATACACTTGTAATTATTTTTTGTATTAATAACCTTATCTCCTGCTCTAATAATATATTTTTTTGCTTCGTCTTTTTTCTTTTCTAAGAAAATTTCAATTTCGTTACCATTACTTAATTTGGGATTATAAATAGATTGAATTTTAGAATTTAGATTATAGCAAGATAATTCTCCACGTAATCTCATAGGAACACAAATCTGAACTTCCATAATATCATGGAATTTTTCTAATTCAATTTGAAAATGTTTAATAATCTTATCAGATATAGATTCATCATTTCCTTTTCCAGAAATATCCAATTCCATATCTTCTAATTCTCCAATAATCGCATTTCCTGTATAATTTCCATCAAAGATTTGTTCTTGGTTGGCAATTTTAATTGAAGTTGGAATAATACCGCTTCTCAAAGCTTGTCTATGTGGTTTACTTAATTTTACTACTGGTAAAACATTACTATCAAGAATATCAGCAAATACTTGACAATTACCAATTGGTGTAAGCTGTTGTACATCACCCATGATAATTACTTTCGCACCTGTTGGGATAGCTTCTAACAATGATAAGAATAATGTACCGTTAATCATAGTTGCTTCATCAATTAAAACAATATCAACTGCTAATTTATTATCTTTGTTGAACATAAATTCACCATTTTGATATCCTAAAGCTCTATGAATTGTACTAGCTGGAAGTCCCGTAGCTTCGGTAATTCTCACACTGGCTTTTCCTGATAACGCACAAGCCAAAATACTATACCCACTATATAATGAACATATTCCATTTGCTGTAGTTGTTTTTCCGCAATTTCCAGTAATGAAAATTTTATCATTTCTTCTTAACACAAGCATATGACTTGGAACAGTAAAACAATATTCATATCCATCTTTTGTTTTATATTTTGTAAATTTAGTTGGGGTGTGATCTTTTCTTTTGTCACAACATAATCCTATGTATTTTCTATCTGTTATATTTACGCTATATTCAATAGATTTATCATAATATTTTTTACCATTAATTTCTTTACATCTACCTCTTCTATCATTTGTTGAAATTGTAGCTCTTTTACCTAATGATGAAAATATAAATTGAACAAAATCCGCATTGTTTTTTATAGATGTTGAGTAAGATTTTTGTTTTAAACATCCATCCCAATAAAATATTTCTTCTGCTATAATTTGCAATTGATGTTTATTACAATTGTACCACTCTTTAGGAAATTCTTTTATTCTAAAAGGTAAATATACATATATATTTACATGATCATCATTTTCAAATGTCTTAATCTCATAATCTAAATTTAAGTTTTTGATTATGTTAATCAATCTTGAAATTTTACGAGCTTTTTTAATTCTAAATCTTGCACGATTATAAGTATTCCAAGATTCATCAGCATTATAATCATAAGTTGCGTCTGCCGATGCAGCAACCAAAAGTCTAATCATAGAATCTGATAAATTTATTCCTTCTCCTTCATAATCAAAAGATGTAATAAATCTATCCCTAAACTGTAAATTATTTTGTCTATTCATGACAGATTCAAATAACTCTTCTTTTATTTTATTCTTAGGTGAGATTAAAATACAATTGTGATTTTCACTTAAACATTGATCCAATCCATATTTTGTATTAAAATGCCATAAATATTCTTTTTCTTGCTTAATGTATCTAATAGGATTAACTAATGTAGCACTTCCATCTTTGTTATATTGTAATACCTTATCTCCTACTTCATATTCTGAAATTTTTTTCCACTTTTGACCATCGAAAAATTCAGTATCACAATCTACACATCCTGCCCCACCAGTTAAAGCCATAACATGATTATCCAGACTAAGCTTAATTGCTGCTCTTTGTTCATCAGTAAACATGAATCCTTGTTTTTCTTCTACATTTTCTGTAATTGCTTCCCAATTTCCTATATTGAATGATCTAGGGATATAATCATCATGAATACTATTAACTTTGTTTGAATCATTTTCTACTACTTTCACAAGTCCAATTTGGAGTCTAAATAATTCATTCATTATATTTTTCTCCAAATCGTAGAATTTTTTTAATGCTATCTTAGAACCATTATCAAGTACAACCACATCTTTATTATCAATCATTTGTTTAGCTGTAGCATTTATTATTTCTTCTGGTACAAAACCTAATGTATCATATAAGGCTTTCATTAAATCTTGATAATTCAAATAGCTTCTTCCTGTTTCTCCTTGATCGTTTAAATAGTATAATAAAAATCCTTTAATTCTTCTAATATCATATTGAGTTATTCCAACTTTACAAGCTACTTCATCAGCCTTTTTAAAACCGATACCTTCAACTCTTAACAAATCATATGGATTGTTTTTGACAATATCAATCACTGTGTCTGGTGATTTATAAAAATCTACAAGCTTTTTGATAAATGTATGTGTGAATCCTAACTGACCTAATTCCATATAAATAGAACTATAATCTTTAGATTCCTCATATTCATCAATCATTCTTAAAGCTACTTGATTCCCAATTCCTTTGATTTTCATTAAAGATTTAACATCTCTATTTTCAAGTAATTTAATGACATCATCATATTCATCAAAAAGTTTTTCTACTAAATTTTCATTCAAAACATTTTTCAAAAACTCTTTTTGTTTATCCTTACTTGAAATATCAATACATTTACTAATATAAATCAATCCATATGTATCTCCATATATTTCATGAGTTTCTGCTAATTTGCAAAATACTTTATATGTAGTTCCATATTCAAGTGTACATGTTGTTCCTTTTAATTTAATGGTTTCGATTTCATCAATTTGATTATCTAACCATTTAGTTATTCTCATACTAAATATCGCAAAGTCACCAGATTGTACTTTTTTAGTATACTTTGGATAGATAATTCTATCCAAAGCACATTCAAATTTTAAAATTTTCTCTTCCATTAAATATCCTCACTGTCAACTAAAGACTTGCCTTTTCCATAGTTTCTATATAATATTTCATATTGTGTGATAATATCTAATTCTCTATCTATATCGGCAACAACGATGTTTTTACCGTCTTCATCTTTTCCAATTATTTTTTTTGCAAATTCCTTTTTAGAATTTTTAATTTCGATAATATCACCATCCTGTAAAGGTAATATTTTAAATATTTGTTTGTCTACCTTTCTATATTGTATTTCTCCATTTTTAATATTATATATAATTAAATTTGGAGCAATTATATTTCTGGTATTTAATACAAACCATACATCCTTTTCTAAAGATGAATCAATATAACTAACTTTATCAAATTTATTAATTTGCATTTCCATGATATTATATGGGTTTATATTTTCGTTTGGAATAATATCGAATATTTCTAATAGAACTTTTTCAAAATTCATGTTGTTATAAGATTTACCAGATTTAGATAATTCAGAATTTGAAATAATTATATTTTTTATAACTTCATCAGTTATTTTCTTGTTCAACGTAGTTAAATTAATTTTATCTTTTCCATATAGAATAGTAAAATAATCTCTAAAAATTAATAATTTTTTTGTTTTGCCATAAATATTACAACAATCTGCAATTAAATATTGTTCTAATACTTTTTTCGTTATTTTATTATCTAAACATTTTTTTAAAAATTCATAGAATGTTGGACTTTCACACATACATTTATATAATACATATGGAATTTCATCTATTTTTTCTTCGTCTTTCGTTAAAAACATATCTACTCGTTTTTTCGCTTCATTGATGTAATAATCTTTATCGAGATATTCAGGTATTGACTTATCGTGAATATCTTCATTGTCAATAAACAAATGAGTAGGTGTGTTTGCAAACTGTTCGTATGATTTAACACCTTTTTCAATTTTTAATTTGTAAATTGATCCATCAGATTGTCGTTTGCTAGCAAATACTCTATGTACTTTACCTTTCAACAATTCTCCATTTATTGATGTTACTTTACCATCTTTGCTAGACACTCCATTTCCATACCATATTTCTTTGTATTTCGCAGATAATTTAATAACTTTTTGAAATTTTATGTACTCATTACACTCATTAATTGTTTGTTCAACTGGAATATCATATGCTAAATAATTTCTAACAGCATCATTCAAAATCGACAAATCATTATCAATTGGTTTATTGAATTTAACCATTGCTCCTTTACATTCCAGTTTCCCATTTTTCATAACAGCAATGTAATTATTTACATCTTTTTGAATGAGTTTTGTATATTCATCTATCTCAAACTCCATTTTGAGTCGTTTACCAACTTCATTCGTTATCTCAATTACCTTATTTTTCATCTCTTCGTTTTCACAAAGAACAAAAATACCATCTGTATTAGTTTGTAATAATCTACAATATGGTTCAAGTTTATCAATTAAATCAAGAATAAACATTTGTCCAAATACACAAGTTAAATTAGCCATTAATGGATCATATGATGGATTATTTCTATCTTTTCCTGCTCCATACACACCATTAATCATAGGTTTGAGAGCTTTATTTTTTGGATTTCCTTCTGATTTTAATTTTAATCTAAAATCTCTCATTTGCTTAAAGTCATCAGGATTTTTAAATTTTCTACTCAACAAACCATATTCAATATCAGTTGTGGGATACATTGAAGCTACATCAGCATGTAGAATAATTCCTTCAAATACAGCTTGTTTATCATCCGCTCCATGGCAACCTCCCCATGCAAATACATGCGGTATTCCTGCAACAGTGCAACATAACTGATTATTATGTTGTTTATCATCATCTGATCGTAAATGTTCTTTATATCTCCAATTTTTAGGATTCATATACCATTCTGGAATAAATTTGTATTTATCAGATAATTGAATGGTTTCTGGAATTCTAATCAAGAATTCATCATCCATAGTATGTTGGTTTATAGCGTTTAGAATTTTAGAAGCTAATTGAACTTTAGTCTTACTCACATTTTCGAGAGGTAAATTATACAATTCTATAATATCTAATTGTCCTTCAAAATCTGACCAATTTTCTCCAACTACTTTTTTTAACTCTTTAACATCATGCCGATTATAAAACAAAGTTTGTTCTATTTCTTCATCCGTTAATGGTCTATCAATATTAAAATCTACTTCTGTTTCTCTAATATCATCTCCCATAAAAGCTTCGCACACTTTTAATGATTTGTCCTTGATTATTGCATCATAATCATACAATTGATATTTTGTACAATTTTTTACAACTTGAAATGGTTTCTTATTTTCTTTGATGATTTTATCATTCACATATCCAACATTCATACCATCTAATAAAGCTTTCCAAATTCCTGTATCATACTGTCTACCATTATATGAAATAAATACATCATTTTTGTGTTTTTCGTAAAAATCAATTAATTCTTGTCTATTATTTATTATTACTGTTTCATCTGAATCATCATAATAATTTATAAACGTTACACAAAACCAATTAATTTTAGAATATACTTCAAAATCATAACAAAAAATGTTAAAATTGTATGCTATTTTAATCCACCTCTTTCTCATATTTCCAAATATAACCACCAGATGTACATTGCCTACCATTACAACATTTCGATATACTACCTCTATCAATATTTGTAAATCTTTCCGCTTCAATTGTACTTTTATAAATTTTGATTATATTTTCATCTTTATCCATTTGAATTACTTTTTTAGCTTTATTTCTTCTTTTATCTTTATAATTAAAATTTGGTTTATCCTCACTAAAGCACCAAATATACCCATATGCTTGTCCCATTAGACCATTACAGCAAGCTGAAATTCCAGAAGAACTACTATATTTTAAAGATGCTTCTTGTATTGATTGATATGTGTTTATTAATTTTTTTGTTTTTGGATCATATTGAGAAACCGATTTTGATCTTCCATTTAATACACCTTTATATTTTCCAATTTTAGCATTTGACATTTTTCTTTTTGTTCTTTCTGAATGTTTGCTATTCTGACCACCAAGTTTTAAATTATATCCGTATTTCGAATCATTAGATTTATATTTTTTAATCAGTTCCTCTTCTATAATATTCGCTTCTTCTAGCGTTAAATTATCAATTAAAACAATATGTTCAAAATTATCCCATCCATATTTCTGAATAGAATTATAAAAATAAGAACTATTATGATAATATTCACCATCTTTACCAAATCTACGATATAAATTATCTTCACCAGTTTGACCTATATAAAGTTTTCCATTTGTTTTATTAATGTGAACATAAATTTTATATATTTAAATCACCATCCTTATCCAAATGCAAATCCAGAAACTTTATCACTCTTATAGAACATCCAGTCATCAATCAAAACTTGTGCTGATTTTGTTTTATAATCAATTGAAAATCTACCAACAATATCAAATTCCACATTATCTCCAATATCTATAATTTCTTTATATTGTGCTGCCAAAGAACTTCCTTTGGTTTGTTTTATGAATTTAATATTGTGATATGTAAATTCGATTCTATTTTGTTTAGAACCTAATAGATATAAATTGTATTTATTACATGGAATATTTTTGATAAGAAATATCGGTTCACTAATCGTGTTACCCCAAATGTAGTCATATTTCGCTACATTTTTGATAATCTGATCATGAATTTGATTTGATTCATAGACGTTATAGACATGATATGTAGGTTCATTAATGCTTTTCATAGTTGATAATAATTCAAATAATCTATTTGTATTATCAACACTTATTTCACAACCAAATGCTCCTGAATGACCTTCTACTTTATTAAATAAGCCTGTATTTTTACACCATTCATTAAAATCTAATATTTCACATTTATCGCTTCCTCTTCCGCTTCCTTTACATACATTACCTTTTCTTCTCATTAATAAACAAGGACGTTGATATTGGTCAGCAAGTCTATTGGCAATTAAGCCAGTGGAATTACTGTCAACATCATCTTTTGCATTGCATACTAAAATCGGAAATTTATCAAGATTATATTTTGATATTTCTTCTGATAATACCGCAGCACTTTCTTCTGTTTGCTTTTTCTGTTTACGATTACTCGACTGACATGCTTTTAATGTGTAATCTTGAATAGACATATTTACAATTCCTTGACCTCTAACTTTTCTATCAAGAAATCTATCAGAATTACATAACGCTTCAAACATATAACATTTATCTTGATAATCTCCAAGTCTAATCATTGAATTGATTAATGGACACACATAGAAACCTATACCATTAATAGTAACTTTATTATTCATAGAATACATTTGGGCTTCAACAAGTGTAGAAATTAATTTATTCTTATTTGTATGATCTCTAATTTCATCAAGACCTTTTAAAATAAAATATCTTGTTTCAAGATTTAAAACATCTGCTCTATCACCAATCATACCAAGAGCCACTAAATCTAAGTAATCGTCAGCGTAATTTACTTTATAGTATTTGTCTAATAATTTTGTAAATTTATATGTGATGCCTACACCTGTCATTGATTTATTGGTAATATTTGATGACAATTGATTATTTACTACAATTGCAGGATTGCCAGAAGCATCAATTTTATGATGATCTAAAATGATTACATCTTTTCCAGAGTCTATCAATCTTTGACATTCATTCCAATCTCCTGTTCCTGCATCTGGAATAATGACAAGTTTTGAATTATCTTCGCACATACTATCAATAAAGTCAGATAATCCATGTACTTTTCTATTATGAATAAAACATCTAATTTCTATTGATGGATTTATTCTTTTGGTATATTGATAAATATTTGCACCAGATGTATATCCATCCACATCACAGTCAATAAGTAAATCAATTGTATGATTCTGCGATATATGATGTACATATACATCTCTTGCTTTTTTTATATTGTCAAATAATTCTTCATTTTCAACATGTTTAATTGTTGGATGTAAAAATGAATCAATATCTTTGATGCCTTTTAATGTTAAAATATCATTTAATTCCGAGCCAAATCTTACTTTTCCTAGCACATCGTATTTAAAACTCAATTACATCCCCCCTAATCATTAATCTCAACTATATAATTTTTCATAGCGTTGTATAAAACTATTGGTATTTTGTTTTTATATAAATCTGCTACCTCTTTTATAAGATTTTCTTTATATTTTTTATATGTATTAAATGCTTTCAAAACTTCATATTTTTCATACAATCCCAAATAAATTCTTTTTCCATTAAAGTTTTTACACGATACTTCTAATTTGCCAAAATGTTCAGTTATACCAATAGGATATTTTCCTCTAGCTATATTATTTTTAGTAAATAACCTATTGATTGATTGTGGGACAAATACACAATTATATTTGTTATATGATTTATTACCTTTTAAAAGAATATCTTTATCTAATTCAATTCTTTCATCTTCTACTTCATAGAAATTTTCATCAACCCATTTGGCAAAATTTTGAAAATTTAACCATTCTGCATCAACTTGACATTTTACATACGTTGGTTGTTTTTTATGATATTCTTCTGAATAACATCTTCTTAACATTGACTGCCAATATTTATATTGAATACTAAATTCGTTATTCTTTCTTGCTTTATATTTTCCTACACCTGTATATCCAATATTATAAAATGTCTTATCATATAGATTTTTCACTTTTCCATTTTTAAATTCTCTATATGCACAATGAACTTTATATTTATAATCGTCTTGAAATTCAACAATTACATTGCTAGCGTTTATATATTGGATAATTTTCATAGTTGTTCCATGTGAATTATTATTAATTTCTCCAAGTCTATATCCTTTTGTATTAATCTAATCATCTCCTTTTTATTACTGATTTGTTCCTACATATATTTTGTTCTCCATAAGTTTCAACAAAGTTTCTTTACCTCTATCTGTTGGAGAATCTTTATAACCTAACAAATTTGTACTATCCCATAACACAGATACAGAAACAAACGGACTTAATTTATCTATGATTTTATCTTTTATATGTTGTGACCAGTTTTTACATTCGTCTGAATCAAGAGTTTGATATTGTTTATCCAATGCAATAATAACTTCTCTAACTCCCAACATAAGAATCATTCCTTTTTGATAATCAGTTAAATTACTTCCACATAAAGCAACTGTAAAATTATCTTCACCAAACATAGTATCAGTTTGAAATACTGATTTTTCAGCTTCTACAAGCATTATCTTTCTCTTTTTTTGAATTGCATTTATATTATGATTTAAACCAAATAAATTTAATCCAAGAGAATGATTATAAAATTTATTGCCAATTTTAAACGGTGCATATTTACCAAATAATTCAATATCATCAGGAAGTAATGCTCTCGATCTTACACCAACTAAATTATTGTTCATATCGTAATGAGGTATGATAATTTTTTGTTGCCATGTTGAATAAAGAATGTTGTACTTTTTCATCGTTTCTACAGAAATTCCTTCTTCTATCCATGATTGACAATAAAAGTGCTGAAATATATTAAGAATATTTTTATCGTAAGGAACTAATATTTTGTCTTTTGGTTTTACCTTTTTATTTTTCTTATATTTTTTGATAAACTCCCAATCAGAAATTTGTTCCTGTTTACCAAATCCATACACATGATTGTCAAGATTTAATTTTATAGAAATCCAATTGATAGCTTTTTGAAATTCTTCTTGTTCATATCCTTTATATCCCATGACTACGCCAATAATATCTAATTGACCACATTCTGTATAACAATGAAATGACATAGAATCTTTATAAAAATATAATTTAGGTTTAGTTCCGTGATGACATATCGTATCTGTTATCCACATATCATCGTCTTCGTAATAAAAAGTAGCTCCCATCAATTCAAGAAGTTTCTTAATATCATCTTCTGTAAGTTTACTTTTTAATTCCTGGGCGGTCATATAAGTACCTCCCTACTTAGATAATTGCATTGCTAAATCTGATCCAGATACATCAATATCAGTTTCAATAATACCAACATCTCCAACATCATCTAATCTAAAATCAATCAACGTTTTCTCAATATCAGTAATTAATTCATAGTTGTAATCCGTCACAAAACAATCTACTTCTCTCATAGTTCCCATATTGAGTTTTGTCCAAATTATAATAGTTTTCCATTTTCCACCACGATTTTTAAATATGTAGTAAGACATATTGGGGATTAATGATCCGAATGAACCATCTGACTCAAGAATTGGTTTTAATCTTTTTAAATCTTTGTGTGTTACAGGAAGTGCAAGTATACCACCATCAGCTTTTTCGATAATAGCTTTTGATCCTTTTAATGCACCTGCATCTTTATTATTATCTTCTTTATAATTATCATTTAACTGTGTAGCTGAACCAAGATATACATTAAATTTATTACAAACTGATTTTAAAGCTGCACTGAATAAGAAAAGAATCTGGTCTGTTCTAAGTCTTGTGTGTGTCTTATTGTAATAATATTCGTAAAGTGATGGTGAATCATTGATGTAATCAAAGAAACAAGCTACTATTCCATAGTTTAAAACATATTTCTCAATAGTTTCAGAAATCAAATCAATTGTAAAATCTGGCATATACTCTATATAATAATTATAATTCTCTATGTATTTTGCAGATTCATCAAGAATTGATTCTTCTTCTGGCGTAATATCACTCCATTCTTCAATTCTATCCTGATCAACTCCACTAACATGAGCTAAAATGATATCTTGAATTTCCTCTTTTTCAAGCTCTGTTGAAATAAATAACACTGGTTGGCTTTCACCTGTTGGAATCCATTCTCTTTTATTCCAATCATAAATTCTATCTGATACCATGTTACATCCATCTGCTAATGAAGATCTTGATTTTCCACCACCAGATACAGAACTTCTTAAAATGTATTTTTTAGGTCGCATCCCTCGATATACTGTAGTTAAATATCCAGATTGAAACGGATAACCATATACATTTTGCTGATTCTTATGTTCATTTAATCTTTCTACAATACCTTCACCTGCTCTAAATGAATAGTTATCACCAAAAACATTCTTCCATTTAGATTTAAAATCCATAAATTTATTATTTATTTCATTTAAAACTTCTATGCTAGTCAACTGATTGAAATGTTCAAGTTTTTCATCATCATTTTCATCATATATAAACGATACATCCATTCTAAGAGATTCTGTAGCATTTCTAATGATTGAATATTTTCTTACATCATCATAATATTTACCTACATTTGAAAGTTTGTCAGAAGACATATCAATCGCAGATTCAATATACCCCCAACCATCGTTATTTTTCCATAAAGACAAAGCGGTATCAAATTGTGATATTTCATTTTCAATATCTATGGGTGTAATTTTTTCAGCCGTTCTTTTCTTAGCAATATTAATAATTGCACCCCATATCATTTTATGAAAATTCTCAGGGTAATCATTTGTATTAGTTGCATATTTTTCATCCAATGCTAATCTTGGATTCAAACAATAACAACCAAATAATAAAAATATAGCTTTCTTATCTACCTGTTGATTAAAATTAATTTGAATCACCACCCTCTATCAAATCACCTAAATTAATCAATGATGTAGATGATTTTATTTTATTCATATTTAAAGATTTTCTATTTACAATTTTTGTTTTAATATCTACTTTGGATATTTTGTCAGCTTGTTCTTTTTGTTTTTCTTGTTGAAGATAAAAATTACAAGCTTCATCGTAATAATGATCTATAATATAAATTCCATACTTTTCATTAAATGATTTTCCTAAAATTTCTTTACAATACCACAACGTATATGTCATAGCAGCGTATGGATAGTTATATTCTTTTCTAAATTTTTTAACTTGATTCAATATTAATCCATTTGCTTTTTCCAAATGAAATATAGTGAATATGTAATCCATAAGTTGTTTATATTCTCTTGCATCTTTTTCTACTTTATGAAAACATTCTTCGCAATAATAACGATTATCATATTTATGCTTTTCTTCTGGTTGTAATGCTTTACCACAACATTTACATTTAACACCTCTTGCCATAATACACTCACCTTTTAAATTTAATTATTGGGAGGGAATTGCCCCTCCCTTAGATTTATTTAATGTTGTATTTTGTAACAAGTTCTTCAAGTTCCATTACAATTACCTTTGTAAGATCAATCTGTGTATCTCTTAGACTATCAAACATTTTTACATTTCCATCATCATCAAGACCTAAGTTTTTCTGTAAGACTGCGGTAGCTTCATTTAGATATCCATGCTGTGCAAGTAATGCTCCTAACTCTAATCCTTTATTCTTAATTACATTAAAGTCTTCTACATGAGTAGTCTTATCAATTGTTTTCTCTTTGGTTGTGAAATCTCCACCTAAATCTTCTACTGCTTTTACCCATACATCTTTCAAATCTTTAATGTTGATTTCGTTTGGAAGATTGAATGTATCTTTTAAATCTGGATATTTGTCACTTTTCTTAAATGTTACATAACGCTCTCCATCTTTTTGATACATATATCCAACAAGGAAAGCACCTTCTCTACAATATGAAAATGTGTTTTTGTTAAGTTTAAGAGAATCACTCTCTTTCTTTGTGTCAAAATCTTTTACGTGAGAAGACTGTGCAATACAATGAACTGTATATCCTAAACTTTGAATCAATCCAATGTTTCTTAATGCACTTTTAAATCTTAATGAACCTTCACCAAAACCACCAACATCTTTTAAGATTTCAGCATCTCTATTCTCAAGGACATATCTCTCACAAAATTCTTCATATTTGTCAAGCGTATCAATTACAATACAAGAGAATTTATTTTTTAATGCTGGATTTCTTAACTGTCCAATGATTGATTTAAAGTCTGACATACTATTTACTTTTACTGCGGTAATTCCAGGAATGTTCTGGAATCTATCTTCAAATTCTAAAAAGAATGGATCTTTATCTGGAACTAATTCTTTCAAAAACTTCATTGTACTCATTGTTTTACCAACACCAGTGTCACCCATGATAATCATTGAATACTGAGTAAGGTCAACAGATACTTTGTTTGGTTGTAAGTCTAATAAATTTGGAATCATTCTAATTTTCTCCTTATACATGTAATTTATTTGTGTTCCTACTCAATCCTATATGAACTGAGTAGGAAATTTACTATTTTGATTAATTATGTTTATCTCTGTAAAAATGGATTGTATGTAGTTGCAGGCGCAGGAGCTGGATTTTTCTCAAATCCTTCTGCTGTTTCTGTATGTACTGATTCTCCACTTTCAATCTCTTTGAGTTTTGCTTTTCTCTTTGATTTCAGAGTATCTACAATATCTTCTGTCAGATCATGTTCATAAATTGTTGATACCGCAATACCAGATTTAATTTCGTTTCTTTTGATATTTCTCTTTACTTTTTTAACAATGTCTGTTCCAAATGCAGCCTTCTCAACTTCTTCTGTAATTTCAACAGTGTTAATTACAATACCTGTGAATTTAGTAAAGCATCCATCATAATACCCTGCACTACGGAAATCTGTAGCCATTGATTTATCAACAGTCATTCTAATTGGAATCAGGTGATCAGCTTCATATTTAGCATCTTTTCCAAATCCATCAACCATTTGACCAATAGCATTCATTGTAACTACAAGATTTCCAGTAGGAACATCTTTAACAATCTCATCTGTAATTTTTTCTACAATTCCTTCTACTTCAAATTTAGCTTCCAGAACAGTGCTTTCATAATCTTTCGGCTCAATCTTATTAATAAATTTGGCATTAATTTTATTTGAAGATACTAATTTTCCATTAATCTTAAAGTCATTGTCAGTGAATGTACCATCTGTAATAGATACAATATCTGGTGATTCTCCTTCTGAACAATGTTCAATATCTTTTAGATTATTTTTGGCATCCATATACTGTTTGTAGAAGTAACTTTCTTCTGTTGTAAACTCTTTATTTTCATTTTTCTTATATTTATTTGCATAAAAATTAATCTCATGTTCACTATTATCAGCAGTTCTTAATACAATACTTCCTCCGATTGCATCTACACCTTTTTTTGTTTTAAATTCTTCAATATTATTTTTTACAAGTTTTCCTGTTACTGTTACTAAATTCTTTAATTCCTTCATGTGTTTTTCTCCTTAACAATTGTTTTTTTTAATTTTAATTTGTTTATGATAAACGCCCTCTCGGACGGAACATGGAATTAAATCTATAAGATAAATTCTATGTCAACAGTGATTTTTGAGTGCAAAATCTCAAGGGTATGCTGCTAACCACCCATATTTTATTTCTCTATTTAGTTTCAATTTATTTGGAAAATTCGATTCGATTGAATCTATGAGATTTATTTCTCCGATGAAATTTGGATTTCCTGTTATCTATCTCTTTCAGATAATGTAATTGTATCAATGTTGACTCCAAGCAATCTCTGTAATACCATTGGTGCTTCATCAATTAAAACTTTTTTACTTGTGAGTAATGATCCATTTTGAAATAATTCTTGCACTGTCATTGGTTCAGGAATAGATATCCCAATTCTTTTCGCAATATCTTTAACGACACCTACTCCTGTATAATCTGCACATACAACTGGATATTGTGTAACATGACTTCTATGTACTAAATACGTTGTCTTACCTTTTCCTCTTTCTAAATTACAAATTTCCATATTTAATTTCCTCCATTTATATATTCTTTTTTATTATCTTTATTCACAATTTAATTCTTGTCTACCAAATATATCAAACCCAGTACATATTTCATTTAGTTCAGATGTATGTTTCTCAAGATAATCCATAATATCTTTGATAGCATACATATCACCAATTCCAATTACACTTGTTAATTTCTCTTTTGGAATATAAATTTCATATTCGTTGCTGTCGAATTTAATAGGAATTATACCTACATACTCTTTACAAATTAGATTGACTACAATTTCTGATGCTGAAATATGAACTTCTACATCGTGCAACTTATCGTTTTTTAGGATTTTTGTAATATCTTCTACTACGTTAATCATTTATTCTCCCTCGCATGATAATTTATATTCTGGTAATTCTCTGCATACAATACCTATATTACCACTATTATGTTTCATCTTTTTACAAGTAAACGTTGCATCTAAAATTTCATTGTTCCATAGTAGATCATCAATTTCTTTTATGTTCTTTTCAATGTCTGATTTGTACATACACACATCAGATTTCATACATTGGTTGCATGGACTACAAGGTATAATCGCATCAACTAAGTGTCGATTATCTCCATTAAAAAGTGACTGTTTAATCATAACTCTTATTCTCCTAACATTTTCTTTATATCCAGTACATCAACTTTCTGATAATGATATTCACATGGCGATTCAATATAACTTTTATTCAGTTTATCGTTTACATCATTTACGCAAAATACTGTACATCTACTACCATGTCCACTACTATTGAAGTGAATTTCCGCTTTATTACATGTTTCTTCACCAGGTTCAAAATGATCTTTTCGACACTCAAAACACTTCACTGATGCTTTATATTTCTCATTCATCTCATCAACAAAATATTTTGCGGATTCTTCATCATATGTAATTCCATCTATTACTTCTCCGTATGAATGAGTGATTAGATAAGCAAATTCTTTTTCATTTTTAATCATATACTTCTCCCATAATCACCTTTGCTAACTTATCCCAATCCGAAGCATATTCTTCTTTTGATAGCTCATTTAATACTTCTCCCATTAGTAAATGTGATATACCAGATTCTCTCGCAGCTTCAATTGCTGTTTTACCGTTAGTAATTAATTCTACAAATTTTGCGATTTTAATATCTTTTATAATTTATCACCATCCTTTACAAATTCAAATTCTCCATTTGTATATGAATGTAACCTCCACCCTTTTACAGTTTCAAATCTATGAACATAATTTGGATGTCCATGTTTCTTTAGTATCTTTTTATTAATTCTCTTCTTTTTATGCCATCTACATGGAACAATTTTAGAGATTTTCATATCATATTTATCAGGAATCTTAAATTTATCAATATCAAAAGCTTTATATATCTTTTGATAATCAGTAGATTCAGATACATCAATGCAAAATGAACCATTATATTTATCTAATCGTGATGTATATTTTGTATTATATTCATACCTTAAATCACCATCTTGAATATTATTAATTTGCATAATCGGTTTATCACCATTCATTAAATACATTTCATTAATTTCTTTATTCAATTTTATTTCTCCTATGAAATTCAGAATTTATCATCTTCTACTTCCCCAAATAGTTTCTTTACTTTATCCATATTATAATCAAACATATTTTGTTTTACGCAAATGGTACATAAGTAAACAGGAGAATTAACTTCATCAATATGAGAACACATACAACAAGTATTGTTAATCGGCATTCTTGATTCAGGCGTTGGATATTTCTTTGACAATTTATCAAATTCTTCCAACTCTTTATTTCTCTCTTCGATCTTTTGTTTAATAATTCTTTCTCTTTGCTCATTGGTATATTTATCCAACTGTTGTAGCTGATATTTTTTAGCTTCTTCTTTAGTAAAGAAAATGCTTTTACCTAATTCAGATACCTTATATGTTTCTTGAACACACAAGCACCATTCCTGTTGTTTACCATATTGAACTCTACGGATCTTATATCTTACAATTCCTTGTACTGGAAAGATTAGATATACTGATTTACCAACAAGTTCTTCTATATCGGTAATTCCATTTTTAAGCAAATAATCATTACTATACATCTTATTTCTCCTTATGATATTCCTTGTCTAACCAATGAATACAATTTTCAATCGCAGCATCTTTATTACTGAACGTATATCCACTAGGACTACACCAAACTTCTGATTCATTAATCATAGTTCTATGAACAAAATATGGTGCAATTTCTTCAAGTGACATTGCTCTTAATCTATCTATATTTCTCATAATTTACCTCACATATTAGTTTCTATACCATGCCATTTCTTATGTTTATTCCAATTTCGAAATTCGAGATTGCCAAAATGGATTCTTACTTCTATATTTGCCATACTTATTTCCCATTTCCTATTTATTTTGAATGTGTAGGCAAGGAATTGAACCTTGCCATTCTATATTTCTCCATATAGAATCACACCATATCTACACTATTATTTCTCTGTTGCATCCACTACAGTTGTGCCTGCACCTTGTACAGTAACCCAACCATTCTTATAATGCGCTTCGGCTTCTTTCATTCTGATAAGCTCATCAGTAATGGAAGAACTCAATTCTTTATTCGCCTTTGCTTGTGCTTCCGCTGCAATTCTAGTCTTTTCAGCATTGGCTTCCGCTTTAATTTTTGTTTTCTCTGCATCAGCTTGCGCTTTTGTAATCTCAATATTTGCATCTGCTTCGGCTTGTAACTGCTCAGTCTGTTTCTGTACTTTTACTTTTTCCTGTTCAGCTTGAGCCTGTTGCTTTTCCTGTAATGCAGTAACACGATTATCAATTGCTTTTTTTAATTTCTTATCTGGGTGAACATCAATAATAGACGCATCAAGAACTTCGATGCCGTATTTTTGAGAAAAGTCTTTATTTAGATATTCTGTAATAGCTTCATTGAGTTGCGCACGATTACCAGAATAAATATCCATCATAGAATAATCTGTTGTAACCTCAGAAATTTTAGATTTAAGAACGGTTTTTACACGATTCTCTACAATATCTTCTCCGTCCATACCTTTAAATTTCTTATATGTATCAATTACTTGATCCTCAATATATCGGTATGTCATCTGGAAACTAATTGCAATACTTGCATCGTCAGAAGTCGCAACTTTAAATGAATCATCATCTTTACTACCTTCTCGACTATCTTTTGACAATACAAGAATTTCGTTACTTGTTGAAAATTCCTTAACTTTGTTCATTGGTGGAATAAAATGTGCGCCTGGTTTAAGAAGTTCATCTTTTACGCCATCCTTGTAGTTGTACGTAATCCCGACTTTACCAGTTGGAATTAAATCTACATGTGTTACTGTAAATCCTCCACCAATAATTGCTACCGCTGCTACTAAACCTACTACTAAATTCTTCATATTATTTATCACCTTTCTTCTTTCTTCATTTGATTTTTAATCTCTTTATAAACTTCTTTTTCAATATCAAAACTTTCATCTTGACGATTGATGTGCATTTCAATCTTATGAATTACTAACCAACCAATTGAAAATATGATAAGTGCGCCAATTGCAAATCCAATAGCACTTAACAAAAATATAACCCACATATATTTATCACCACCTTTCTAACATGTACATCACTTATTCATTGTCAAAATCTTCTCAAAAATATTATGAGTTGCTACAAATTTCGATGCTAATACATCTGGTAATTTTGTTGATTCCATTCTCTTTAATGTATTCTTCATTCTATACGCAAGTTCTTTCATGTTATCTAACAAGCGTTCCATTTCAGTAATATCTTTTGTTGCCAATGCACCAAGAAAAGCATCTTGTAATAGCATCACATCTTCATTTAATACATTAAATTCATCATCTTTAAGTAACTCACAATTATCTAATTTTTTAGCAAGAATCTCAAAATCTTTATTTATACCCATGATATTCTCCCGTTTTTTAATTTTCATGAAACAAAGTTTAACTATTGTTTTTAATTGCTTCTAAAATTTTTTCTGATATTATTTTTGATTTTTTCATAAATATACTCCATCCTTCATAACTTCCGATACAACTATTACAATGCCAATCATTATCTTGTTCAAAATCAAATCTGCAATTTCCACAATATACATAATTTAATTCGTCATAAATTATTTGTGCAATTTTATTTTTAAGCATAATCTTCCTCTTCAAACTCAATTTCGCCTGATTCATAATCTTTAGAAACTACAACATAGTATTCTTTGTCACCATCAAACCGATAAATATGTACTAAAGTATTGCCTGAACCAGTGAAGTAATAATACTCATCTTTATTTTCTCTAAAATATTCAATTCCTTGCTGAATCCAGTTATTAATTTCTCCATCTGAAATTTCGATAGCTTTAAAATCTTTACTTGCTACAGTAAAATGAGTTGGATATTTTACATTTGACGCACAAATATCAATAGCATCATCGTCAAATTCTTCAATATTCATCTCATAATTACAGCATGGACATGTTACATGTAACAGTCCTAAGTATCCTATATGAGTATCTTGCCTTGATACTTCAAGAACTGATCCGCAATTTTCACATTCCAAATTTACTTTTTCTATTCTTGGGTTAGGTCTAATTGCTTGTGGTAACTGATGTGGATTTCTTGATTGATTTTTATAATTATTTTGAATTACTTTCATTCTCTGTTCCTCCATTTACTCCGTAATCTAAAATAAAACAATCATTCATTAACCTCTCACTAATGTATTTTCCATAAGACAATCGAAATAATTGATCCCCATATGGCTCTTTAACAGGATATGTTTCATGCTCCCATCCATTAATCTTATTTCTTATAATAATATCTGGATAATCCTGTAAATACATTCGTCCAATCCATTCTGGTAAACAACTGCCCCAAGGGTAAATTGTCACAAATTTAATTTTTGCTTCATTAAGCCATTGTCTAATTCTAATGTCGCTATCTACAAAAATAACATCTACTTTACCTATATTCTCTTTTATATATTGAATAAAATTATTTGGAAAATCTGGATTATCGACACTGATAATTTGTTGTTTGAATTGATTTAGATGCCCTTCTACAGACATAAGATGTAGACTTGATTCCCACCGTTCGCGTTCTTTTTTAATTTCTTCTTCGTTTGGTAATCGCTTTATTATCTTAAAATCATAAATATTTACATCCAATATATCATAATCTTTCATATGTTCACTTGCGTATGTCTTACCGCAGCATATATAAGCACTGATAATTAACGTATTTTTCATATTATATTCCTCTCCATGAAATGAAAATTTCAGACCCATTCATGCTCTCTTGATTCTGTCCATTTCTTAAAATCATCAATTGTAAACTCTTCTGATTTAATATCATCACGCAATAATACAGTATAATGAGGTACATCTTCGTTTAAATTCTGGTCAAGGAAATCATTGATTACAGCAAATGAATTATAAATACCTAATTTATATGCTTTCTTTTCGGATTCTGTCATACCAGTACAAACATTTACCTCTGTATCTTCTAATACTTTCTTATATGTATTAATACTTTCTACTATCATCATAACTTCGTTTTCTTTTGTGTTTGTTCTATTCGATTTCATATAACGCATCCCCCAACTTCTCAATTTCTTCTCTCAGCTCATCATTCTGCAAATCAAGAGCATTATTTTCATTTTGCAAATCTTCGTTTTCTTTTTCTAAATCATAAACTTTATCTAACAATTCCTGATATTCTTCATCGCTATGTATCGGTGTTAGCTTCTCAATCTCATCCGCCAAATCCGAATTGTAATAACTTCTTACAAGACAAGCAGCATCTTGAAGATCATTAACTTCTTCCCAATTACCTTCAATCAGAATCATTTCATTTCTCCTTTAGACGACATATAAATAAACTGATTTTTAAATTCTTTGACCTCATCAGATGTTTTAAAAAATGGCTGTAAAATTTCATTTATTTCTTCTTCGTGTTCTACACACCAATTATCAAATGAATCATCTATAATTTTTAATTCTGTTCGTTTACCTCTCATACATCATTCACGCCACAATATTAATTCATCAAACTCAATTGAATACTTTGGAATATAGTTAATACCATAAGATTTCATATAATCTTCAATAGCATGTACACAATTTCTTCCAAACTTTTCTGCATTATTTCCATCCATAATCGCATGATATAGTAATTCTTCATAGTTTTTAATATGTTTATAATTTTTATAACTATAATCAGGGACTAAAATAAAACTTCTTATCTCTGGTGGAATCCCCATTTGAAAACCCTCTATATGTTGGAACGTAGGTTTCCCATTAATAGTAAATTCATTCTTTTCGTTCATAAAATATTTCGTCTGAGAATTATCATAAAAACATAAAGATACTTTAATTCCACGTTTTATATAATCCATATATCACTTCTCCATTTCATTAAGCAATTTCTCACAACGTTTGATATGATATATTAGTTTTCTATTTGTTCCTTTACTCATGTTTCCATAATGGAAACATCTATTATATCCAAGAATATCTTCTGCTAATTCCTTTGAATATTCTACAAATTGCTTTGTAACTTTAACATTATTCATCCATATACCACCTTATATGTGTCTTTTAAGGCATAGTTTGGTCAAAAATACACCTTAAAATACGTAATTTTTACGATGAAAGGGAACTTTTATCTGCTTTAAATTTCTCCCTTTGCTCCACAATTATCAGCAATAGTCCAATCGTCACATGCCATGTTTTCAATAGTATATGTAATATCTTCTGAATCCCTGATGTTAATAATTTTCCCGTCATAACAATGCATCATAACTTCATTGCCATCCAGTTCCCACCAACCTGTCCAATGTTTTCTTTTAATCTTGTGTCCTCTTTTAAGTGAAAATAATGCGCTTGCAAAATTCATAGTCTACTTACCTCCCAATTTTTGCTAAAAATTTTAACCATAGTTTCTGATACCATAACACATGTAAATCATATCCCATAAGCTCAAGAAACTCTTCTGGATGATTTTGATAATATAAGATTCGGTTTCTATCTATTTCTTCACTATTAGATGGTGTTGTAGTTTCCCATTCTCCAAATTTAATTCTCATGGAATTACTACGTTTACTATCTTTTGATTCTATATTCTCTAATTTACTTCCATTTTTGAATTTAATTTCTATCGTAGATTACCTCTCAATCTTTTCTAAACATACTGCGTAGTCAACTTTTCGTGAAATTTCATTGAATACTACATCCTCAGATACTTTGCTAACATACCAAAAATAAGGACTAATACCTTCGTTCATTTTTTCCGCTAATTTATTCCTTCTCATCTGATGTTCATACGCTATATCACCATATTTAAGTTTTTCTGAATCCCATCTAGCATTTGCTGTTTTTATTCTTAATGCTAAATGTAATTCATCTTCTTCTATATATTCTCTAACTACTGAAAGCATTTTATGAATGTTTTCTTCTAACACTGGATCACCAATAAAATCTACTGGATACACGACAATGATGTTGATATATGGCGGTTCCATACTGGCAACTTCTTTCACACAAAAATTTTTGTCATCTAAAAATATTATTTTTCTCACCTCCTTCCACGCCTTGAAAAAATAATTTCATCTTTAATTTTTACCTATTTTAGATCATTTTCTTTAATAGGTTTACCATTCTGTCCAGTAAGCTAAATCATTTTCACAAAGTTCTTGATATTCTTGGTCTGAATAAAATCCATATAAGCAATCATCTGAACAAAAATATTCTTCTCCATCATTGATTACATATCCACTATTCATAACTTCTCCACAACTTGTACAAATTCTTGTGTCATCATTATCAACGGTTTCTTTTGTTGATTTATATTTTTGATATATCTTTCGATATATTGGAGTTACAATTTTGTATCCATTAGTATTCAGATTTGTTTTTAATAAATTATCATGATATTCTCTTATTTTCGATGCACACTGTAAATTCTCATTTCTTCGATACAATCCATACCTTTCTATTTCATCACGATATGATGTATATGTAATATATTTTTGTTTAGGAGAATTCATTGACTTATAATTTAAAGACATAAAATAATCAATCAGCTCTTTGCATTCTTTATATGGAGCAATGAATATTTTATCATTGAAAATAGATTTAATATATTTATATCCAGAAGATATAGGATCTTTTACTTTTTTTGTTCTTTCATTTTGAAACTGTTCATAATCTTTTGAGATTATACTCATATGTTTTGACGTTCCATATAAATCATCCGCACATAAGCCACTAAGCACATATTTTTCTTTTATATATTTTTTTGCATATATAAATGGATGAATGCATTGAACAGCAGATTTTTTGTATGTATGAAACCGATTTACAATATATTCAACATCACTAATTAATGTATTTATCTCTTGTTTAATAGGAATTTCAATTAGACTTAATCCAAACAAGTTAGCAATTCTTCTAGCACTTTTTATATCACTCGATTCATATGTTTCTAAATAAAATGTATATAGCGTTGGGTTTACTCCAATGTCTAAACAAGATAATAATATTGACAGACTGTCCAATCCACCACTGAATAAAATAGCTACAGAATTTTTATCTTTTATCTTATTTTCCAAAAAATCATTCATTATTTTTCGCATTTATTATATCTCCAAATAAATTTTTATATATTGCTTTTACAATAGTTATTGGTATTGTTCTCCCTGCTCGTTCATATAATTTTGTCTCAGGTATTTTTGCAATATCTTCAACTAAATTAAAATATTTATCATTCAGTAATTGTAATCTCCAACATTCTTTTGGAGTTAATTTCCTCACTGAACCATCTTTTTCCAGTATATGCTGGTAGCAAGTTGTTGTAAGAGTTTGAGCCACCCCATGTCCCACTCTACCTCTTCGTGTTTTACTATTATAATGAGCAACATTAATACTATCTCCAATTGTTGCTTCTGTGTATCCTTTCTTTGTTGCTTCTCTTACTTTAACTATTGGATTTCCATTATCGTCAAATTTCAAATCAGTTATTAATCCATTATACGTATTAGTTATATCCACATAATATTTTTGATTAACTTTATCTTTTTCTAATATATCAAGTAATGATAATTTCAAAGGAATTTCGTTTGGAATTAAAAAATTACCATCATCATCTAAAATTGAAACCATAATTACTCTTTCACGATTTTGTGGAATTCCATATTTCTTTGCGTTGAATATCTTCCAATAATTTTTATAACCATATGAAGATAATGTATCGCACCATTCGTTGAAAATGTCTATATGAGCTTTACTGACTATATTTTTTACATTCTCCATAATTAAATATTTTGGTCTTTTGTATTTGATAAGTGGTTCACAATTCCAGACTAATGATGATTGTGTTCCACTATCTCTCTCAAAACCTAATTGTTGCCCTTCATTGGTAATATTTTTACATGGAAATGAATATGTAAATAAATCAATATCAGGAAGATCATTTGTATTTATATTGCGAATATCTCCATAGTTTTTTATATTTTTACACGAATTATATAATTTTAAAATTTCTTCATGGGACTTTGGAAGTTCAGATTTGCCAGTAGAAAAATTATAAGCAACATTTATTGTTTTTAGATATGTAATCATTTCATCATCGGACAATACATCATTTGATATGTTTATAGATTCATTATGAATTGCGTCATATGATAATATTGCATATTTATCAACTTCACTTGTACCAACAAGATGATAACTTATCCCCATTTCTTTGAGGGCAATTGTAAATATGCCAATTCCTGAAAATCCTTCAAATACATTTAGCATATATGCACCCCCTATTTAATTGCAATATATCCCACAAAATTCATCCAACGCCAAAATACATCTACTTGTCTGAATCCTGCTTGATGTAATAACTCAACATTCCATTTATTCGTACATGGAACTAGAACACCCTCTAGTGATAATTTTTTTCTGTCTATTTGTTCTTGTGAATACCCATTTAATTTCTTTAGTCCATAATAATTCTCAACGAACATGTTATTTAATGATGATGTTTCTCCTAATACTTTCTCCACCATCAAAAATATCCCATCATGATTTAATGATTTATATACATTCGCCAAAATATCTTGCCTATATTCAATAGGAGTAAACTGAATACATAATGTAGATGTGATTATATCGAAATATTCTCGTGGGAATTCATTTCTTAAATCCATATTTAAAATAGATACTCTTCCATTTTGTATTTCTTTATCAAATCTTATACGTGCTTTATCAAGCATCGGCTCAGATACATCAATTCCAATATAATGTCCATGATTATATTTCGATAAGAAATCAGCAATTTGCAATCCATCTGAGCATCCGATATCTAATACTGAAAATGGTTGTGAACAATTTGATAATTCATTTTCTGAATATCTTTGTAATATTTTATTGATTCTAATAGATGCCAAATCAAGAATAGATTTACGCATTAAGTTGTACTGTGGAATTGATCTTGAAAGCATATCTTCAAAACATTCTGCTACATTTTCATCAAATTCCCACTTATTATCTGGTAAAATATTGTCTTTGGTTTCTATAACACAACATCTCCCTTCTTACGATGTATTAAATTGTAAGTTTTTGAAAAACGCCTTGAATTAAGGCATAAGAAATAATAGAAATTTTAAATATAATATTAACTACGATGAAAGAAATATTTTATGTTACTTTTTGTCTTTAAATCTTGCATAAGCATCACTTACGATTTTATTAAAATATAAATGTTGTTCTATTTCTTTATAAATGCTTTGCGTAATATGATTCTCGGTTTTCTTTACCATATAATCTTCCACTGTTTTAAAATTATTCATCAATTTTTCTTTGTCTGATAATTTGTTATTCTGTTTCTTCTTTCTCTTCATATTTAACCTATAGCATCTCCGCAACTTTCTTTGCAAAAATATCTTTGATATTCTTATCAATTACATCACAAATAACTTTCTCCGTTGCTTCTTTTACATATGTGTCTAATGTTTTATCTTTAATTTTTCGATTTGGATTCCATCTATCTGCTGATACTAATGCTCCAATTCTTTTAGTGACAATCTTTTCAATTTCATCATCAAGATTCCCCACAATTACATCTTCGATATACTTGTCCATTGCAAGTTTAACTTTCTGCTCAAGTTCTTCACTATCAACTTGCAGATTTAAAATTAATTTTGGTTCTGATTTCTTCATAATTCTTTAATCTCCTTTAAATTTTTCTTAACTTCACATTTACTTATGCTGTTTAATTTCTTTCATTTTTTCACCACCCTAAATATTGAAACCATTTTGCAAATAACATTAATCCTTCTTGAATCTTATCATTCAGATCCTTGCATTTATCTCTCCAATCGGAATCCTTAAAATTTATAGACATATATATCTCATAATCATTAGCAATTTGCTCAAAAGACCAAATCATTTTATCTAATGCTTCATCCCATTTCTCTTCTGTTTCCATTCCTTCTCTTCCTGGATAACCGTTATTTAATTTCTTGAATAATTTTAATCTTGGGAGAACATATTTTGCAATATTACAATCCAAATCCAATGTTTCTTTTGGATTTACATACAATCCTTGTTTCTTTAGCCATTTCTTACGTGTTCTTTTATTCATAAAACATCACCCATCATAATATTCCAATTAAAATCCACCATGTAAAAATAATTTGGATAACATGAATTATCTGGTCTTGAACCAAATTAATTTTCTTTTCATTAGCTTTCAAATTGTCTACAAACATATGTATCATTAAATTAACAATTAACAATACAGGTTTCCATATTCCACCAGCTACCATAAGAGCAATTGTTGGTGGTAACATAATCATAAATGACCAACTAAAGCTATGCATAAATAACGCTGTTAGGTAATCATATTTATATAATTTCTCTGGTGCGTTCTTTTCCCACCATGATTTTTGTTTAGCAGATGCTAACCCTCCTTGTAAATAATAATCATCTACAATATGGCAGAAAATCATAGTAAATAAGATAAATATTTTATATGCAATATTCATATTTTACCTCCATGAAATCGAGATTTTAAGTTACATATCATCTATTTCTTTATCTATTGTAATTTGAATCTTAATAGCAGGTTTAGTTGTTTCTGCGACACCATAACCAGTTGTTACATTATCATAGCTTGCATGAACGCATTCTGTATCAATATCAAATTTATCTGCTACAATTTTTACAATATCATTTTCGTTTAATTCATAGATTGTTTTCATATCTCATCTTCTCCTTTTTGTTGAATTGAATAATCATATCGCCAGGCTACAATATCTATATCGCTGCGCCACCCATCACATCCATCAGCGTCTAGCACATAAGCATAATAACAATATCCTGTCCATTGATGGTATTTAAATTCTCTACCATCTTTGTCTTTTACAATAATCCATTTATTCTCTTCTGGGTAATCTTCTCGATCATGCCACTTTAATCTGATTATTTTTGTACTCAATATTTCCAATTTCAAATTCTCCTTCACTTGTAAGAACTATAGCATTTGTACTTTCAAGGATAATCGTAGGTAATTTATCCAATGTTTTCCATAACTCTAATAACGTCATTTGCTCACCTATAATTTCTTCCATAATTCTTTTGATCTAGTATCTTCTTTCAAACAATCATATTTCGCCATTCCAATAGATTCATGTTCCAAAACTCTCCAAATTGCTTTAAAAATGTTTCTTTCACAAGAAGTAATATTTCCTGCTTCAACTGAAAATCTTAATCCTTCTTTAAAATCAAACCACATAGTAGCTTCAATTTTTGTTCTTGCCTTACAATCACCTCTCCATGCAAGAGGAGAAGTCGCTTCTTTATAAAACAATACCTTTTTATATGTCTTCATATTAGCTACAATCCCCTAACGCTTTAATTACTCTTTGTGCCTGTTTCTCTAACTCAACTTCTGCTTTTGCCTTGATATATTCTTCTACTGAATCAACATCTACTTCAATGTCAATTACATCATTTTCATATGGCTCACCAGTTAATTCTTCTCCATATATAATTTCTTCAAATGGGATAACATAATACTCACCTGTTTCACCATCTGTGCAGCTAAATGTCAATTCAGTATCATCATCATATCCGATTTCTTGCAATTTTCTTATAAGTTCTGTAACCCTCATTTACTATCTCCATCTTTCTTTATACCTATATTCACTATTTTATAAATGAATTTTGTGAATATTCTTTTGTTCTTTCGTTTCTTATGTCTTTCTCGAAAAATGTCAAATATGCAAAGAAAAAATGAGAATCCTCCCATAAGAATTAGACCAATAACACAATGCATCCCTCTTTCAAAATAATTCTCATCATATGGGTTTCCTCTCATATCGTGTATACACACAAGCATTAACGATAATATCCCCATGAATAACCATATGACTGCAATTATGATGTACGCTTTACTCCCAAACGTTATTCTCCCCTCCTTTGAAACGTTTGTTTCATGTGATGCTAGACCATCACTTTATCATTGATTTCTTTAATTTTAGTTCTCATATAATATCTCAAATCTTCTCTAAGTTCACGATTGCACATAATCTGTTTAATATCGTTTGAAAATTCAGTAACCATTTTATTAACAATCTTATCTGCCATTTCTTCTTCTAATCGTGATATAATTTTCTCTTTTACTTTTTCAATATCAATTTTTTCATAACATTCCTTAAGGATTTCGTATGGAACTTCATACCTATTATCGTAACTAATTTTAATAAGATCATGTTTTGAAATGTCATTGATAATCTTTTTCTGGATTAAATCATTAAATTTTTCTTCAAAATTTACCATTTTGTATTCTCCAAACTATTTAAAAATTGTTTCATCCATAAATTCTTTTCTTCTACTCTCTTTAATTCTTCTTGCCATTTTTCATACCTTCTTTTAACTTGTTTATCTGCATTATCTCTTAAAATATCAATACATTTCTTAATTGTATCATCAGAAGTATCTAATTCCTTATTTATATCTTTTTCACACCATTCATATAAAGCTGTATTCAATGACATATCAATTTGTTCTAAACAAAATTTCTTTAGATTTTCATGTTCTGGTGTTGGTGGAATCCATTTTTCAACTTCTTCTCGTACTTTTAGGTACTTTTTATCTTCATCTTTATATCCTTCAAGTATTTTTGCTGCCCTGCCCTTATTATCATCATATTTAGATATTATATCTTCTTTTACTTCTTCAAGAGTCATGCTATATGCTTTTTCTCTTGATGCTAAAGAATCTTTATATGCTTTTTCATAATAAGGATGTGGCTCAAAATGATTTGGTGTTGGAACATCTAAAGATTCATCTTTTAAGTCAACGGCAATTCCAAATGCTCTGGTACATAGTTTCAAAAACTCTTTACCAGATGTTATTTTCCCATCCTTAATATAAGACGTATATCCTGTTGGCATTATTTATCCTCACTTTTCCAATTCTTTAATACTAAACCAGTCAATATTAAAATAACCTTGCACTTTATACATATAAACAACTACAGGATATTCATTCTCTTCTGGTTTATTTTTAATTTCGTATTTATCAGTCAATGGATTATTAATCTCATGCTCATCAGAGTACTTATCATTAGGATCTTCTAATGTATATGGAACTTCAAATGTGTCCATCCAAGAACTCACACTATCAAATAATGAAGCGTCTGTTTGGAATTGCTCACCGCCAAATATGGCATCTTCACTTTTCCATTGATACATTTCTTTTGCAAAGTTAAGATAATCCTCATAGTTAGTACATAAACTCCACCATGTATTAGTGAATCTTTTAGATTTGTGTACTATTACTCTCACCTCTATTCAATTGTATTTTTATGGAATTTTGAGCAGAAATGCTCTTAGAAAAATTACATATTATCTAAAGCTTCAACAAATTCGTTACCACAATCACAAAATGTATAAATCATAGATTTCATAAGTCCCCAAGACATTTCTGAGTGACCTTGATTTTTCATTACTTTAATACCTGCGACAATAGAATTATCCTTAACAGTTTTAATAATATCTAAACATTGACCTAACTCCATTCCCTTGTACATATCACTTAATCTAATAGGTACACATCTATCCCATTCGTCCCATTTGTCTTGTGATAAAACTTTATGTCATTCTTTAATCCAATATTTTGTTAGTTCTGGAATTTTCTTTTTATGTTCTTCTTCTCTTCTGATGAAATCTTGTCTCCTTTTTTCTTGTTCATCTTTAAATTCTTTAAATGTTTTACCAATACATTTAATATATGCTTCATCTACTGTCATATCAGAACTTAAAATATTACCATTAAAAGTTCCCCAATAATCCTTACCAGTTTTATATGACAACTGGTGTAAGTATTTAACAGCTTCTTCAATTGTCATTCCGTAATTAAAATCTACATCAATATACTTTTTCATATAAATTCCTCCATTTTATGAGTTGAAAGTTTACTTTCAACTAATCATTTTCTTCGACAAACTCACAATTAAGCATTCTTACGGACGCTAACATTGCGGTAAGATCTTCCGCACTTTCAATCTCGATATTATTTCCTCTACCAAATTCATCAAACATTACAAGCTCAGAATTTTTAATAATCCCATAGAAAATATTATCTTCATCAGAATCATCTTCCAATATATCGGATATATTATCTTCTAAGTCTTGTATAAAATCGTACATAGGAATATTGTTGCTTTTATACTCAATAACAACTCTTGAAGTCATCCCATCAGCAGCAAACAAAAGTTCATATTTACATTTGTGGTATCCGTTTACATAAATTCCACGACTAATATAATTTTCAATTTCTGTCGGAAGATTTTTTGTGCTTTCCTCTATATCATACATTACAAAATAATCAATTACTTCTTTTTCTTTATGATTTTCTGTTAAAATCAAATGCCTCTCTTCTTGAATGCTTTTACATGTATTTTTGTACATATCAAAATACGATGTATTATTTTCATCATGATCTTTCTTAAAAAATGATTTATACACATCATCATTTACATAATATCTACCAATACATTCTCCATAACTATCTGGAATTACTTTACCATTAAGTTCTAAACCAATTTTATTTGAAAGTAATCCAAATCCCATACCTTCTAAATCTTCTCTTGCAATTGCAGTTAGTTTCACTTATCTTTTACCTCTCAATCTATTTTATTTCTTTTAATATCTTCTCTGTTACATGATATCTCTCAATTAAATCAATATTACATTGAGTTTCATCATTTATATCATTTAAAGAGCCTTTACAATATGGTGTAAGAAGTTTATTCAACGCAAGTATAATAATTTTCTGATTCTCAAATAGTTCTTTTCCATAGTTCATTACTTATTTCTTCCTGTAATCTCATCTAAACACCAATTCCATCCGCATTTAAAACTTGGAAGTCTATCTTCCCATTTGTACGTTTCTGTAATTTCTTTTCGATCTGGTAACTTTCTTAACGGACATAATTCAGGAATTGTAGAGTGTTCTTTCTTTTTTAGAGAATTAATATATTTATCCAATGATTGACAATAATATCCCCTCATTTCTATGTATTCTGAAAACGGACATTCATCACATGAATTAGGTTCTTCTATAAGCAACATAACTTTACTCATTCTTACTTCCTCCTATGATTTCTCTTAAACAATCATTCCAACCTTTAACATTTCCATTATATATTTCTCCCCATTTTTTCTTACTAGGCAATTCTTTCAATGGACACCAATTAGGACGACTATTATTTTCTCCTACATTATTACATATTTCCTTTTTATTGTAATAACAAGATATTGAACCATCCATATCTAAAACACGTAAATCACAGTCAAGACATTTATCTGGTGTTTCAATTACCAATATTGCTTTCCCCATTATTTATTCTCCCACAATTTTCTCTAAACATCTATTCCAACCGTCACGATACCCAGTATAATATTCGTCATACGGATCATCAAAATCATCCTTCTCCAGCAGTGGCTTCAAAGGACACCACTCAGGTTTACCTTGGCAATATCCATCTTCACATTCAATTTGTTTCATCAATCCGTTATCTTTATCATCATCCATTACAGAGCAATATGCTTCAATTCCTTCATCTAATTCATAACAGAATCTACAATCTAAGCAAGTTTCTGGCGTATCAATCACTAATACCGATTTTCGCATTTAAGCACCTCTTCTTTTAGTTCCTGCGCTATAATATTTATATCAATCATGTTGCATGTGGTATTGATTTCAAACCTTTCTCTAATTCGTTCCGCAAACTTATCAATAATTTCATTTTTGATTTTTTCATCATGATTTCGCATCCATCCACTACCTTGTAAGAAAGAAATGCAGATTTCGTTATTCAGTTTCATTCGCTTCACCTTTCTACACATACCACGCCCAAATCGGATTAACATTCATTTTTGGTGCGTTGCATTTTTTCCTAATTCTTTTATGCTTTTTAGCATTTTTCTCGATATAGCCGCCTCGTATTTTAATTCCTCTTTTTATATCTCTGTAGGCTTCCATTATTGGACTGTATGCCTGTTCAACAATATATCCGCATCTTTCACACGATCCGTGGCGTTCAACTATTCCAAAATAATACTCTGAGAAACTAATATATTCATAATCATTTGATCCGCAAATAGGACAGTTCATTCAGCTCTCCCCATCCTTCACGATTTTGATTGCAACTTCAAACGCATCAGTTTCACCCTCGAAATACTCCGATGCTTTCTGTAATGCAGCAGTTCTTGTCTTTTTTGTTTTCAACTGCTCTACAACCTTGTCTACATCAAAAGCTGTCGGCTGTTCTTGAACAGTTGTAATTGCAAGATGTGTAAATAAATCCATCGGAGAAACATCATTTTCCGCAGCTTTCTGCTTTTCTTTATCCCAATACCATTTTCTCATTTCTTGAATTAATTTATTAGAATCAATCAGTCTCATTCTTTATTTCTCCCAATTAATACGCAACCACTAAGTAACATCACAAACAACAATTCTACAATCACTGTAAATCCATCCATTTATTCTTCTCCATACATACAAATTTCACACATATATTTACATTTTCCACAATGAGAATCATACCATTTGTTAAATTCCTCTGTTTTTATTTCATGTGTAATATTTGTTTTTAGCCAATATTCCTCATACTTAAATCCGCATATATCATGCATGTCCATATTATATAAATTCTTATTCATATTTTTACCTTATCTAATTACCTTGTTTCTTCTAAACCTAATTCTCTTTGCTTCTCTGCAATTCTTAATGGAATATATAATTTATTGTACTCTTTCCTACATACATCACAATCACCATATCCATGTCCCCAACACCAATCACAGAACTTATCAAATTGCTTCTTTAATGCATCAGAAGAATCTGTATTTGCAAATCCTTTCCCGATGATTTTTGTTACAAAACTTATGTCACTCACCCTTTCCTCACAAATGAAAGACGCATTTTATTCTCCTACATTAATCAACTTATCTATATATTCTCTACCTTCACCTTTAAAAATTGGAATTTCTTTATCAATAATCCAAGCATTCTCAGATTCAGAACTATCTCTTAACTGTGTGATTTCTGTTGTCCCGTCTGTCGAAATAACAATATTATTTCTAACACAACAACTTCCCCTCTTCTGATGAGTAGGTAAATCATTCCAGTTAATTCCTTTATCAATTAACATATCTTGAATCTGATTGCACGATTTATTTTGAAGTTCTTTATGAGAAAAATTAGCTTGACCTACCATTTGAATTGAATTACGAGAAGCGTCTAATTGTCGCCAGTAGATAAGATTTGTTACTTCTTCTTTCGGAATATTAAAACAACGTGCATCAAACATTGCGCCTTTTTCAACAGCTTTAGAATATGTTTCGCACATTTCATATTCTGGTGTACCTTTGCCATACCAACCATTAGTTTCATATTCTATCGCATAATATTGTTCAAGGTTTTCAACATTTTTTTTAAAGAATTTGTTAAACGCCATTGTAGCCATACTCGCTGCGATACTGCACATTTTCTGAACTTCATAATCAAACCATGCAGAAGAATTTAATTTCTTATAGTCAATCAGAATCAATGTAATCTCATCAGACTGAGTATATCCTAATACACATCCTTGGATATTTTCACAAAGATATTTCATTGTTTTCTGCATAGATTCAATTAAGACTTCATCAAATGGTTTATTAAATCCTCTTGTAAATGTATGAAATGCTTTACCATCAATTCTGATTGCAACTGGACAGCGGCGTATAAGTTTTGTTTTTGGAATTTCCTCATAAAAAGTTTTCATTCTAGTTCCTAAATCATCTCTTGTTGGCATAAAATTCTCCTTTCTTTCAAATGAAACAAAAAGTCATCACTAAATTATAAAGAATAATCTCCATATTAACGGATGTTTCTTTATTCTCTTAATCAATCCATACGCACAGAAATAATTTACATTCTCCCAGTTACCTGTATCAATGACATAATCTCCATCTGGAATTAATAAATCTTGCATAATAATTGAGAAATCATATCCGTTAATAGATCCAAATAAGTCATCTTTACCAAACTTCTTTTCTATTTCTTTCAATCGTTGTTCTACTTTATGTAACTCTTTCATATATTAATCCTCCATGAAAACAACATTTCAGTCAATGTAAATATAATTATCGCTTCTAAAATAAACATTTGGATACATTGCTACAACCAGATTTCTAATTGCAACAAATAGATTCCCTCTATCGTCATACAATTCTAACTCACCCGTTTCTTTATTTTTCTTATATACACTCAATTCTCCATCAGAATTTTTCTGTATATAAAAATCTTCATCTTCGTCTAGTGCGAATTTCATATGAAGTGTTTCACATAATATCTCTAACGCTTTAGTAGAAGTAACTTCATATTCAAAATTAATTTTCATATCTGTCTCTCCTCGTATTAAATATATTGATATATTTTTGGCACTTATAATCTTTTCTGCACCCTTTTAGATATAATTCACACCACCAACACATTGCGGGTACAAATCCAATTCTTTCGGCTTTTGATTTTGCTTCTTTCATTGTATTTCTATTCCTTGCTTTAACTGTTTCACTCATCTTATTCTCCATAAATAATTTCAGTTGTGAAATTCAAGTACTTCTTTTGGACAATAAATAATTCTCTTTCCTGCTTTTTGAGCTTTACGAATGGTAGACCAAACACCACCAGACTTATTACCATCCCAAATTGCTAACAAAACATCACACTTATCAACTATGTATTGATCTCTTACGTTATCACAGCCTTTATAAAATTTATCTGACAATTCAACCCATTCACTTGCTTTCAATTTTAAAAATTTATAATATTTGTGTGATGAATTATAGTCTTTACAAGGAAGAATACAGTGTAATTTAATACTGTTTATGTAATGCATTGATACTCCTGCAATAGCAAATGCAATATCACTTCCAGAAGCCATCCCCGTATATAAATCAAGTGGTTCGTTATTATCTTCACAAGTCTTTATAAATTTACTCAATTCATCTATAATCCAATGCTGAATTGGAATCCATTTTTCATCTATTTCATCTTCTGGTAAACCTAATCTTTGATTTCTATGCCCTGTTATTCCAATTTTCATTTTATCCTCCTCAATATCTATCCACGATTTTTCTTGTAATCTTGTACTAAATTGCCACAACATAATGGTAATTCTGCTTTGGCAGCTACATCTACAATAACTTTCAAACCACAACTTTCAACTTTTTCTTTAATCTTGTTCATATTTTCCCAATTCCACTGAATTGCATCTTCAAGACCATGTTCTTTTGTAGCAGTTGTTGTATTAAGCGGAGTAATCTTTACACAAAATACACTAGGATCAAGCCCGTATAATTTGTCTGGATTAAGTTCCCAACCTGTTCCACAAATAAAATTAAGAGTAATAAGCCTATTGTTGTTTGGCATATTATTAAATTCTCTTTTCATTTCTTCGATTGTCACAACATCTGCACCACCGAATAAATATTTTCTCTCATCTTCATTTGTGCTATTCGTAGAAATCTGAATATGCATGAATCCGTTAAGATATTCTTTAACAGACATAACCTCTTCTTTTAATACATCAACTGGACTTTTACCAAATACTTTTACTTTCGGAAGAATCGTATTATAGCAAGGTAAAAATGTAAAACCTTCACGATATGTTTTCATATCTTTCATAACCTGTAAAATATTCTTCCAGTTATATTGTGGTTCTCCCATACGTGCAAAACCAACTTTAATTTTATTACTTTTTGTGACATACGAATGCTGATTAAATACAAATTCAAGTTGCTCCCACATCTCTTCTGCTGATAAATTCCCATGAAACCCTAACTCTGGAACTAAACAGAATTGACATTTCTGAGGACATCCATACTGAGTACTAATTGCAGTAAGCCATTTATCTTCAAAAGGCACAAGATTTTTCTTAATTAATTCTACATCATCAGTCATAATGACTTCTTGAGATTTGCCTTTTGTATTTACATCCTGCATAGATGTTGTTTCAATATAAAAATCTTTTTCTTTGTTATAAAGCACATAAACACTACCACTTGGATATGTATACTCTTTTACCAATTCAAAATGCTTCATTTAATTATTCTCCTTTACCCACAGTATTGTTCAATTTCTTCATATTTCTTCATCCATACTTTTCTATCATCTTCTGTATAGCCAAAGAAATATGGATAAAGTTGATTGTTTGTTGTGAAATAATAATGATGATATTCTCCATCTGGTAAGAACATAACACCAGGAATATCAATAGAATCTTTAATTTTTAAGAAATTTTGATATGCTTTTTTATTACCAAACATTTGTCTGAATGTAATTTGTTGAACTCCGATACTACGCATTTTACTTATGTATTGCAAGCAATCTTCTTTAGTCATTCTCTCATTAAGCACATTAATAACTCTTACTCTTGTAGTCTCTTCTATTTCAGGTAATTTCATTTTCAGTTTTTCTACAGCATGAGAATCATTTGACTCAATGCTCAATGCAATTTTTCTAAATTTCTTAATTAAGTTCTTATCATCTGGTAAAATTCTTGTATGTATATCTAGTTTTTTATTATATTTTTTCGCAAGTTCATACACCTTATCATAAAAATCAAGATTATCTTTCCAATTATAAAATGGATCTCCACCACCAGATAAATTAACCGTAGGAGCATTTGATTCAGAAACACACTTTTCCAAATATTCCCAGTCAATTTTACTCTTATCTGTAATTGCATTTTGCAAAATTGGATGATGTTTTGTAATACAATATTTGCAATTACAATCACACCCAAAATTGGTGATTATCGTAAATCCTCTATTAATTTCTGTATACATATTTTCTCCAATTCTTTCCATGAAACTGCCGTTTTATCTTTTCTCAAACATATTTTTATTAATACACGCTTGACACGTTCTACCTGCAACATTTTTCCACCCATACTTACATTCAACACAATTAACCAATTCAAAATATTCTAGTTTCCATTGAAGAACATTATGGAAATCATATGAACTATACCCTATGTGATAGTAATTTTCTCCAATTTTCCTATATTTTAATGAATAGTACGGCTTGTCATCTATAATCTCGAAAATTTGATCTATTTCTACTACTTTTATTTTTGGATTATGTTTAATATTTGTACTCAGATTACTATCATAAGTCTTGTCATAATAATTTAATTCTTTTAATACTTCTTCTGGTTTCATATTAATCCTCCTAATGATTGTTTTTCTTGGAGAAATCATAGTCAATAAACAGTGTTTTCTTTTTACCACATTTCTTGCATACTAGAAGAGTTTCTCCGTCTTTTACCAAATGCCACTCAATTTTATATACATGTGGTTTACAAAGACATTTAATCTTACAGCCATTCTTTCGCCATCTGTTGAATTTGCTGATTATTGCATACAATAGTATGTAAACAGCAAGTCCAACTACGCACATTCCCAGCATCATAAAAATTTCTTTTATCGCTTCAATCATTCTTCTTCATCTCATCCAACTTCTTCTCAGCTTCTTCACGAGTGAGGAATAAAAATTCGCCAAGACAATTATAATAGCTTTTAATCGAAATATATTGCAAATCAACTTCGGCTATATAATATTCTTTCCTGATATCACATTCACATTTGCAATCATAGATTTCACATTTATTATTTTCCTCACCGTATTCAGTGCATTTCCATCTATAATTTACTTGATACAATATTCTGTTTAAATCATCTGGTAACTTCAATAACAAGCCCTGTTCTTCCAATTCTTTATATTCTTTCCATTTATCCGCATCTTCGTAAGTCAAGATTCTTGCGTTTACGGGATGCTTCTTGTCTGGTTTAGAAAGTTTCATTTCCAGGGTATTAACTACATCAGCAAGAGAAAATGTAGATTCTTCTCCGAATATTTTATGTAGATGTTCTTCTAACTCTTTATAAGACTTCAATTCTTCCAACCACTCTGCGAGTTGCATATGTTCTTCCGCACATTTTATACAATTAATTTTTATGTCATTGTCTACTGGATCAATTGACTCAAATTTTGCACCTCTATAATTCTTTTCTGCTACTTCTTTTGCATGAGAAATAGCATCGTTAAGTGTCAATCTATCCATCTATTTCACCTCTTTCAACTTCTCAACTGCCAGTTTCAAAAATTCTACAAATTCATCATTTACTACTACATGATCTGGATTCTCAATAAATCTCTCAAACGTCTCAATTGCTTTTTCTTTTGGATTAGAAACTGTAACTCTTCCTGATTTCGCAATTTCAAGAAGTTCATCTATATTATTTTCCCAATTACGTGTATTACACAAATCCTTGTTGCACTTAGTATTCCTTGCGTCCAATACACATTCTGTGCATTTGTGTCCGCAACATTTTCCTACATCTGCAATTCGTTCAGCAAACTCTCTTGCCGTCATTTCTTTTGTTCCAAGGAGTTGTGATGCCTCGTAGAAAGTGTAACTTGAGATAATATATGCTCTATAAAACATATCTTTATTTCCGCAAAACTTTAAAATATCTGGAAAATGTTGTTCTTGCAATGACTTACAATATGGATCTTTAGCCCATCTAAACCCCTGCTTCTCAGCTTCTTTGAGAAGCATTTCGTTTTCTTCTTTTGTCCTAACTAGAACGCATGTATTTGTTAATTCAATCATGTTTTCACCTCTCAAACTCAATCTTCTTACCAATGTATTTCTCTAACTTCTCATCTAAATCATCTGGATAAGTCTTAACAACATAATCTTTATCAATAGAGATTTTGATTATTTTATTATTTTTATCTGTATAAATACTACCAACTGTTCCACCAGGAACACGAATGTAATACTTATATTTATCATTTTGCTTTCCTACATCAAATAAATAATGTTTATAATATGGATATTCTTTCGTATCAAATCCTGCTAATTGATCTAATCTATCGGTTAAATTACAATAATATTGTTTTGTATTTCCTATGGTATATTTTTCTTTCAATATCATGTTATTGCCTTCTTTTCAATCACTATATATAGTGTATAAGTTTATACTCATATACAATATATGGTGTTATTCTATACATGAAACCTGTGTTTCATCTAATATATGTTATCAATACCATCGGCTTCTTTAATAGTAAGATTTCTTACTGCATTAAACTGATCTTTATATGATAAATCGTCAAATTCATATACTGTCATATTTTTTAATTCTTTTAAAGAATACAATTTATTTTCAACCATATTTTCATCACCGATAATACAAGCAAGACTAATTCCATTTTCATCTTTATAAAATTTATAATTCTCAAATCCTGTTGCTTTGTCATTTACACTATCATATAATCTTTGTCTAAATTCTGAAATCTGACACATATATTCCGCTAAAATGCTATATGACTTTACTGATCCAATTGATGTGTCACCGCAACTCTCTTTAAAAATCGCATCGTCTTTTAAAATATCTGAAACATAAATATATCTCCCATTACTTCTCTTTAATACTTCTTCTGTTTCTTTATCTGAAATATATCCTTTACCAAGCATCCAGAACAATAATGGTGTCCCGTTTACAATACGTTCATTGTAGTCAATATAATCTTCGCCAGCTTCTTCCATAAATCTATGGAATACACAATAACATAAGAATGGATCTTTTAATTCTTTTGGTGATTTAATGATATAACTCATAAATTATTCCTCCTGTGAAACTCGTGTTTTATCTAATAGCGTTTATATGTCACAAATTCTCCATTCTCAAACTCCACTTCAATTCTTGTAGGATATCCAGTATTATCTCCTTTGAATGACACATACTTCTTTCCTATAATTTTTAAATTTGTTTTATGATTTTCTTCACACTGTTTACATTTATTTTTGTCTGAATATTCTGTTCCACAAAATTCACACTGATATCTGGTACTGGTTTTCATAACATTAAACCTCTTTAAATTATATTTTGTATAAGGAATGTAGTCGCTTATGCGACTACATCCTCAATACTCTTTTCTCCAACTGGAAATAATTCTGGTTCTTCGGCAGCCACAGACTCTACGTTTTTCTTTAACTGCTCAAAATAACTATCTTTTAATTCACTTGCAATTCCTCTTCTTCCTAATTTAAGTGCAACATATGGAGTAGAACCAATTCCACCAAACGGATCAAACACAATATCATTTGGATTCGTCCATAATTCAATACATCTCTGAATTACTTCAAGCTGTAATGGACAAATATGTTTCTCATCCTGTTCAGATCTTGCTGATTTTCTCTGTAATGTATCGCTCTGCCTAATATCCATCCATACTGGTGAAGCATAATTTTGCCATACATTAACAGGGAATGACTCATTTGTATGCTCAACTCGTTCAGGATTATCCCCAGGTTTTCTGACAGTAATCACATAATCTGGAAGTCCTTGACGACTCATACTACTATCTTTTTTAATTTGTTTATGTAAAAGACCAAGTGCTTTTGTTCTCTGCATTTCTGTAACAGGATTCTTCCAAATAGTTACTTTACTATGATAGATAAATCCACAATCCTGAAAGATTTTAAGCATAAGCGCAGGAAAATCCTTTAGTCCAATTACACCATCTCTTGATTTCATGAGAGGTAAATCCATACAATGAAAACTCAGAAGTCGTCCAGGCATTGTAATTCTGTATAATTCTTTTGCAAGATATTTAAAATGATTGTAAAATTCTTCATCTCCTTTACAATTACCCATATCTCTATCTGAATTAGAGTACACATATAACTGTGAAAATGGTGGTGAAAAGATAGTGTAATGGATGCTATTATCTGGAATCTCCTTAGTAATTTCTACACTATCTCCATGATAAAGTGCATATCTGTTTGCTACTGCTTGATCAATTACGTTCATCATTATTCAAATTCCTCCCAATTTGGTAATTTCATTGTTGTATTTGCTTCGTATGGTGTAGTAAGTCTACACGTTGATTTAAGCTCTTTCTTAGTAATTTCTTTAGTTAGATTAATCATTGCATCTCTCATAGTAATAAAATCTAACTGTTTTCTTTCAATGTTCTCTTTTACGCAACCTTCTTTTGCTGAAATAATTATGTATACATTGACCTCTTGAGTCTGACCAAAACGCCAACATCTTCTTACAGCTTGATAATACTGTTCAAAACTATCAGAAAGACCAGTAAATATAACATTGTGACAATTCTGCCAATTCATCCCGTATCCTGCTAATTGTGGTTTGCTGATAAGACATTTTAATTTTTCATCGGAAAATGATAGCATTGTTTCACTCTTATATTTATTCTTATCACTTCCTTGAACATTTTTACTTTCTTCAATCAACTCATTTAATCTGTCACCTTCTGCATTAAGATCACACCAAACTAACCACTGTTCATCTGAACTATTTACTAAATCTGCTGCTTTTTTACATCTTAATTCAAGAGTTTCTTTTCTTGCATTCCTACGTTCCGTTAATGTGAGTGATTCAGTAATTGGTTTATCCCCATCAACTATAATTTCATGAATATTCAAGTTAGGTAATTCATAATCCGTACCGTCATATCCTAAATTTGATGGGTTATCAATAAATACAGACCAACTTGCCATCCATTGCCAAAATACATCTTTTGCGTGACCTTTTAATCTCCACTTAGATGTTTGACCACCATCATGAACAAAGAACATTGATAGCATCTCTGAACGTGTCATAACTCCACAAAATTCAGAATGATTTCCCAACTCCATATAATCATTTGGAGCAGGTGTTGCAGTACAAGCTAATTTATAGGGAACATTTTGGAAATTCTCGATAATAGAAGTCCTCACTTTACCAGTGTAGGATTTAAGAATTGAACTCTCGTCTAAGACTACTCCAACAAATTCATTTGCTACGAATTTATCTAGTTTCTCATAGTTTGTAATATTAATTCCATTAATACAATCTTCCTGTTTCTCACATACTTTTGCATTGTAATGGAATTTTTCAGCTTCTCTCTTTGTCTGATCCGCAACCGATAGAGGTGCAAGAATCAAAACTTTACCGCCCGTATGTAGATGTACTTGATGCGCCCATGATAATTGCATTGGTGTTTTGCCAAGTCCACACTCTGCAAAAATACAAGCTCTACCTTTTGCTAACGCCCATCTTACTACATCTTTCTGAAAGTCAAATAGCATGGGATTTAGTTTATCTTTATCAATATTAAATCCGCTACTTTCCAGAACATAATCTTTTTGTTTTAGAAAATCTTCGTAATTCATTCAATCTCCTTTTATTTATATTTATTATTGTTTATATTTTTCTATAAAATCTAATTCTTCATTAGATTCCATTCTTTCATATTCTTTCATCCACTGACGAGCAGAATATCTATTATTATTTATATGATTCCATAAATTCTTATCAAACGGTTTATCACATTCACAAATAAGCACGTGTTGACAAAATAAAAATATTTGACGGGAATATTCGGCAGAATAGCCGCGAAGTTTAGAATTTGAAATATACATTGTGTCATATAGATAACTATAATTGTCAGCTAAAATAGAATCATATATTTCAGTTTTTGCATTCCAATAACAACAAACTTTATAATACAAATCATTCATTTTATCTGGTGGATGTAAGTATATCTGACTTTTCCATTCATAATGATCTAACATATATCACCATGCCCTCTTACAGACTCAATTTTCACAATTACAGGTCTATATTGATTTTTACCTTTTCTTTTATCTGTGATTTCTTGCAATTTATCAAATAAAATTGGAAGTCCGTATTCTGTATACCAAACGTCACTGTATTGTTTTACTTTTCCTATATAGCCATCTCTATCTACTGCTAAAGTATAATAATCTACTTTCCACATATGATTTCTCCTACCAAAGATCATCCTTATCGTTTGCGTTCGTTCATCATCTGATCCAGTCTTTTCCCTATATTCTTAGATGCTATATCACGTATGAATAAATCAATTCTATTACAGCAATCATCACATAAATGTAATTGTACTGATTTGAATTTGCCATTTGAATGCATCATTGGAATATAATATTTGTCTAAATACTCTGATTCTTTGCCACATAAGTCACAAATATATTTAATCATGTATTATTTCTCTCCTTGAAATAAATTTTTCAACTCCATAAATCTTCTGCAAACATTACCGCAAAAGGAATTACCATAAACCAAACCGTATCAGAATTTTTCGTAATTAACATTCCCCCGATAGAAATTACTGCACATAAAATCCATATAATATACATAGTTAATTTATTCATTTCTTATCCTTCACAATCTTCACAGAATAACCAAGAGCTTCTTCAATATCTTCTAATGTCATTTCTTTTGGTTTTTGTTCAAACGTTACTGACTCACCATTAATCAGTAAATCATTTGGAAATAATCCTGAAATCTTGATGTTGTTACATATGCTTAATTCGAGATCTACCTTATCTAGTACATTATCCATATGACCAATTACAACATTTCTAACATAAGCATATGTATTGCCAACGTCCAATTTGACATCTAGCAGAAATGTTTTATCTGATTTCCTAAGTTCCATATCTACGATTTTAACTAATCTCATACCAAGTTCCTCTTTTAAAATTTTTGTATTTGTCATGATATTCCTTTCAACCAAATGTAATTACTCCACCTGGATATTCTTTAAAAAATTGTGATACTCTTTCTAATTGCTTATTCGTCAATGTGAAATATCTTTTTCGTAAAAATTTTCTCAAACATCTACGACTTCTAATAATTCTTCGTGGATAATTAGAAATTCTAAATGTATCATGGTATTCAAGAACATTAGTATATAATTTTGAGCATTTTTCAATTTCCTTATATGTTCTATCCATACCTGAGCCATAACCTAATTGCCACCAATAAAATCCATATACACAAGGGATGTTTTCATTATATGATTTCATAAGAAGATTATATAAATTCTTATCGTATAATCCATTTTCAATATTCTCTTGTGAATTACCTGTAAAATAATATATTTCTATTGGTGCATATTCTTTCATTTTCTCAAACTCTTCATCAGTAATTGGTCTGCTAAACCATGTATGACATCCCATTTCCACACCTCCTATGAAAGATTTCTTTCATCTTTATTCAAACGATGCACCAGCTGCAACACACGTAAGTAAAATAAAGCTCACAATACAAATAATTTTAATCATACTATTCATTCCTTTCCAAATTAAAATATACAATTTCTTTACCAAGCTCCATTGCTTGTTCAATTCTTTCTCTCGTAGATTCTCTTTTTCTTTTGTGATGCCATGATAAACTAGAACATTTTATAAATTGCTTACACCATTTAAGATCTTTACTCATACTTTTAGCCAACATAATCTTTATCAAAATACGGACAATTCTTCCACTCATTACTTTCTGCGAATTTACAACTTTCTGCAATACATGATTTTCCGATATAATCAGGATGTCCACATGACGGGAAATTAGGATATAAAATATCTTTAACTCCAAATAAAGCTGCTAAATCTGGTTCTACAAATTTTGGTTCACCTTTTGGGGCATAATGACGAATATTTTTTGGAATATCATCTAAACTATCATAAATATTAAAAGTTTCTGATACGCCATCAATCACCCTATAAATAGATTTAACACCATTAGTTACATAACGAATATCTAAGCTCATATAATTTTCTCCTTTACTTAAAATCAACTTTTCATTGCCAAGCAACACATTAATATTGTTATAATTATTGAAGTTGTACATGAGATAATTACATTTTCTAATTTATTTCGATTGGCATACCATTTTGCTCCAAACATATTTAAAATAATTAACGCACCCATTATACAATAACTAATGTCGTTCATCGTTATTCCCTTTCATCTTATCAGCTTCTCCACTCATACTCCAAAATCGTAAGAAATTATACTTAAAACATTCAGCAGAGAAGTCTGAATAGCTCTGCAATTTGTCTGGTTTGGCTTGCGCCCTGTAGCAATGACTGCGTTTAGGACAGTCACTACTACAACACATCGTAATATCAGGCATTTTTCTTATCTTCTTTCTCCTTACGTTTTACGGAATCTGCTTTCATTTTAAGCTGCTCATCCTCGATTTTTCTCATCATTCCTCTAAGTTTTCCTGTTTGTTTGCATGTAATTCCCATAGTGTTTTCTCCTTTTCTTATTTATTTAATTATTCTTCTACTAAATATAAATAACTATATCCACCTGCATTCCCTACTAGTTGGCTAGTTAAGCACATTGCAATATGATTTGCGTCATATATTCTATTTCCTTGTCTATATTGTTTACCAAAGTTTATTTCTCCAATGCCACCTATTAATTTAGGATTATCACCACAAGCAGAATTTAATCCACTTGTGGGTTTGTAAAGTTTCCAGAATTAATACCTTTATACAATCTATTCAGAGCAATTTCAAAAGCACCAATTCCTGAGAAGAAACTACTTAACTTTAAGTTTTCAAATAAATACGGCATAGCTTTATATAACTCGACAAATATGTAATATAAAACATCTACAACGATACTATTTCCTGCTTGTTTATATAACTGACTATTACTAACCATTTTTTCAGCAACGTCAAAATTATCATCTGAAAATCCCATCAATCTGAAACACTCTTTTGGTGTAAGTTTTCTAATTCTTATAGGTGATTCAATTCTACAAACAGCTGTTTCAGTTGCAGTAATTGTTGGACAAATATTCCCATTTTCTTGAACTCTACCTCTTCTAGTTTTAGTTTTTGATTCAGGATATGATAAATCTACTACGCCACCAATTTCACATTCAATATATCCTTTCTTTGTGGCTTGACGAATTGCAATTTTATTTCCCTCTCCCTTATTTGTTGTTACAGTTGGTGCTAAACCATTTTCATCAAACACATTTCCATTCATGCCTTTTCCAGATGGATTAATATTTCCTATCTGAATAATTTTGGGTTCTAATCCTCCTCCACCACAACAATTCAAAGCAGGACTACAACCATCAGAAGAATATATTCTTCCTCTTTGTGGATTATCCCAGTTACCAGTATCAACAATATTTCCTAATTGCTTTACTTTATTTTCATTAACAATTCTTGGATCTTTGTAATCTCTTGCTGTTAATGTGGGACAAAAATCATTATATTCCCTTGCTTTCTCTTCTCTTTTTATCTGGCAAGCATCGTATAATAATGCATCTTTATTATTACGGCTAGTTACAAATCTTTGAACCTTATCTTCTGAAATATAAAATTTCTCATCCACTCCATCTTCTAAAATATCCTTTAACCTCATTCCGTTATCAAATGGTTCTGGATATTTGAATTTACCGTTATCTAATTCTTTCTTAATAAAAATCAGATATACTCGTTCTCTATTTTGTGGAACACCATAATCTTTTGCATTTAAAACTTTCCAATATACGTTATATCCATATTCTTCAAGTTCATCTGTAAAAAGTTTAAATGTAGTATCTTTAAATTGTTTTCCTACAATATTTTTTACATTTTCATAAATGCCAAAATTTGGTTTATTTGCACGAATTACTCTCAAATATTCAACAAGTAATGAAGACCTTGTTTTATTAAGATTTTCCCCTCCACATTTCGGACATTTATTTCTCTCTGACCAGTGAACAGTTAGAGGATTATATTCATGTCCACAATCTTCACAAGTCCATTTAGAACCCTTTTGTTTACCTGCTACGCTGAAATCTTGGCAGGGTGAACCTCCACAAACCATATTAAAATCTGAAAGATTATTTTCATCAACTTTAGTGATGTCACCAAGATTTAAACTTTCATCTACATTATGTATTGCACAGTATGATTTAACTGCATATTTATCAAACTCACAAAAATTTACAAGTTTCCATCGTTTCTCCGATGAATTATTATTTTCAACTAAATGACTCAAATTCCCTTATTTTATAGGGAGTTGTACAACTACTTTATCCTAGAATTTACCTAAGCTCCTTTCTATAAACTCTGCAATGCTGCGTAAATCAGATATTCATGACTATCCGATAAAAATAATATTTCTTTGTTTCCTGGAAATAATTGGGTGATCACCCATAGAAATTTACTTGATATGTATTAATCATCCCACGAATTAGGATTCATAGGACATTCAGGACATCTACAAACTAATTCTCCATCTTCGTCCGTATAATAATCATCACCATAACCACTACATTCATAGCAGTAGTCATATGGATATTCTTCATAATCGTCTAAATCATTCATCTTTTACCTCTAATTTCTTCAAGCCCTCAATGCTCCAAGGCTCTTCGTCTTCCCATTTAATGAAACTAAAAACATCACCATACATATCTTTTGGTATATCATGACTTGCATAATCAGATATCCAAAATTTATTACCACGTATTGGCTTGTCATAATAAACATAAAGTAAATTATCTTTATCTCTTGCAATATATTTACAATTGGATAGAAGGACATCAAGGAAGTTCTTTTCTCTTGATGTAATTGTAGGTTTCTCTACATTTTCTGATTCAGCCCATTCATATCGTCTAATTCCGCAACTTTTGTCACCAGTAGGAACATAAAATTTGCACATATCGCATTTAAAACTATCACAGAAAGTAATTTCACCTGACTTTGTAACTGAAAATGCATAGCCTTTACACGCAATATCTATAATTTCTTTATCAAATTTTTCTTTATTTTTCATTTGAATCGTCCTCCTATACTTTATTACACACGTATTTTGCTTACATTTTCGTCTTTTGGCATCCGCAACGTATGATATTCAGAATCCCTTTTACAATAAGTACGCTCAATAAAATTTAAAACTTTTAACGCATTTTCTTTATTATATGCTCCCAATACCACTGAACTATTAGCATATGTAATTTCAATATTGTTTATATGCGAATTGATTCTTTTAATTGAAATTGTTTTTCCTGCAATATCTACTAATTTTGTTCTATCTTGACTTCTTATTAACATATTTTCTCCTTTGAAATGCCAAATTCATTATATCATTCGATGCTTACTTTCTTTCCAGAATACATTTTCATCCGCTTCATCTTTTTAAGAAATAGTTTCATTTCATATCCTGTAAGACCAACACAAGTATTTCCAATTCCTTTATCATCTCCTAAATCTGGATCATATGACTGTAAAATATGTCTACCAGATTTTTTGTATAAAATGTCAACTTTTTGTGTAAAATTATATTTCTTATCTTTTCTTTTATACTCACACCCATACTTATCTTCTTTTTCTTTTGTAAATCCAATTTCTGCTAATTTCTCATCTACGGTTTTAAATAATTTCATTTTGTGTCCTCCTCATCTTCATAGTTCATTATAATCGTAATTACCTGCACCAAAACTTTCTGAATCTGGTCGTAAATGTGACGATCGTTAGTTCTAAAATGTGAGTTTAGTTTTGCATCTTCATTGCCTTTTCTGTAGCAATCTTCCATAAAATCAATACAGTATATATCATCTTCCTTGATGATTTCACCGTTGGCTCTCCATTCAGCAATCATTTCTTCTTCGACCAGTGTATTTACAGCATCACTTGAATCCACTTTACCGTTCAGATATTCTACGCAAAGATCAATGAATCCCAACTTGTCAACGCACATATACGCTTTTGCCGTTCCAGATGTATATTCTTTGAATGCCTGCTCAACCTGTTCTTTGAAGTCCTCTGGCAGGTCAAAAATATCTACTTCCAGTCCTTTTGGAAGATTTATTGTGCAACTTCTCATTTTGTGTCCTCCATATTTTAATTTTTATCATGATGTTACTTTTTAAATCCAGAGCTATACTCAAAAGCATCATCATTGAATACAATACCTTCTTTATCACTCATACCACAAAATTCCATTTCATATTTTCTGATATAATTATCCATAGATTTTTGGTGCATTTCACCGAAAAAGGGATATGGGAATGTACTCACTTCATGATTTTTGACTTTATCATAATCAATTCCTTTTGACACACTGATATGTTTATCAAATGCTTCTTGATTAATTCTCGTCCAATCTATAATCGAGTTCATGTTAAATGTATAAGCTGTTTCAGATCCTCTCGTATACGAAACATAATCAATTACCAAATCAGTCCAGGGATATTTCTTACTTCTGAATATCATTCCTGTCTTATATTTCTCTTTATACTTTTTCATTTACCCCTCTCATATTTCATTCTTCTCTCTACTTCTTTATCATTTTCTTCATCATTGAAGTATTTATAAGCTAACATCATAGGATAATTAGAATCTTTAGCTCTTGGATATAACATATATTCACACCAATTAACTCCTCCATCGTCCCTAATCCAGCTTGTATCTTCAAATAAATTGCAGAAAACATTCTGATATGAATGCTTTTTATTTTGTACGAAATGATCTTTGATAATCGTAGATTTATCATACCCACTAATTTGTACAAGAACATTCTTAACCATGACTCTTTTACCTAATCTTACAAGCCATTTAATAAATTCTCTGTATGTTTCATCAAACACCATATCTCTTAATGCAGCATCTACGACTAAGATATATTCATCTTTCACACGCAACATTCCTCTACTTCTTGTTCTGTTTCCATGCCAATCAACAAGATTATTTGTTCTTTCTCCAAATTCATCACATGAACTTGAACCATTATATCCATTCTTTTGAATGACATATACATCCATATCTTTTTCTGAGCCAGAAACTATCGGCAAATGTGCTAATACAGTATCAAGAATGTATCTTTTTTCAACTTGTGTGCGTCCTATAGGAGATACTGTTATTGTTCCCGTTATGTAAGTCCAACTACTCAATATAATCACTCACTTTCATTATCATCCTCTGGTTCATTGAAGTAAATTCTGTCAATAATTTCATAAACTTCATCAACATCGAATGTTTCTACTTCTGGAAAATATTTTCCATTACAAGTTCCACCGTGGTAACGACTTGCATTATTATTTAACCTGTGTATTAATTCACTTCTAAATTCAAGTGTTGTCACTTCATCACACCTCCTGAAAGCAAGATTTCATGTACTAATTTTCAATTATAATATCATCTATAACATCCAACATTTTCCTTACTGTATAAAAATCTCCACTAAAAGCCGCTCCCGTTGTCTTTAATTCATATTTCCATTTAGTTTTGTCTTTTGTACATATAACTGGTGTATTCATATACATAACTGTTCCTTTTGGAATAATAACTGGACAATATTTATTCTTATAATCTTCTTTTAAAACTTTTAACCGTTTTTGACAAAACTTATTGTATAATTTATATTTCATATCACTTTGATATACATAAATCTTTTCAGGTGTATTATCCGAATAATCAATTGGCTTAAACTTATTTACAATAAATAAAACTCCATCTGTAATTCTATAGATGTCCTGATAATCTGTTTGTGCTACAATCTCCATATTTTCACCTCTTGCATTTACATTCTTTGATTAAGCAATTTCTGTGTACTCTCAATTCTTTCAAGCAATTCATCGTTATATTCATCAGTGATACAGCCTTTTATTAATATTCCTTTAGCATATCCTAATTCTTTCATAATTGTAATCTGATTTTCTAAAATTTGTCTAAATGCTTGGTTCATAAAATAGTCCTTCCTATATATTTAATATTGAGTTACTGTTCAGAGGTATGCATAAGTCATTGTAAAAAATGACGAAATTTATTTTTTTATTTTGTGGATAACCATTCGCGGCAGGAAAAACTGTGTTTATAGTTTTTCCTGCTGTTCTTTTTGTTAAAAGTTATACACCAGATTCTAGTTTTGGGAACCCATTCTTGAAGTTTCAAGGTCTGCATGAATACTTTTTTTATTATAAAACAGCTATTTATCCACAGTCAGATTGACGAAAAGGCACTTTCTGGTGATTCGCTTTTTTTCTATGTTTCTGTTATACTTTTTCTTAAGAAAGAGAGGTTCACTTATGAATATTGATTTTAAAGAAGAACTTAGAAAACGTGATGAACTTCTTGCCGGTTATCTCAAACAGATTGAAATCCAGGAGGAATTTATCCAGAAACAAAAAGAATTGATTGAATATCTGGAAGAGCATATCTCAAAGATTACAGACATTGTCAGTGGCGTTTGATTATAACTGTACTGGAGGAAAACATATGCCTGATGCGTATGATTACATCTCACTCATGTGTCGGCTGAAAGCCGCACAGACAAGAAATAAAGAACTGGAATCCGGTGAACACTATATTAAGCTGAAAGAACTCCATCAAAAGGAGTGCAGAGCCTATGAACGTAAGATTCAGGCGCTGCTAACGGAGATAGCGGATGCACATAAAGAAACCATCCGTGTCCGCAATTACTGGTTTCAGGTACTGGAGGATATGCTGCTGGAGTTTGAGGCAATGCAGAAAAAAGCTGACCAGAAGCTTCGGGAGATGGAGAAACGTGCTCTTCTTGCTGAGAGACAAAGAGATGATGCATTGGAGAAAGCAAAAGAATTCCGCCTTAAGTTCTATGAAACCGCCACCCAGCTGGAAGAAGAACAGGGAAAGAACCTGAAACTTCATGCACAGATCAACCGTGATTATGAAAATTCATCTATTCCTTCTTCAAAAGCCATCCGGCGGAAAAAGATTGCAAACAGCAGGGAAAAAACAGGACGGAAACCCGGTGGACAGCCAGGACATAAAGGGCATGGCCGAAAAAAGCAGGAGCCTACACATCCGGTAATCCTCCTTCCGCCACCAGAAGAAGTGCTTGAAGACTGTGCTTTTAAAAAGACAGCAAGAACAATCATAAAACAACTGGTAAGTATCCGTGTGGTCCTGGATGTAACAGAATACCATGCAGATGTTTATTATAACAGCCAGACCGGCGAACGTGCACACGCTGCATTTCCGGATGGTGTTATTGATGATGTGAATTATGATGGCAACATCCGGGCATTTTTGTTCCTTCTGAACAATGACTGCTGTACCTCTATTGATAAAAGCAGGAAGTTCCTGTCTGATCTGACGGATGGAAAACTGAATATTTCCAAAGGCATGATAAGTAAACTCAGCAGGGAGTTTGCTTTAAAAACAGAGCCCGAGCGCAAGGCAGCCTATGCGGACATGCTGCTTTCCCCTGTTATGCATACAGATTGTACAAGCGGCAGGGAAAACGGAAAAAGCTGTCAGATCTATGTCTGTGCCACACCAGACGGAAAAGCATTGTACTTCGCTCGTGAGAAAAAAGGACACGAGGGAGTAAAAGGGACTGTTACAGAGGATTATCAGGGGATCCTTGTCCATGACCATGATATTACCTTTTATAATTATGGAGCAGATCACCAGGAATGCCTTGCCCATGTGCTGCGTTACCTGAAAGACAGCATGGATAATGAACCAGACCGCACCTGGAACAAAGAGATGCGTTCACTGGTACAGGAGATGATCCATTTCCGAAACGAATGCCAGCCATTTCAGGAACCGGATCCGGTAAAGGTATCTGAATTCGAAAAAAGATACCGTGAGATACTGGAAATAGCCAGGGCGGAATACGGAAATGTTCCGGCAAACAATTATTACAGAGACGGGTATAATTTATTCCTGAGAATGGAGAAATATATGCAGAACCATTTGCTGTTCCTGCATGATTCCCGAATACCTGCCACTAATAATGAAGCCGAAAGGCTTCTAAGAAACTATAAGCGGAAACAGGCGCAGGCTGTGACATTTAGGAGTTTCGAAAGTATCGATTATCTCTGCCAATGCATGAGCATGCTTGTTTTGGTGCGGCTAGAAGAACCAGCGAATATATTTGACAGAGTATCCAGAATATTTGGATAAGAAAACCGATGGCTTTGACTGTTATTAGTCTACACCATCGGTTTTCTCATGTCCAGCTAACCTCTGAACAGTAACAATATTGATTTTTAATTATTATCTTGAAAACATCGACTTGAACAAGTCATAGAAACATGATATGATGTTTTACATAGATCACTGGTCTTGATCTATTCCAATAACTCTACTGATTGTCCACAACGTCAGTGGAGTTTTCTTTATGTACTGTGAAGCTGTTTATATATTCTCTAAACTCCTCAAAATCTTCTTTAGAAAATATTGCCTCTGCATAAACATAATCCCTATTGAAGATAATTGCTAAAATTTTATGTAACTTTCTTATAAAATTACGCACAAATGTATCATCCTGGTCACGGAAAAAATTACCATTTGTATATGTCATGTACATGTAATCATCAAAATCTTTATCAATCTTGAAATGAATTCCATCATCACATCCGCAACGACAACTTAAAATTAATTCTCTACCATCTTCTGTCTTTAAAACCGACACTTATGTATCCTCCCATTTTTAATAATCTCCCAAATATCCTGCGATAACTTCTATCGTCCATAACAATACATACCACACAACAGGTGCTAAAAAACATTTTAAGAGTGAAATTGCCAATAATTTGACCGAAAATACCCCTGCTGCAATGGAAAATAACAGATGAAAGACGGGTTTCATGAACAAAAATCCCCACGAAATTATCACATTTGCTATCATTCCACCAATAAAAACAATCCAGCCTAACTTTCTACGAAATTTATGTATCTTTTCTTTGCTCATTTCTCTCCGATCAACTCTTTGTATACTTTTAATTTCTCCGCTAACTCAGGATTATTACTTGCGTACATCTCATAATCCATTGCTAAAATCATTTTATCCATCTGTCTCTTAATCTTATCAGCTTCTTTCTTACGTTCTGCTTTCTCTTTGCGTTCTTCGATACGTTTATCATATGCAGATGTATCAACATCAACTTTACAGATAACTTCGGCGGTGATATTTACATTACATTCATCTGGCGCAATAATGTCATTAATCGTAAGGATGTCTTTATTTGCACCACTAACTAAAATTTTATCGCCTACATTATAAGTTTCTCCATCATCATAAATTGCATAATAATATTTCTTTTTGTAATAACCCTCTTTTGTTACTGCAACTGCTTTATATCCTTCTAATTTTGCCATGTTATCATCCTCACTTTCGATTACTACCACATCTTTTTTATCTACAACAAGAATTGTACCATTATCAAATTCAATTTTTACAGCATTTAGATATTCTTTACTAATGTCTTCAATAACTATACCTTCTTTGCCATACATCTTATAAACATAACCTAAATATTTAACCCTAATCCCTACACAGCTCAATCATTTACACCTTATTTCAATTGCAATAATAATTTTACATGAGTATTGTCGTGAATATCGACATCGAAATCTTGTTTGATTCTATTAGATGTGAATGGTAAGATGTAATCTTCAAAATATATAATCTCGTATTTATATGTAGGGATTTTACTAAGTAATTGCTCAAGTGTAATTGGAAAATAATTTTCTCTCACTTCTCTATCCCAATTTTCTATATATCTATATTTCATAAGATAATGAATCAAATTCCTGTTATCTCGTAAACTTCCCCATATTGATTCATAATCAATGATCTGCTTCTCATCTGCATTTTGAATCACTTTGGTATAATCAATCATTAATATCACTATTTCTATTTACTGATCTACTTACACAAAAATCTCTGATAGCTATGTATCCATAATCATATCCAAAAACATTATTCCAAAACTTATCAATTCCGTTAATATTTGAATAAGAATATACTTCATGAATCACGCTTGATAAATTTAATAATGTTTTATTTGGGTTATTTTCTTTCAAAGATTCTTTTAAATTACTTACATATTGAATGTTTTCTAGTTCATGAGGTGTCCTTGTTCCCGCAAGAGAAATCATAGCCTTGCTATTATCATATCCTATGTAGTGTAAATCTGGCATTTCACTATTCATTTCTCTAATTAACGTACCATCAGCACATCCAAAATCAACCACTGTATCAATCTCTTCTATTTTACTCATCCAAAATAGCTTATCTGCACTTGATTTCTTCATTCCTGATATATATGAATCATAATTCTTAATGATTTCTTCCACTATTTACACCTCTTTTCTTCTGCTAATTTAAGCCATCTAAGAAGTTTTTCTTCCTCTCGCAACATTTCAGAATACATTTTGATAATCTGATCCTGCTCTTTATAAAACTGCCTTACATACCGTGGAAAATCATACCCAAATAGCCACATAATAATCTTTCTCTTAATCCACTTCACTCTTATATTCCTCATCAAATGCATAATCGCTACACGTCCAGGGTTCCCCATTATATGTAAAAGTATACATCCCAGTAAATCTTAGATGTGATTTTACGTCAACTACTGCACCTTGAACTTGTTTTGCTACACCTATTCTATCGCCTTGTTTGATATGTTTAATCATTCCAGTTCAATATCCTTTCCATCAAAATCGGATAACTCAATAACCCATTATCCATTATAATTTTCTCCATAGATTGCAATTTCTGGTTTGCCATTTTCATCTAATACATAATATGGTGCGATTCCACTAAAATTTTTTAAGCCTTGCAATACATATACAATTTTGGTGGTTTTATCATATACAAAATATTGAATAAATTTAAAACCATTACTTGATACAATGTTCTTTTTATTAATTTCTATAAATTGTCCATAAGAACTAACCTTTTCTCCGTTGTCATTTATCACTTCGTCACCACATCCTGTAAATGAAAATGCTAATCCAGATACAAGTAATCCAATCAATAATCTTTTAACTCTCATTTAGTTACCATCCTTCTTCTCACTTCTCTTAACAGATCATCTGTGCTAATCTGTTCAATTATTTCTTCTGGCATTGAGACTTCAACCTTATATGTAACTTCTCCATTATTATCAGCAAATATTTCAATCATATATGCTTTTCTTTCTGATGGTACTGGTTCAATAGTCAATGTACCATTCTTTTCACAATGTAGTTTCAATATTGTTTCATATCTGTCGTTTCTAACTATTATATTCATGTATTCTCCCTTGTTTTTAATAATTCATGTTTCTCGTGAATGTCATTTAAAAATTCATTAAATATTAAATCAACTGCGCATCCAAAACCTTCACAAAAATCATTATTAATTTCTTCTGTAAAATATTCATCATATTCATTTTTCAACATGTATTCTTTAATGAGTCTCTTTGATTGTTTTGGTTTGCCATAAACATATTTCGGTATGTGATTCATAATATTTAAAATGTAATTATGAATGTAATCTAATTTATAAAATTCATTTTCAAATTCCTGACTTATTGCATCTCGCTTCCTTTCTTTGAAATTCAAGTTTCATCTACTAATCATCTATTTCTATCTCAAATATATTGTCTTTATCTAGCTCATTATCATCCATCCAGGACACCGTAACTCCTTGATTTATAAGGTTATCAAATATCTCTTGTAAACAAAATCTTGGATTTAGTTGAATTTCTTTAATTTTCACATAATTCTCTTGATTTTTACTCATACTCACCCCTATGAAACAAGTCTTTCATCTATATTTTTTATATTTATCATACCGACTCTCTTTCATTTCTTCTCCTTAAAAACCCAATTGTAAATAACATTCATTAAATATATTACAGGTAACATAATTAACATAATATTATAAATCAATTCTATCATTCTTAATTACCCCTAAAACTCACATTTCATTACAAATCATCAAACAGTAATTCCATCCACTAAATCATTCCATGATTCTTTAAAAAATCCCATATTTTGAATTACTATTTCTTGAGCTAATTTTTGTTTATTATGTTGAATATTCCCTTCTATCACAGATCCATCAATCAAACTACAAACTACCTCTTTATCTTGATACTGAATATGTACATGAGGTGTATTATGACCATTTTCTTTCGGGTGAATAATTATCCTGATTCCAAATTTTGAATAAAGTAAATTAAAATATTTATCATCTTCAAATACATAAATAAAGAACTTTAACCAATAGTAATCCATAATCTCTCCTTTATATTGAATATTAAAATTACTATGAAACCACGCTTTTATCCTGTCTCCTCGAATATATTTCCAATCTGATGTCCAATCATCTTTCTATCCTTTATCTTCTTACATTTCGTGCATCGACATTTACCAATTACAACTTCTAACCCGCTATAATCATACTTTAAATGTCGTGGCTTTTCGATTAATACCCAGTTGTGATTACACATAAGCATTTTTACCTTTATCATATTTTAATATTTCTCCATCACGAATTATTTTATGTGAACAAACTTTTCTCACAATCATATCCGTATCAATTTTGTCTTTCGTTTCTATTTGTGTTACAATCACAGGAACTTTTCCAAATCTTGTTTTACAATAAATTTTATCTCCTGGTTGCAATTCATCTATCATGGCTATCCATGTTTGAGGTATTCTCCACATATATGTTTTATGATTAAATCCCTTATGATGAATGCCATATACATATGTGGTAGGCTTTCTTTTGTATGTATCGTTTTTATCTGTTGGAACTAATTTACCGTAATGTTTTCTCTGTCTATCGGTATATTTACGTCCATTCAATGTAACTATTCGTGTATCTCCGTATTCAGCTCCATTATTTTTGAGCACAAGATACATAATATAACCATCAATAAGATAATTATTTTCATTTACAATCAAGTATCTATCCTGTTTATGATTCTCTTTATAATATCTTTCACATTTATTATATTTATATGTATTTGGAATACTACTTTCAAAATCCGCAGGAATTTTAATTTCCGAAAGCTTCATATATACATTCTCCCTTCTTTTATGCAACTGCTCCTTTATTAAATGCAATCAAGTCATTTCTCATATTGAGATAGTTCTTTTTCTGATCAACATCATATGTATTATTTCTATTGAAATAATCCTTAAACCAATCGTCACAATCTACATCGTTCTGATAGGCATATGCAATAACTCCAATGATAGAATCATGGTTAGCGGCATCGAGAAGTTTTGATGAATTGTCAACGTCTAAAGTAATCGTATCTAAATATTCTTCATAGTCCTGCATATCAAGTTCTGAAACTGCCTCATCAACACAATCCTGTACAAACTTTAATGCAGATTTCATATCAGTATGAATTGTATTATCAATTACTTCTCCGCTCACATGTTCAATTTCCTTATTTCCGATTGCTGAATACTCCGTTACTTCTGCAATAACAGGATTTTCAGAGGATTCCTCAACGGATTCTGTGTCAAATAAATCTTCGTCAATCACTTCTGCTCCCGATTCTTCGGTTGACTCTTCAACAGAATCTTCGATATGTAAGTATTCTTTCATCAGAGTAAGCAAATGATTGAATCTTTTTGTTACGGAAGAACGATCCTTTGTTCCTTTCTGCCCATTTAAGCAATCGTATGTAATACCATCAATTTCTTTATTATGTAATGTTTCTTTAAATTCCTGAATAAATTCATTAAATTTATCATCTTCAATGTCATATTCTAAGAATTTATCAAATAAAGCAAACCATAAAAATGAATTTTTGTTATTAAAAATATCTGATGTATCACCTCTTAACACATTAGATAACTTCTCCAATGTCAAATAAAAATCAATAAATACTGATTCATTTGCATTTTCAGTTAAGTAAGCACACATTTTACCAAAGTCTTTATCAAAATGGCTAAGATATTTAGATGTCATTATTGCTTCAATAATAATTCTTCTAAGTGATCCATTCTTAATATTCGTATTTGAATAACTTGACTTATCACAATCAACCTTAAAGAAGTCCATCTTTAAAATCTTATCTACATATTCAGCATAGGATTCTTCTAATCCTAGCCATCCTGACTGAGAAACGTTCATTGGTCTACATCTATTGAATCGTGCAATATCATAAGCAATATCTTTCTTTGTACAATTCAAATTGAGCATTACAGGAACTTGATAATCTCTAAATTTGTCCTGTAATTCTTCTGGCAACTGAGAAAATTTCTTTCCACGAATATCAAATACTTTGCTTTTTGGTATTGGAAACCCATCTTCATTCAAAATTACATTACCATCTTCATCTGTTTTGTCACTCTGATATTCAATCATATATCTTTGTACATTCTTTGAAATAGCAAATCCATCTTCAAGATAATCTTTTAAATTTGTAGAACGCTGTTTACCATCAATTAACCAGTGCATTATAATTCCAGCTTTGATTTCTTCTGAAATTACAATCTGTAAAAGTGAATTACCTTGTAAAATATCAGAAATTAATTCACTTTTTGTAAGTAAACTCCATTGTCCAGAAGTTCTTTGTAATGGATGATTATCTCTTAATCTGTGCTGTCTCAACTGTTTACTAAGAGATTCTATTGAATAACTGGTAGACTTCGTTCTTTCTGATGTTGTTGTTTTTGTTTCCATTGGTAATTCCTCCTCAATATTTGCATTCTCACATTCTTCTGCCTTTAGAAGTTGTCTTTTTTCATATTCTTTCATGTCAGAAAGATATGTATTATATTCTTTGTCTGAAAGCTTTAATATACTTTTAATTTCCGTAGAATTGCATCCTTGCATTATTAAATCTGCAATTTTGCGTTCTATGCACCCAAGAGAAGCAATGTATTTAACTACATTTTCTCCAAGATTTAATAGCTCTCCTACATCAATACTGCTTTCTATATCAAAATCAGAAGGAATTATATCAATCATTTTTGTTTGTCCATCATCAGACATGAGATTATCTAATGATGTTGGATAAATATATTCCTTAATTTCCTTTCCATCTTCCATTTTTGTTACAATTTTGCAACGCTTTTGTCTGTTTTTTCTTGTAATATACATCTTAACTTTTCTGGAAATTGCAAAATATATAAATCCATTGAATTTATCTTCATCAAAATCTTCAATTCCTTTATCTAATTGACTTTTGATGTATTTTGTAATTTCTAAATTTGCTATAGAATAACATTCATTCCTGTCAATATCGGTGATACCACCAAACTGTTTTAGAATTTTATCTACAACATTATGTAATTTCTTTGCTGATTCTTCTGGTTTATTCTCATTCACTTTGTAATAAGATTCCAAAATTTGTGTGTAGTGCATTTGTATCACCGATTCCTTTCTGTCAATAGTTACTATGTAATATTTATTTCTTCTCCCTGGTTATACCTTTCGCATAATCTTCGAGATAAGATTTACTCAACCGCCTATATTTATATTTTGAGTTCATGATTGTATCAATCACTTTCATATATTTCTTGCTTTTAAATCTTTCAATGTGGTATTGAAAGAGCTTTGCGCAATTTCTATTTCTCTTGCATATAGCTCGTTGGCGTTCATACCATTGCAACAAATAACTAATTCTGCTCATTGCAACAGTACCTAATTTAGTATCTTCATCTCTTATAAAGTGCCTTACATCGAGAATCTTCAAGTCATATTCTTTGATAAGATATTCCATATTCTCAATATAACATTCTCTATCAGAAACACATTCAATCACCATCTTAAAGAAATTTCCTATATCTACATGATTTACAGACATTTCTTTCTCTAAAGATGTTTCTCCATGATATGTATAAGGATTGTCATACTTAGGATTTCTCTGATAATCCTCATAATAATCATCGAGTTCTGTTAGTACATCATTGATATCATCTGGTAATGATTCTTCAATTTGCTTAACAGGTGTACTGATCTCAGGAATAAGCTGCACATTAAAGTGAAATTTCCGCATAGGTTTTGGAAGATTTCTAATAATGTTTCGTGCTTTATCTTCTGGAAATTTATCGGCAAGTACCTGACCGCACGTTTGTGGAGTACCATTTGAATCAAGTCGGATGTACTGTTTACCGTTAGTAATAAAACATTCCAACTGTATCTCTCCTTTCATTTTTCTTTTAATGGAAACTATAGGACTTGAACCTATACCCTACAGTTCTAAGACCGTCACTCTCCCAAATTGAGCTAAGTTTCCAAAAAATGCGTACAAAAACAACGATGAAAGCCGACTTTCATTTGTGATATTTCTCTATATTTAGTTGTAATTAATTGGAATAATCGCAGAAACGCTATGATTAATAAAGATTTTGCTTGACATTTTTTGCCAAGAGTTCTAAACTAATTATAACATATTAGATTATTCCAGTAATCTTCTATGTTGTGTTGTTTGTAAGGTTCTTATCTCATATGGTGTTCCCGCACCGAGATAAGATCCTTACTTTTTTATTATCTTGTGAAGATGTTCATATCATATACCAAACATTTGTTCGTGTCAATACTTTCCAGAACATTTGTTTGTATTTTTTGATTTTATATTTTCATATGTCCCTTCTCAGCAAATAATATCGTTTTCTCCTTATTTTTATCTTGTGTTTTTAATGTGGACATTATAAAGTTTCTATTATACGTGATCGGAAGCCCAGTTGTAATAGCTTTAATTCCACAAGTAATACTAATTGGAATAGCTTCACAATCAGGAGATCTTGTATCTAAATCAAATGAGGAAAATAACACATTCTCTCCACCGTTTTTCTTATACTCAGTTAATAACCTTATCGCTTCATCTACGGACACAATTCTTCCACTCATGCTAATTCCTCCACTCTGATTTTCTTTTTACCATATAAGTTTGCAAGGAAACATTTTTCTACTAAAAGTCTATCCTCTTCATTGTCAATATTTCCCCATTTTTCAACTACATCACGCTTATCAATAGTAAAAATTTGTTCCCCTAAAACCATTGAGTCACATTTTAAACCATTAGATTTACTAGCTTTAATTACTTCGTGAGTGGGCTGCTCAACCTTTTTGATTTTACTGGTTAAGCACATGACAATCAAAGTAGGAGCAAACTTATTTCCAGAATCATTCTGAATTATAACAACAGGTCTTTCGATCTGCTGAACGTGTGATTTAGCTGATGTATTAACATTTGTTTTGACATAAAGAATATCAAATATATTAAACTCCATCATATCGTGTGTGCAGCTCCTTTCTTTATCTTATGTACCCTATTATATTACTCTTTACAATAACTGTCAAGAATTATTTTAAAGAATTATTGTTAAAAATAACTTTTTATGATATACTTTTAAACATAACGGAGGTGTAATATATGCTGAAATTAGATGTTAAAAAATATGTTGATAAACAGTTTGATAACCTGAATCAATTTGCTAAAGCTACAGGATTAAACTATCAAGCTGCTCAAAAAATTTACAATGGCGAAACAACCAGAATTACATTTGACAATCTTGAATCTATATGTAAAACTTTAAAGGTTACGCCAAATGACATCTTTACATTTGAAGATGTTAAGTCTCCAACAAAAAATGAAGCAAATGATACTTCTATGCCATCCATATCTAAAAATATTTTACATTCAATACAAATAAATCCAAAGAATATAAAAACAGATGGCGATTCTGATAAACTTCTTATAGAACTTATACAACAAATTGTTGATAATTCTATAGAGGAGCAATTAAAACAATATTCCATTAATGTTAAAAGTAAAAGCGATGACAAATAGTCATCGCCTACATAGTTATTGCTTAAAAGCAACCTTTCATCTAATCTTTTTCTTCTACATCATAACCATATAAATCCTTTAACATATCCATTTCTTCAAATGAACTTAGAACTTCTTTGCCACCTTTATAAAAATATTTCTCAACAGCAACATCATTTCCATTTTGTAATACTGAAAAGACGTATTCAATTTCACCGTTCTTCATATACACATATCGTTTTAAATCAGCATCGTTAATATATTTAATTTCTTCTTTTGTTGCTTTCGATACGTCCTTAAACATAATATCTTTTAATCTCATATAGACCACCTCACTTGAAAGCTGGATTTCAGCGTTGTATTATTCAATTCTAATTTCCGTCACACTACCATGCATTTCGTCATATAACTGAGAAGCAATAGTTTCTAAGTCATCAAAATAATAATCCCATAAATCACATTGGAATCCATCTGGTGTGTCATTAATATAATATGTCGTGTCTAAATCCGTATCAATTGCCACAACAATACTATCGAATCCACGTTTCTCTGCATCTACATACGCAGATGTAACTTGTTCTAAAAACTCGTCCTGATCCATAGGTTCATCAAGTAAATCATATCCCACACTAATATTTCTATTTGCATACTCATCTGCAAATTTTTCTAAATCTTCTTCTGTTTTTACCCATTCTGGAACTGTAATAATATCTCCACCGCTTAATCCTACCCATACTTTTATTTTCTTAACCATTTTTATACCTCCATGAAAGTCGAATTTCAACTTAGTAAAATCCACTTTCTGATAATTTTTTATTATTTATCTCTTCTAAAAATTCATCATTTCTAATCTTTGCCATATCTACTCTTATTTTTGCTTCTGATATTCGTTCACGAATACTCCAAGTATAATAAGATGAAATTTCACAATCGTCCAATATTTTACAAAGATTTGCTAATTCATAAGATATATTTGATAATTGCGTATCTAAAATATTATTAATATCAAATAGTTTTGTCTGTTGAGTATTACTTATATTCATAAAATCACTTCCATTCCATAAAATCAGTCTTTCATTCCAACTTTTTGCTTCACTCCTTATTATACTTCTCCGCACATTCTCTACAATAGAACTGATCTTCTTTACTGACATAATAGCCATCCTCATAACTTCCTTTAACACATCGGATTTCGTCATCATTTCCTTTTTCTTCTGTAAGAATGAATTTACCGCATTTACAACAATAAATATCGTTAATATCAGGCATTATTTATTCCTCCAGTTTCAATGTTATTCTTTTCATCACAATACTTTTTTGCATCATCATATGTTTCAAACAAATGAATTTCATCTGATAATTCTTTAACTCTACCGTAATATGAATCGAATCCTATTAATTTATAGGAAATAATTGGATTATTATTTTCATTGACTGTAATTTTAATAGCAACAATCTTCCAGTTGATATTATGCACATCATAATAATTCACGGTTTTTTCGTTAAATCTTAGACCTTTTCCACCACATTTGGGACACTGACATCTTTCTTGTTTATAAATAAAGAATCCATTACCTTCACAAAATGTACATGGTGTATAATTTGCTATTGTCTTTCTACGTTTATACACAAGACGTACTTCCTGTCCTACTTTAAACTTTGTGTTAATATGTAAATCCATAATTTTCCCTCTATTCTTTCTTCTTCAAAATCTTAGTCACTTCTCCAACACTTATGCAGAATCTTTTAGCAATATCTTTCTTGTCTCCACTTCTATTATAAGCATTCACAATATCATCGTATGTAAATTCTTTCTCTACTGGTAGATTCATAAAGCTATCCATAATCTATATTCCTCCGTATTCTTGCTATAATATACTTCTCTGTTGATCTCATATAATACCTCTATTCTATCATATCTGGATCATCTTGTGGACATAAATAATCTTCTGGTGTTTCTTCTTCATTCGAGAAAATGCACATTCTTTCCTGGTTTTTAAATATTTCTTCATCAGTGATACAAATATATCTTAAAGTAATACGCATATCAGAATGTCCGAAAATTGTCATAAGCTGTATAAGAGCCTGTTGTTTGTCTGGTGCTGCTAAATAATAACTATGTCCAAAAGTCTTACGAAGTCCATGAGTACCAATAGACTGTTTAATACCTGCTTTTATTCTATTCCTCTCAACAGTTCTGTACCATGTCATTTCTCCAATATGTTCACCTTTATTAGAAGAAAAGATATAATCAGTCAACTCAGGTGTTTCATTATGATCTTCTAACCACTTATGCCAATTCTGAATTGCCATTTTAAAATCACTGTCGTATCTTAATTTAACATATTTTCTTTTAATTACATTTCCACACCTATCTCTACGCTCTGTTTTTTCTGGAACAAACTTCTGTGACTTTTTAATTTTCCATCCATCTTCATATACATCTTTCCATGTGAATTTACAAAAATCCCCACCACGTAATCCAATATTAATTGCACATATGAACATTGTGAGATTTCGCATAGCATTCTTTTCTTTATTAACAGTAGTTGCACTATCAACATCTGCTTTAAATACATTGTATACAGATAAAATTTCATCCTTAGTATACAAGCATTCCATCTCTGTTGACTTTCCACGCCGTAATGTTTTCTGTTTTGGAAAGTTATATATCGTTGCTTTCTGTTTCTGACTAATATAATATGGCTGTTGAACTGCTAAAGCTTGCATAATTCCACCTCCTAATATACATCATTCTTCCGTATCTTCTCTAATTTCTCTTTCTTTTGATTAAGATGTCGCACTCTTGCCCTTGGTTTATACTTGTCACATCTCTGACAATAATGCCAATGGTTTGCATCTCTGCCTTTCTTGCATTCACCCATACAGATATAGTACAGGCATGGTGTCTCTCTATCTTTTGCCATATTGGTTTCCTCCGTATATTTTTATAACTGCTTCTTTTGTCAAGAGAAGCATAGAACTTGCTTAACGCATATACAGCGTTAATAATATGTATTTAACTTACCATTGGTGTCTGTCCTACCATTTCAGTAGGTGATTTATCGTATGATTCACATAATGCAGCGAATGTTTTAAGAACTTTACTCCATTCATCTTCCTTAATCCATTGAAGATATGGAGATTTACCACGTTGTTTTAACGCAATTCCGTATTTGTACTGCAAGTTTCTATATAGCTCATTCCACATATCAGGGTAGCGATTATGTGTCACAAGAGCAAGTTTTCTAATTCCTGCATTAAGAACACTTCTGTCTTTCCATTCAAGAATATCACCTGCAAGGGCTTTATTATCTTTCTCCAACTTGTCAATATGCCGATTCTTAAATGCAATTAATTTTGATGTTGCTACCGCCGCTGCACTCGGATCACCACTTGATATTGCCATCCCAACTTCTAACATAAGTTTCTGTTCTTCTGTAATATCAATAATTTTGGTTTCGGATGAGGTCTTTTCTTCTATATTAAGAAGTTGTGTTCTGACTTCTTTTGCTACATCAGATTGTTGTAATAACATTCCGATTCTTAAAACAGCTCTTCTACTAAACGCTTTAAGCCCACGATTATTAATTGTGATGATTTGTCCATCCTCAAAAGTATATGTAACGGAAGTTTGTTTCTTTTCAACGGAAGTAATATTTAGTTTACTTCCGTCATAATAGCTTCTTGGGAACATCTCAACGCCATCTAAATCAATTTCACCTTTATTATTAGAATATAAAATCTTTATATATTCCGGTGTTACTTCATAATAATCTGCAACTTGATCAATAGACATCATATTTGTTCCAGGTAAAAGCAATAATTGTTTTACCTTTTCAAGAACTTCATAATGATTAACGCACTTATCTCTAAGTGTTCTATCGTTACATAGTGGGCTTTCATCTTGATTTTTAATTCTACTCATATTAAAATCCTTTCGTATGTAAAATTGTTAATAGTTACTTCTAAACAGTATTTCTCCATTTAGTTTGTAAATATTTGCAATCACATAAGCGATCATTTCAATATTTAGTTATCAAGGTACAATTTATGTATGGAAAATATGACTTGAAATAGTCCTAGGAATGTAATATAATGAAAAAGACTAGAACTTTGGTTCAAGTTGTTGTAGTGTAGGTTGTCGCTTTGGTCGGTTGAGAACCTACACTATTTTATTTTCCACTATGGAAATACTTCATTTCCAGTTTAAAATCTTCATTAATATAACCTTGCATAAATCGTTCCAATACTATATTAATTGGAAGTTTTTCTGTTTTGCATTTTTCTTTAAACTGTTCAAGTATTTCTGCATCAATGGAAGTATTAAAAGCCTTCTTCATAATGCTTACCTCCTTTGATATTGTCATTATACATCTATATGTTGTTATTGTCAACATATTTATTTGATTTTACAACAAAAAATACCACTAAATTTTTATTTTTAGTGGTATTTTTCCGATGAAATGTCTGATTTATCGGTTTAAAATTCTTTCAATATCATCAACAGTATATCTTATAGAATCCATTAAATCACGCACATACTCTTCACCTCTTTTAGAATCGTATCCTAATCTAAGTAATTCAGATATTGCATTTATGATCTTATTATCAATTTCATTTCCTTTATTTAATAATAATTTTATAACTTCATTAGTTGACATTTTATTTTCACTCATCTTATCACCTCTTAAAATTTAAAATAAATTGAAAATCTTTATCATTAATATCTACCTGAATCAATTCTCCGTTATCATCCATGATGTCAACCATAGGAGTTTCATATCTTACATAAACTTTTGTACATTCATATTCTTTTCCTTTTGTAAAATGTTCATCTGTTTTTCTACAAATATCCTTATTATTCATCTTATACCTCCTATGAAAACAATCTTTCATTTTATTCTCTAATTGTTTTGTAATAACTTCCAAACCAGACATGCACCGGAGGATTTTTAGCTCCTGGCATTAAAGAACCACTTATCATTTCCATAACTTGACCAGAATCATTCCAACCATCTGATTCCATTTCTTTTTTATGTTCCATCTTTTCTTTTTCTGAATCATAATAATACTGTTCTATAAACTCTGTATATTTATCTATGCAGTTATTTCCGTCCCATACAAATTTTGTTGTATTATTTTTCATTTTAATTCTTTTCACGTAATCAGCTCCATTCTATATTAAAAACAACTTAATCTCACAATATTATCCATAAATTTCTTCCATAGTATTCTCTTCTTATATGAGAAATATCATTATCAATTTTCGATAATTCAATTTTTTCAAAACTTACATTCTTGCAACTATTTATAGTTCTGTTGCCAAATCTATTTTTGGTACATTCAATTCCGTTTGTTGATTCTTCATACGTCATATAGATCACATCCTTTACAATGAAAGCAATTTTTCAACCTCGTTTTGTTTTATACTTTGCGTATTTCGACTCTCCATTGCATCCTTTATATAATTTCCGTAAAGCAGATCCCAACCCATCTTCCATATCTTTGTCTACTTGTTCATATGTTTCAGATGCTTCACCTAAAATTTCTACTGCATCAAATACATAATCTCTAACCTGTTGTAATTCTTTATCCGTAAAATAAATACTTCTTCCCATTATATATCCTCTCTGAAACCGTCATTTTATAGAAAATGGGTGATATTTCTATCACCCTTAACTTGTTCTTCCACGTATAAACCCTTGTACAAAATATAATCTAGCTGTTCTACAATCTTCCTCATTCCCGTCAACCAGAACTTCTCCAATAGAACTGGCATTTGACTCATATTGTAAAGCTAAATCTAATATACTTTGTAATGTATCACTTTGCTTTTTCGCTTCTGACAAATTTAATATTTCTTGCATTTTATATTTTAAAATCGTTTTCTTTTTTGCTAACTTTCCAAGTTCTTCGCCCTGTTTAAAACAATACCACTTATTCACATCCATCTTGTAACGCTCCCATCGTTTTATTATATAAATCATCACTATAATTATTTAATAATTCTTCGGCGGTTTTCTGCCATTGATATTCTTCTTCTGTTAATTGATTTAGAATTTCCTCATCAGGAATAGAATATTTTTCAAATGCAGCAACTTTACTACAGAATATTCTATGATGATCTTTTACAAGATAAGTGTCAATGCCATAAATACAGTTATTAACAGTTGTAAGTTTATAGCCCATACTTTCTGCATACTTTAATGTACTTTCTAACATAATGTAATCCTCCTTATTTTTATGTTCCAATATGGTTCTACTTTAAATAATGTAAAATTTTATAATACTTTTTACATTCCAATATGGGACTACTAAACTTTACTATATTATATCACATATAAAAGTGACTTGAAAGTTAAATTTCATCTACAATTTTCTTTCCACAAATCGGACAATAACCAATCTTTATCTTTTTGCTAAATGCATCTTCTCCGAAATCATAACCACAACAAGATGTTACTCCATCTTCAACTGTTGTAGTATCTTTCATATCTAAATTACGTTTATAATTTTTATAAACTCTATCCCATAAAGATTTCAAATAGTTTTCTGCATCGACTTTCGCTTCATCAATATTTGACGATTTCATTTTTACTTTTAATCCTGTTGCCGAATCTGTTAATTGAAAATCTTTATATCTTAATACTGCAACATTTTCACTAATTCCATTAATAAATAAAGCACTATTTTCTTCATAATCTTTCCATCTAAACATAATATTTCCTCTATCTTGAAACTATTCTTCTATCGTATCATTTATAAATACGTTCATAGTAAATCATGTAACTTACGCTACATTTATAACTATAGGCGTTAGAATAGCCTCTATCCCATATCGACTAATCGCATTTGGAAATGCTTTCTTCATAATCTGAAATGATCCATTTACATCGCTATTAATTAACAATCCAGAATTACTTTTGAATAAGCCTCTTTGAATACGTCTATTCTTATTATAATTCTCTTTAATTGGATTTTCTTCATCTAAGAAACTCGTTCCAGATGTATAACCTTCTTCTTGTTCAATATAATTAATTCCAACATTTTCACACTTATATTTAAGTTGTCGTAATAATATTTGGTATGGAATCATTATAAAATTCTGATTAGATTTTTTACTCATTATGGATTCTTGTTTCCATTTGTCATTTTTTCCAACAATTAATGTATCTATATTATTTTCAATACACCAATTTATAATATAATGACTTGTATTGTGCATATAATTCTTAATTCTTTGAAATCTCTTAAAAGTAATTATATCTAATTTCTTTGACCAATCTTTATTGTGCCGTATCTTCAATAATGATTTCTCTTTCGCAAGTCTCTTATTATAATACTGATTTATGCTTTTGACTCCCTTGCCGTTAATAATAATTGGATTTGATCCGATATTATTTGTCATAGTTACAAGATTATTTACGCCTAAATCAATAGCTACTATATTTTTTGATTCTTTATTTATATCGGGAATTTCTATTTCATAGACAATTTCCATTACATAACAAGAGCCTTTTGGAATAAATCTAACTTGAATTATTCTACCTAAACAACGACATTTCCATTCATAATCATTTACTAAACGATTACTTATATGAATCGTCCCCTTTTCATAATTATAATGAAGTTGATTATTTGGAATCATCCAAAGGAATCTCCCATCTTTTTTAAGATATTTAGGTAATTTTGGTATACCTAGATATTTAGATGGATTCCTCTTCCAATCTTTAATTGCCACAAAATAAGACTTCCAATTTTTATCTAACAACCTCAATGTGCAATTTGCTGGTTGACTAAATGTAAGTTTATAATTTTCATGTGTTTTAAATTCTTTATTCATATCATAGTAACTTATATATTTGTTATTATTTATAAATTCCTGTCGTAATACATAGTTTGCTTCGTTATATAAATTCTTGGAATGAAAACACTGTTGATCTATAACTTTAAATTTAGGATGATTCCTTTTAATTATTATTTGTTCACATCTTTGTATTTTTATATTTTATGCACATCCTTTCGTGTAAAATTATATTACCACCTTATAAATCTAGTAACGCAGCTATAATTACCACTACAAATCCAAAACAAGCAATACATCCTAATGTATATACATATCCCATTCTCCTTTTAAATTATTCTACATTTATTATATTCATCTTCTGTAAGTAAACCTTCATCGTACATATCTTCAAGTGTTCTAAATACCGCAAAAGCTCTTCTACTTAACCAACAGAATCCATCAAATTCACCTATAAGTGCATCTGTATTTTCTTCTTCTTGCTTCTGTAATTTTATTGCTATGTCACTCTCACGAAAGAAAAATGCTTTATATTTAGCAGCTTTGATTCTTAATATTTCTATTTCGTATTCTTGTGAAATTAATTCCCGTTGAGCATCTAATAATTTCAATCCTGCACTTTCTAATGGACTGTTCTCAATTCTATTCTTAAAATATTTGTCATTCATAATTATCCTCCAATTATATTAACTTAACAGTGCAATAATAAATACCGCAATTCCTACATATGCAATTATACATCCTAAAGTGTACATATTCATTCCTCCAATATCATTTATAAATATTACTTGTAATATGAACAGTCGCATAATATGTTCTTCCAATCTCTTTTGCGATTTCCACATTACCCTTATTCTGTTTCATAAGAACTTTAATTCTTCTTCGTTCTTCTGGTGTGATCTTATTTCTATGCCTTTCTGGTATGTACGAATTTTTTATACTACACATCCAATCTGGCTCTGGTAATATAGAACCAGCTTCATATTTACGCCAGTTGATTTCTGTTTTATGATTTTTCGCCCATTCCCAAAAGTTATCAGGATCAATCAGATATCGTGTCGAATTGGATACTTTAAACTTCTTACATGGAAGTTCTAACTTTTCAATCCATCTGATCACAACAGATACGTCACAATTGAATGCTTTTGCTATTGTTTTAGCAGCAAGGCATTCTCCGCAGTAATGATTAAGACCTAATTTCCTCGCCTTATGTTTAACAGATGATACACTTCTGTTCAAAAATTTTGCTGTAGTTTCAACTGATTGATATAGATACCTTCTATACATATAAGTTTCCTCATCTTTTGTCCATTCTCTTCTTCCCATACAATACCTCTTAAAACCTAATATAATTCACCTATGCAACATTTCCCTCAACCATACGTTAAAATTGAAGTTCTCCATATTTTCTTCTCTTTCTGTATAATTTCCATTATAATTACGGAAACAGTTTCCAGAATCACGTTTGTCTTTATCCCAACATGATACGTGCTTATTTGTCCTTTTCATTCTTTCTTCACCTCTTCCATCAGATATGACAGTCCTTTACTATGGTGGCAGTTGAACCAATCATATACTTCATTTTTATTAGTTCCTTTTGAAAATGCATACCATGCAGTTTTAAGATTTCCGTTACGATCAACAGGAACGCTCTGAAATTTTTTCCATAATGCTTCTACATTTTTATCAATCGTGTCTTGTAATGTTAATTCTATTTCTTCCATATAGTTCTCCCATCATTTATGAATTTATTGTATGTTTTGCAAAAAGGATTAAAGCATCTATCTACTAACACAAATTTCCCATTAACAAAATCAAAATACTGTTTTCTGCTTTTCTGTCCGCATACATAACAATAAATCATATTATCACTCCATTCTTGATATTGAATTACAAATTTTCTTATTGAGTCTCTGATATATTTCCGCTGACTCATCTAATGCTTTAATTACAGATGTTTCACATGTTAATTTTTCTGCTTTGTAAACATTGTCAATTAAACAAATCAAACCATTTGATAAAATACTTATTTCCTTTGATGTAAGTTCCAATTTGATTTTTCCATTATTATTCATATTTTCTCCTTTTCTGAAATCATCATTTCATTAACCTAAATAATGTTCTCAATCTTTCATTAAGAAGTAATCAGCACCTTCCACATATCTCTGTGCGTTTATATTTTCAATAATCTGTTCCTTTGTAATTCCATAGTCTACACACTGTTCAAGATCAGCTCCATTATCGCAAAGTTTAAAATACGTTACTATATATTTCCCATTTGGTAATTCATTTTCATTCTGAATTTCATCAATATATCCTTCCATATCTTCATATAAAGCAGACCTTTCACAACGATGAAAATCTGTTTCTTCATCAATATCCAATATACACTCAACATCTGTTTTTTTATAATCAACGCCCCATTCTGGATCATCATAAAAGAAATACTGTTTTCCGTCTTCTGATTTTATAATTGCTCTTTCCATGTTGTTCTCCTCTATCTTTCTAATAAAACTCTTGTTTCATTCTAATTTATCAAGTGCAGATTCTAATGTATTAAATCTGTTTTTTACATTTACATTTTCATTGAAATTATTCATTATGTGCAAAAATGCACTTTCTGAATCTATATATCTTCTGCTAAACCTTTCATGCGTTCCAATCTTTTTACCTGATACAGAAAATTTATATGGTGAATAAATATTTTCCTCTCTTCTAAATATCAATTCCCATTCACTTCCGCAAAATGTAGTGTGTCTAAGCATAACACATTGACCTTCTTTCCATGAATCACATTCTCTAATAATATTCAATACAAATTCTTTATTCATATTATTAACATTCCTTTCTTTATAAAATATCTCTTTCATCTATTGATTCTCTGTTAATTAAAACAGGTGATACCCTTTGACAAGTACCACCTGTAAGTATGTAATATTATCGTTCTATATATTCCCATTCAGCAATAAAGTCAAATGCTTCATTGTAATACATAGGGTTTAAATCCTTGTAAGAACTACATCCAAACTTTTCTTTTAACTCATTCCACATATTAATGAAATAGCTTTTAGAGTAACATTTATATTTAGTTCCATGCGCTCCATCCAGAAGTTTATTGATTCTGTCTTTCGCTGCTTTATATAACTTCTGTTGCTGTCTAGTGGATAACGTCATATTTTCCACCATTTTGTTGAGCATTTCCGTCTGTTCTCCTAGAAGATCTTCCATTGCGTTAATCTGGACTTGCATTCCTTCAATGCGTCCTGTAAGTCCTAAATCATTATGTAATGTTTCTTTCTGTTCTTCTGTCTCATAAAATGCCTTGTGAAGAACATCCGCAGCGTTTAATTGATATTCAAGAAGATTTTTCACCGCTTCTGGGTTTTCTCTTTTCATTGTTGGTGTTAAACGAATTTGAGCTAACCACATAGGAACGAATTTTTCCACTAAAACTAGCGTATTTCGTACCTGACCGTCAAATTTGACGGGTAGGTTTGTCCAACCATTCTCAAATAAAACATTTGACTTCACCTTCTTAACTTCGTTATCTGATTGATTCTCATTAAGTCCAATATCAATACTTGCCTTTCTAATAGCCAACCAAACTTTTCCATCAGATGTTCTTACACCTAAAAGTTCATCTTCTCCGAATGGGATTAATTTTACTTCCATTTCGCTCATAATTGATTCCTCCTGTACTTGCGTGTTATTTAGTTCTCAATGTGCATTTGTAAAATATTGGAAATTTTCTGATTGACTAACCAGTAAGAATTAGATATACTAGAATAGTCAATCCGCTTTGGCGATTGATGTCTGGAAGAGGTTTGTTGCTGTGGTAGGTGCTAACCTCTTCTTTTTTATTTTTCCTGTTGATATATGTCGTAGGAAATATTCTTCTTGATCTGAATTTTTCCATCAACAAAACCTTGCATTAATACTTCTATAGCTTCATTGAGTTTAAAACCTTGTTTCTTGCATTCAGCCTTAAAAGCGTTCTGTATAGTTTCCTCAACAGGAGTTGCAAAATTCTTTCTTGCCATTGCTTTATCTCCTTTACAATTAGTATATTATCATTATTTTACTTATTTGTCAACTAGCTTTTTATTATTTCTTTACTTATTTCCAATTCATAAGCACTATCGCAACTGCTAAAATTTCCATTCTAGCAGCCACTAACTACAAATGAATCATGCTATATGTAATCCAGATACTTTCAATAACGCTTCAAATGCATTGATTAATTCCATACGCATTCTTCTTTTAGAAGTAACACCTTTTCCACCGATTCTTATACTATCGTCCATGCGTGTTTTATATTTCTTTCCTTTAGAATCCGTAAACATATCGACTTCTTCTATTGTTCCATTATCTAATTGCATCCGCATAAATGTATGTGTATATGGTTTATTACCATCTGTATACTCTATAAAGCTTGCCAAATTCTGCATATGTATTTCCTCCATTAACTAAATATCGCAATAATAATCAATATTGCTAGACCAATTCCCAAACAATAACCTAATTCATACATCTCAATCTTCCTCTCTAATCTCATAATCACTTCCAAGAAAATGATCTATTGTATATGTTTCCACTTCTTCAATCCAGTCAGATTCTTCATATTTTCCATTTTCAAAATCAATTGCCATCTTTGCAATTTCCGTTGTCAATGCCATACTATCAACTTTTTCACTGCTTACAGGATATACAGTTCCATCTTGAACCATATCGTTATAGCATTGCATCATAAGTGCTGATGTTTCTGATATTTTCCGTTCACGTTCTGTTCTTTCTCCAAAACGAATCATTTTTAAAATTTCCAGAATCCTATTAGTATATCCATGAATACCTTCGTACATTAACCAACAATCAAGAATTTCATATTCTGTATATTTCTGTTTTATTTCCTCTAATGTTGTATAATTTGTTTCATTTATACAATTGAAGGCTTCAAGCAAAGATTTTTCCATCGTTCATTCCTCCTGTTTTTTGGTATAAAAATAGCCTTATAGATTTATTCTCTACAAGGCTACATAGTTTCCATTATTCTATTAATTACAAAAGCCCTCAAATATTTCTATTCAAGAGCTTATCATGGGAGTTAATACCATACACATCATTCTCAAACATCACTCCCGTATACTCTGTAAGTATATATAAATAATAGTATGTTGTCAATCAAAGATATATCTGATATTATCCAGATCAATCATAGTTCCATCGTCATTAATCCCTCTGAAAAAATTAAACGAGTCACCTTTCATTAACTTTGCTGTTCTAGCAAACTTTTCTAAAATTTCCTTTGAAGCTTTATCATGCCCGTTTTCTGTCCAACAATCTGTTTCAATTCCACACCAACAAACTATTATATTTTTTGGAATACTTACATAAGGCTTAAATATTTCTGGAATTAAAATTCTCTTAATTTGTGAAGGAGTCACTTTCTCTGTGATATATTTTATGTAATCATCTTTATGTATTTCAATATCTGACATTTCATGCTCTGTTGCTGAACAATCTACTTCCAATAAAGCTGCGCCGTAGTTAGGAAATGAGTTTTGATTTTTAATGGGTGAAAATAGATATACAACAGATGTGCTATTATCACTACGTTTTCCATCACTCCAATTATTATTTCCGCATTCATTCATGCTCAAAATTCCATTCTTACAAATGGATTCTAAGTCACAAATATCTACATTCTTATATAATATCATAAGATTAACTCCTTCCGTTTTCTTCTATTATATCATTCCTATTTCCAATTTGAAAGATACATTTCATGGTATATAATCAAATTCCGCTAAACCGCCACTATCCATCACATAAGCCTGTACAGCTTCGGTATATGTTCCATCAAAATTTCCGTTCTCTGTATCATAATCACTAACATGATCTCCAATTTCTTCTTCATAGTATGAAAATATCATTGTGATTAAATTTTCCATTGATGTTTTTGGTGTATATCCCTGTTCTCTAATCCAGATTGCCATATAATCATAATCACATAATTTTTCTTTTGGATATGTACTATAATCTTTTTCCTCTGTCCATCTTCCGTATGTGTCTACCATTCTAACAAACCTCCTTCAAAAATATGAATGTACAATACTGAGTATTATTTTTCTGATATCGTTTTAAATCTTTTATTGTTCCGTTTCCAAAATTAAAAGCACTTTTAATTCTTTCTGGTGTCCAACATAAAAACCAACCATCATTATATTGTTTCTGTATTGTCTTTTTTGTTCCGTTGATTTCAATAGCTATACAATCATCTGGAATTTCATGTTTCCATTTCTCTAAATTAATCATTTTAATTTCCTCCCTATGCACAAACACAACAATCTAATACGTTCTTTAAACTTTCCAACTGATTCTCTGATTCTGTTCTTGCGTATTCATCCACATAGAACTGTTTTCTTTCCTGTCTGCATTCTTCCAGAATACCCTGTAACTTTATATCTGTACTGTTAATAATAACTATTTCCGCAGCTTCCCAATCCTCTACATCTTGCAATTCTCTTTCCGCTAAATAAACGTTATATAAGTCACGTTCCTGTAACTTCTGCTCTATATCATTGTCAGGGATAGGATCATCAATCCAATTCTGCATACAGAAATGTAACAATTCTATAGATTTTCCATTGTATGTAGACATATGGAAACTATTTCCTCCGGCAATGTCATACCATGTGGTTATTTCTCCATTTGTATTTATTTCCACAATATAGCGCAACTGAGTATTCTCAATTGCTTCTTTATACGCTTCGATTCCAGTGTTGATAATCTGTTCTTCATTCCGTTCTATTAACTCTAACCACTCATTCATCATGTTTACCTCCAGAAATTTTCCAACAAAAAAAAGGAATCCAGTTCAAACGGATTCCTTTAGTCATTCTCTGTTATTCTGTATTCTGTTTTAATTCCATTCATATCCATACTGATCACAACCGCGTCCATAAAAATAACACTGATTACCTGCACATTGATGACCATGTATTAACCCAATTGATTCCTTATACCATTTTTGCATACAGACCATTTCAGATTTTTTAGGTTTTCCATTCTTACAATAATTATCGTTATTATGCCTAAATTCTTTTTCTTCTTTTGTTAATGGTTTTTCTTCACAAATTTTATATCCGCCAATATTAACCCATGTAATCCTATATCTTTTCTGAGACATTTAATTTCCTCCAATTCTTCTATCTTATCCCACAAACTTCCATAATAATATGTGTTTAATGTTTCCAAAATCTCATATTGTATAATATTATAAGGATATACATTATCTTCATTATGAGATGTGATATCAGGTATAACCACACCTTTACGTTTCCATTCATTTTTGTCATATTCGCCCCATGTTTTATTAGCACAATCAACAAATAAATGTTCTACGTCGTCCCAATATATGTAAGCGATCGATTTACTTAATATTATCTTATTCTTATCAAATATCGTTCTTTCCGCTCTAACTAATGAATACATATGTACCTCCTGTTCTCATATTCCATAGAAAATACTTTCTTTCCTATGCCTGTCTCTTTCAAAATCTTCTTTGACATAATTCCATCTTATAGCGTTTTCTATAGCGTTTAATTCGTCCATAGACAGCTTTTTGTTTCCGTTCCATATGTATATAGGATCAACTTTAAACTTGATGTATTCAAGCGGTAAATCGTATTTTTCCGCTAATAGTTTATAGAATGTTCTTTTGTTCATAATATTTTAATTTCTTTCACATTCCATGTGATTCTTGTTAAATCATTATATAAGTTTCGCCTTCTCCCTCGTAATTGTTCGCTGCTTTTTCCGCGTCTTCCAGACTGGAGCAAACAGCTATTCTTTTATAACTCGGGATCTCGACTACTTCAATTTTCATCGGGGTTGTTTCCAAGGTGTCCACGAAGTCCGTCTGTACGAACTCGTTTTCGTCATCGTCAAACTCGAACTCGTTTTCCTCAATCACATATTCCTCAACTGAGTAAAACGTCATATTGTGATTTTCAAACTTGCTGACGCTTGTCTTGCGTTTTGCAAGTTCCTTTTTAGCCTCTTCCAGATCGTCAAACGTTTTTATGTATTCAGGGGAAGGATCTAACGCTGTGCATCCTTCTTCAATGTTCTTTCTGTTTTTGTAGTTAAATTCCGCTGTTCTTTTTACCAGATCATATTTTTTCATGTTCTATTCCTCCATCACGTTCTAATCTTTATATTATTGATTATATTACAATGCTTTTAATTTCACAATACCATTATATATAGTAAATTTTCCATATACATAATTGTCTTGTGTAAAGTCATAGTCGTAAACGTGCCATAATTCTTCTGTATTACATTTCCATCTGTTTTCATTTAAAATATCACAAATTTTCTTTGCGCTTCTATCCGAAGCAAAGAAAGCATATGTTTTTGAATGTAAGTACTCTTTTCCTTTTACCGCCATTGCAATTAATTTCATATTATTAATTCCTTCCTTATATAATATAATGCATTCTGTTTGATCGTTCAATCGGCATACAGAAAGACTTCCGTATGCCTATCAGCGGTCAAACTTGATTGTATAAACGGTCAATCACTTTCATGATCTTCATCATCAAGCCGTATTCCGTCAGACCTTCCCACATGATAATAGAAGTCTTTCCGTTTACAGTAACAAACACGCTTTCTGATTCTTCTGAATACTCCACTGTTACACGCTTGTTATTTGTATATGGGTTTTCTTCTAACATTTCATTCATTTTTATAATCCAGTTCATTTTTCTTTCCTCCCTTGTGATTTAATGAACTTTCCAACATTGCCAATAATAATCTTCTTTTGTCGCAATTTCTTCCGCAATCATATCAGGATTAAACATTTGCGTTCTTCTGATAAAGTCTTCGTACTGTTCATTAAAATCATCACAATATGTGATTTCTTCTGATAAAATTCTACCATCATCACTCGCATATTCATAAATAACACTTGATTCATCACTATTGTACGTTTCCAAAAATTTATTAATTGTTCTGCCGTCTTCTGTTTCTATTAAATAATCTTGTAAACATTCTTTTGTAATTTTAAATTTTACTTCTCTTTCTACATCCAAAGTATCATCAATATTACAAATTTTTAATTCTACAAACTTATTCATACCAGTTTACCTCCCGTTAAAATGCGAATTTCATTTATAACATATCCGAAAATTCTTTCATTTTGGGATGTGTAAAACCAATGGTAACCAATGCGTTATAAATGCCTTCCGCATAACTTATTCCGTCCTGGAATTTCCGAAAATATGTTTCTGCTGAAACTAAATCATTTTCTTTCTTATAACGTTCATATGCTTTCCAATCATCATTTGTATCCTGATAGTTTCTAATTGCTTTAATTACTTCGTCAATAAGCTTTTCCGCTTTGTCTTTTTCCAATTTTGTCATGATTTAATCTTCACCTCCTAAAATTCCGCTTTTCGTGTATTCTGATACTTTTCAGTGTATTCAAATTCAGGTTCACCGTAATAAAATCCTGTTACTTCTGTACTAATGCAACGATTTGTTTTCTTTTCGATTATATCCGACATAATAAAGGTTGCATCTGCTTCTGATGAATAACATCCATACACAACTTTTTTATATGCATCTGCTTCGCCTCCATCGTATGTAATAGTTTTGTTTTTCTTATCTTTAATTATAAACATATTACTTCCTCCTTAAAATCCATACCATCCGTTATTATCTGCTATAAAATTTAGTTTGCTGTTTCTTTCACATATTCTTTTAAAATCCAAGTTTGGCTCACATGACCATCTATCAGCTATATATTTATCTGTTTCGTATATATCAAATCTAATTGCAGATTCTTCTTTTGATAAATCAACAAGTAATTTTTCACAATATTCTTTCGATATATCAGATACTAAATAACCTACGGAACATATTTTTCCACTAAGTTTAACTAAATCCCACATGAAATGAATTTCTCCATCATGTTCTTGAATTATTGCAAAAGAAATTTTCATATTCTTTGATATTACATTTAAATATTTATTTATATCTTTCATTGTTATTCTTTCTTCTTTCCTTCATAATCAAAAAATCTTATTAAATCTTGCTCTATATCGTACAACTCAAAATTTGATATTTCTATGTCTGTACATTCATCCTCTGTTATTGCATAGCGTTTAATTTCTCTTGCTACAAATTCAGCTAAAGCCTTTACAACCTCCTCTTTCCCTCTTATTCCTTTTCTTAATATCTTTTCATAATTTGTCATTCTACAATTCCTCTCTTCCTATTGCACTGTTACTTCTCTTAGTTTCTCTGAAATGATTGTCTGTATTGCCGGATATACAGAACCCCATTCATTGATTTCAAAATTTCCATATACGCATGATGTCATTTCGTTATTGTAAACCATTGAAACAATGTGTTGACGGCGAATTTTGTGACCATCATATTCTTGATCAATTCTATCTTCTGTTCCGTCATCATACAGCATGTCGTAATATTCTTCTGGTTTAAAACCTTGTTGTAAATTCTCAATAAAACAGTCCAGATAATCCAGAAGATTCTTTCTTGTATCAAATTCCACTACGCTTGTACAATCAATACTTGGAATGATAAATTTCCTGTTTTCTTGTGCCTTTTTCATACTGTTCCCTCCCTTGAAATTGTACTTTTATCTGTTCTTTATTTCTCTAAACTGTTTAAATAGTTCCATACAGAACTGTTAAATTCGTTTCTTGATACGTCCATATCAGTAAAATTCTTTTCCGATACGGCAGAAACATTATAACCGTTTCTGTTATCGTCTACGTGTATCACCTGTCCATCTTCAAAAATATTTATATTCAAGCCTTGCACGTTTCCACCACCTCTCTGATATAATAGTCTTTCAGATAGTAACGACTTGAGCGTGGGTTATTACGCTTTATAACGTAACCTCTTCCATATCTTCCCTTATAAGGTTCTTTGATTTCTTTTCCTACTGGGATATATCCTCTATCGCTTGCAGTGTGGTGATAGTTGTATTTAATTTCTTTCATGCTTTCCACCTTCCTTACTGTATAAAGTCCCAACGTTCTATAACGTCGTCGTCATAATTTGAAAATGGATTATATACGCAATAAGTAATAATCAGATCGCCTTTTCTCGCCCCTTTTACGCTTGCATATGAGATATAATAACCGCCATCGACAGGAGGATTGAGTACAGTTCCGTTCTTTTCATTATCAGTTACTTTTCCGATAATGCGTTCTATGTACATAACGTTATGATCTTTCCGTGTCGTAAGCATTTCCTCTGTTAAGTCGTTGCAATCAATGATTTTTACCATAGGTGCAGCTTTTACCGCTTCCGTGTATTCTGTAGCGTTTACAGGTGCGCTTGTTGTGTTTCCGATAACTGTTAAGGTTGCAAGTGTAGCAAGTAATACCTTCTTAATTCTGTTCTTCATAATTGTTTCCACCTTTCTTATATATAATTAATATCCTTTTGCAATGTAGTCTAAAAACATCCAAACAGGCATTGTAAACAGGAAGAAAGCGCAAATATATGTAAGTGCTTTCTTGATTTTCTGTTTACGTTCCTGTTTAAATACTGCTTTCCAATAGGCTCTTTCTTCTTTGTAAATAGTTCTTTCCATATTAGTCTCCCTCTTTTCTTGTTGTGTTGTTTGCCATTATAAGCACTATAAAAGGCACGAATGATATAATTCCCATTCATGCCCTATTTAGTGATTATAAGTGTGCTTAACGTCTTTCAAACGTATATTTACGGACAATTTTCGTTTCCTTGTCGGGCGAAATACTAATTGATACAATCGGAATATATCCTGCGATTGTATACGTCATCTCTACACGTTCATAACCGCCTAAATTTTTGAAGAATGGGACAGCATCAAACACGTTGCAATAAAACTCTACACTTGTTTCTTTCTCTGTCTTTTCGGTTTCTTTCCAACGTGAACCAACTTTGTTGTATTCTGTTTTTGTTTCCGTGATTTTATATATGTTTTCAGTTCCATAAAGCCCTGAAATTTCTGGATATTTCTTTAAGAGTGCCTTATATGTATTTTTAAATTCTGTATATGTCATAGTTTCCACCTGTTTAACCTTTCTTATTTAATCTCTGTGAACATCTCAATAGGTGCTGTTATAGTTGCATCTTCACAAGTTGCGGAAATAACAATTTCTCCGTCCTTTGTGATTCTGTAGTTACCTGTATAAATGCATTCAATCGAATGCACTTTGTCGTTATTACCATAAATAAGTTTCTGTCCTTTTGTCATGATGTTTACCTCCCCATCAAAGCGTTGATTGTTTCAACGTTCTTCAAAACCTGTTTACGTGTCTCTTCATACTGTTTTGACATTGCTTTAATTTCTGCAATGTCTTTCCTGATAGCTGTCGTATATGAATTTTTACGACGGAATAACTTTTTGAGCATTCTGTACACCTCCTCACATGCACCGACAAATCAAACCACCTCTTGTGCGGTTACGTTTCAGAGTTGCTAACTCTCTTTCAAGAGTGTTTGATCTTTCGATCAGGTCAACGGGCACAGACTCCTGATTCCAGAAGTCATAGCAAGCGGAAATTTGACTTTCCACTTCTGAAAGTTCTTTCTCAAGAGTGTTGATGGTTGTATATTCTCCAAAATATTTAATCATGGCATATTCTCCTTTTCTTATTCTCTGTTTATAAGCATTACAAAAGGCACAACGTTTACTTTGTTGTGCCATCTCTAAAACCTATAACGCTTTTTTATAAAACATGGATTTCATCTTGTATAATATTTCTGGACGTTTATTGTGTCCTCTAAGTCACACATCTTACATCCCTTGACGTTTTCAAGTTCTTCTTTAATATCTACTGGAAAAGCAAGACTTTTGAAAGTCTCTTCACATTCTGCAAGAATTTGATTCTGAATCATATCTGGTAATTCACATACATATGTATGGGCTGTAATTTTTGTTATTTCGGTTTCAATCTCCTGTTCTTCCTGTTCATTATTATTTGAAAATCTAAAGAAATCACCTTCACCAAAATGTAAATCATACTCCCATAATTTATGCAACTTACTTTCGTTTGGCTTACGATGGAAAACAAGTTCCCCGTCGTTATCGTCTGCCCATACGCTAAAGGAGCAACGTGTACCCTGTAATGTAATGTACCAACCTTCTTTATAACAGGTTAATGTGCCATGCTCTAATATCCATGAGGAAGTTAATTCAAAGTTACGTTCTAAAGCGTTAATCAAAACACACTTTTTATTTTCTGGCATTTCCTCTAATATCCATGTAACAATGTTTTTTAAATCTCTTTCAAATTTTGTTAAATCCTTAATCATTTTTAAATCCTCCTGTTATATTATGTATTCTCTTTTTGTTTTCATTTTTGCAAGCCATTGTATGAAGTCAATTCAAACACTTTCAACTACTACTCACTACTCAGGTACAAGCCTTTCATTTTTGCCCGTTAAATTTATGTCCTGTGCTTCAATGCCTTGCAAAGTCAAAACAAAAAAGTAAGTATTTAATTGATATAAGATCAACTCTGTACTTGCTTGAAAAAGTTTGGTCATCACAATCTTTTATTTATCTGACTTTTGACTGTCAGTGGAAATTATTATGTACAATCATGTGTATCATCACTCCTTTACTTATAAGCTGTATATTTTTGTATACCGTAATTGCCAACGGTTGAGTGCTCCACTCATTTTTATACTTGCTTTTGTAATCGGTTTACTTTTTGCAAGTGAGATACATTTGTATTACGGGAGTGTCTCCCCCGATTTTTAATTTTGATATACCAGATAAAATTATCTAAAGAACTGGTATGGTATAGGCGATACCGCTATATTCAATTTTTAATTTTGCCTTATGTATCAACTTGTGTCAGATTATAAAACTTACATTAAGATATAGGACTTATTGACTCTGCCTGTATCATATTTTTAATGGTCTTATTGACTCTGCCATTAAAAACTGTATTTTGTTTTTTATCTCTGTCCCTCTGTTGATGGTATTACTATATCATAGGGTACCCTATTAGTCAATAGGTTACCCTATGATTTTTTATGTTTGTGAATTGTGTATAATTTACATATTTATATAGGGTACCCTATTAGTACAATATACACAAATGTCAATAGAAAAGTTGACAGGATAAAGCTATAATGTTAATATGTAATACTACTCTTACACCAAAATAAAAAGAGAATTATTACATATATAAATAAAGGAAGGTGTAAGAATATGGCATATAGCCCAAAATCACAAAAAGATTATAATGATAGATGTACAGTTGTAAAACTTAAATATACACCAGAAGAAACGGAAGAATGTGCAAGAATGAAACGGTATGCAAAAGATAATAACATACCAATGAGCGTATATATTAAGAAGCTAATACAGGATGATCTTGACAGAAAAGGTTATAAATAAATATATGATAGACGATAAAATAACAAAAGAGCACATAGAACATTTAAGAGACATAAACTATTATGATGCTTTAAAGTTGTTTGATAATGGAAATATACGTTATTTATATGATGATTTATTTATAGAGTATATACGCCATATAATAAGGAAATGTTTATTTATAACTGACACTGACAGCATAACAGATATAATATATAAATTTTTTATTGTATCTGGTAACGTGTCAAGATGTTTAGATATGCTTAGATATAATAATATACAGTATAATCAAAAGTTATCAAATGGAAGATATAGAATCAATAAAGAAGATATATACAACGCCTTAAATAATGGAAGATGTGCAGATATAGAAATAGATTTTGTTGCACATTTATTGTGGTATGGAAGAAATTACAATGAATTAGATAGTTATATAGATACTATGTTGTCAAAGATAAAACAGTTGTATTAACCACATATAATAGGAAGTAACACAATCAACCTATTATGATCTGCATAACCTGTTATCATGCTCAAAATGTACAGATAGCGTTATAAGCGTGTATTTGACGTTTTAAGGCGTTTTAATGCTTATATGATAATTATATAGGCTCTTGCGCTTAAAGTCGTTTATATGGCGTTTTAGAGTGTTGTTTTTAGAGTAGGTTGTACTTATGAGCGTATATCTGGGTAAGTTTAGAGCGTGCAGCATGATGATATTTTAGTATCATTTTAATATATTTTTAAGTGTATTTTTACGTCGAAATGTGCGCTATTTTATGCAAGAATATTGTATATTTATACAGTTTATTTGATGTATTTTTATGCAAAAAAGTGTATAGAATAGCGTTGTTTTTTGTGTCTGGAAATAGGGAAAATATTGCGGTAAAGTGTGCGGAAAATTGTCTGATTTATGGCGTGAAGGTGGTGTAAATTTGTCTGTTTGGAGTGTGGTTTTTTATGTGATTATTGGATAATTTTATCTTGTTTTTATGTGGTTTTTATGCCATGTAATGGGATAATTTTATTATGATCTGCTGTTATATTTTAATGCCTGGATGGTGTTAGAATGTAGTATCTATAGGCGTTTATGATGGTAGAATTGTGATGGAATTGTTATGCAGATATGATGTAATTGTACATTGTTTAGTGTGTTAATCTATGTGTATTTACGTTGGATTATGTGAGTATTTGTGTTGTGTATTGCATGGTATATTTAGGCATTATAATGGTAATATTATGAGCGTAATGTCAGGCGTATAGTGTGGCATATCATGGATAGATATAGATGTATATTGTAGGTTATATGTGTAATGTGGTGTGAGATATAATGTATATTATATTGTATATTAGTGTGGATTATGTATGATATATTTGATGTTATTATGTGGGTGTGGTGTATTGAGTTAATATGATTTTGTAGTGTGTTTGGGATGTGATTTTGTCTGCTGTTGTGCGTCCAGATTGTTTTATTTCGTCCAGATTTGTGTGTTATGTGAGTGTGTTACAATTTTTGTGTTACATTTGTGTATTATGGTGTAGTGGTGGGCTATCCCATTTTTACCGCTGTTTTTGATGGTAAAGTGGAGTGTATTAGTCTATTTTATTACATTTTTGTGGTGTAAGTGGTGATATGATTTTGTGTTATGATTTTGTATTATAATCTTGTAATTTAATTTTTAGGTGTAATTACACCTAAACGAACAGAATTGACCAATAGTCATTTATACGCATTTTTTCTCTCATTTTCTCTTGTTTTCTCTAATTTTCTCACTTTTTCATTTTTCGAGTATACTATAATAATATTTATAATTGTCTATACAATTCAATCTGCCCGTCCCGTGATCCTGTCCAGAATCATGATAAAATTTTAGTTTCATCACACTAACTTTTGTTTATCTGGTATACCGCCCCTTGTTTTTTGCCATGTTAAAAATGTCAAGAAATAACAAAACTTGACTTTTTTACACTTCCCTCAAAAGTGTGAAAGTTAGTTTTAGTCAACAATAGCAAGGCTTTTCGGGATTTTATATCAGAGTACATTAATCCAATTTTATAATCATGTTTTACTATTGTATACCAATATGATGGGGATAGTTTACATTTATAGAAATAACACAATACTGTCATATTCCCTGATGTGTTCAACTCACACTGCTCGTCCAAAAATCAAAACTGGTAATCTATCCACACTCCACACTCACCTCAACAAAAAATTCCTATCCTCATCCCACATTACAAATTGTATAAAATCTACACACAATTCTCCAAAATAATCAAAATGAGTTCGACACCGACTTCGACCGCACCCTTACATATCAACGCAAAATAAATTTTCTGACAATTCTAAAACACCAATTTTCACCCAAAATTACCTGCCCTAAATCACAAAATCCCTTGCAAATCCTATCTATTATCGAAGTCCTCTCGAAGTGATGCCAATGTGATCACAATTACAATTCCAGATATTTCACTCCATCTTAATCCTGTATTATCACAAATTTCCTTATATTTCCTATCTAAAACGCAGCAATCACTTCCTATAATAAGCACATATCACCACCCCATTTTAACCAAAATAACCACCCAAAACACCTATCTCGAAGTCCATATTTTTACATCCTCAAAAACATCTATCTGAATTGTGTCAAACTTTCACACAATTCTAATTGATAAAATTCACTCAAAAAATACATCATAGCAATCTCTAAAATCAATTCTATACTCACTATTCTAATGTACAACTTAAAATAAACATTACAACTACCCTCACCTGAACAACTTAGCATCTGTACATTACAATTTTCAAATTAAATCTACATCATATAATCTACAACAAAATATCTCAAACAGAGAATCTTGTATAGGAAAATAAGAAGGGGGGGTACTTTTACATCTATAGAAAACCACTACTCTCATATCCCATCTATCCCCAAATTTTCACCAGTAAAAAATAGATCCTATTTATTTCAAATGGAGAATCTATAACCAGAAACATATAAACCAAATATGAGAGAAATATTAATCATCAAAATAAAATAAAAAAGGAGATTACTCAAATGACATATTCAATTAACGATTTAATATCAACATTAATTTGTTCATCATCCAATTATCCGATTATATCTTTTTCAGCATATTTAAGAAATAAGTATAACAATTTCGATTGTGATTACTGGGAAAGACATTTATATGAATCTGGATTATTGAATGATAAATATGAATACTTATCTGAGATATTTAACAATTATAAAATTGAGATATCATCGGCAGCATACAATCAGATTGAAATGATAACAAACAAATATCTTACCGATAAGAAAATATACATACCAGGATTAACATCAAAACCATATTATTACTATCCATCAAGAGGAAATAGTAAATCAATCAGAGAGATATGTTATTTCATAAAGTCAATATCAGATTTAGAAAAAGAAAAGAATCAATTTTCATATAATCCGTATTTAGCAAAATATACAGCACAAAATTATAAAGCTGATATAGAGAATTTATACAAGAGAAGAATTTCTCAAAAGATACTTAACTCATATGAAACACAAAATAACTCTACAAAACAGAGAAGTAATAACAAAGAAGAAATGAGCTGCTTAAAAATTATTGCCGATAGAAACAATACAAATAAGAAATTTCACAAATAAAGGAGATTAACCATTATGAGAAAATCAAAAGACAACAAAAATAATACAACAACTACTATCACACCATCAGCATCTGATAAAACACCTATTGAGATTGCATTACAGATTGATTCAGATGGAATGACAACGGCAAGTAAATTATATTCATTTTTAGAATTGAATCCAAGTAATTTTGCATCCTGGTGCAGAAGAAATATTACTAGAAATAAATTTGCTACTGAAAATGAAGATTATATAGTTTTCGTAGTGGAGAACGAAAACCCTAAATTAGGCGGTAGACCAAAAACAGATTACAAACTCACATCTGAATTTGCAAAGAAACTTTCAATGACAGGTAATACCGAGAAACATGAGCAAGCAAGAGATTATTTTATTGCTTGTGAGCAAGGATTAAAAATCGCTACTATTAAATTGCAAGCAAGAAATGATGATATTCAAGCTTTAGCGCAGAGTGTAAATAATCTTGTGCAAAAGATTGATAATAAATTTGATTCATTAGAATCAAGAGTATTTACATTAGAAAATACCGCTACTACTCTAAAATCATTACCAAAGAAACGACGATTTACATACTGGTCATCAAAAATGTTTCCTAAATATCAAGCATTAGCAGAATATTTTGAAATTCAACTGAAAGATCTCTATAAGAATCTATATAGAGAATTTCAGAATATGTATCCTGATATTGAGCTAAACCAGATTGTAGATGATTATTGCTATGAGAATAAATTAGAAACTTGTTACACCTTAGATGCAATAGAGCATGATAAAACCGTAAGAGTATTATTTGAGCAGTTGGTAGATACTCTTTTGGAGAAATATGATTTAGTACTTCATAAAGAGAAACTTGTAGTGTCAACAATTTTTGACACAAAATAATTATCCTTTGTGAGAATAAATAAAAAATACACCAAAAATCAATTTGAAGGGAGAAACACATAAATGTCCACTAAGAGCAAGAAAATCAAAAATAGCACTAAAGGTTATAAGAATTTAAGGAAAGATTTGGAAAAACAATCCACCGATACTATCTTAGAATGGAAAATCTATTTCGATAATCTTAAATATAATGTCAAATGTGATACTGGTTACTTTGTAATGGCGATTAAAACATGTGATGAGATTCTAAAAGAAAGAAAAGAGAAATAATACATATGAATGATTTAGAGAAGAAGAAATTAAACAAGATTTACAACTATGCTGATTTAATCCATTCGGAGAATCTACTAATACTATCAATTATTGGATCTCTGTTAAGAGAGTCTGATAAACCAGAGATTGAAAAATGTATTAAGGCTTATATTCAGCAAAGAGAGAATATTCAAAAAGGAGTATACGAAGATGATGTTGAGATTACACAATAATTCTAGTTAAAATTTTTAGGTATAAATATATGTACCTAAATAAAGATAATTTTAGAGAAGATAAAAATAAGATAGTTTTAAAGAAAAACAAAGACAAAATCAAACAAAATACACGAAGTGTAAATATTCTTCTCTTGTTATATATGAGTCTATATGGATATTGACTGCACAAACTGACTATATATATGTACCCAAATGAAGAAAAAATATACTTTTAGGTACATATATATGTACCTAAACGGGGTTTTCTTTACAACTTTACTATGATAAAGAATTTGAGGTGATGATATTGATTGTATGAGAATTGATTTTTGGAGAATGTATAAATGTAATAAATAAAGTTTGTGACAAATTGCCATAAGCTTGAAGAATAATAAAAAGGAGTATAAATTTGAGAGAATTAAAAATTGATCCAGAATTGAGAGACTTATCATTAATTAGACGAGGTGAATAAACTTGCCTAATTATGTAAAGATTCCAAAAGAAATAATTTATGATACATCTCTTACGGACAAACGAGTGATTATCTTTTCATATTTATGTGCAAGACGTTCACTTGATGATTCAGTGGCATTCTCAATTACTGAGCTTTGCCACTGGTCAAAACTCAAACCAAACTATAGAGATGGAAAAATCAATCAAAAGTATTATAAAACATTACTTTTACTCTCCCACATGGATTATTTTACTGAATATCCTGACTTTGAATCACTTATATCTGAGCATAAAAATTCCATAGAGTATTTGAAAGTAGAATTGAATATAGAGAAATTTGATATACCAGATAAATTTGCAATAATTTATTTTGATGAATTAGAAGCAATTTTGAATTATAAGGAAGAATTACAATACTCTGATATAGATTTATCTCGTATGTCATCAGCTTATATCTTATTGGTATTGTCTTATATCAGGCTAAATATGAATCGTTCAATTGACAAACCACTTTGCTGCTATCGTCAATATAAAACCATTTCTGATGAAATAGGAATATCTGAGAGATATGTAAGTCGTGCGGTAGAAATATTAGATGCATTAAACATTATTAAATATGTTCCGATGAAGAGAAGAAAATATACGAGTAATGGAAAAGAAAAATTTATTACTACATCAAAAGTATTTGCGGATTATAGACATTTCAAGAAATATGGAGATAATCACATTATTGATCAAAATTATGACTATAAAGATGAAATATCGAAACAGGTGGAGCTTTTAGAGAATATACACATATAACTATTAACCAGTATCACAAAAATGAGGAGTGATGCAACTATGAATTTTAAATCAAAGGAGAACTTAAATTATGACAGAAACAGAAACCAGAAGAAACCATGAATACAACTACAACAAATATTATACCATGCCAAGTAGAGAAGAATTACATAGAGAGTATGGTGGAAATATTTGTGAATCAGATTTTAATATTGTGAGAGGTAAAAATCAGAGTCGTTCAATCAATGCTGATAAAATCGGATCTGCTTGGAGTTTTGATATTCGGTGCTTACAGAATATTGAGAAAAGAGATAGAAAGGTTGAAGAAAATAATGGAAACAATTAAAAATTTATCAGTGGGAATTGAAGAACAAGAAACACATATTAGTTATATGAGAGATGAATCTTATGCGAAAGTTTACACATCTGATTCTACTCAAATGACTAGGTTGGATAAACTTTGTAAAACAAATCCTGATATGTATGAACTCATCGAAAATACAGGTCGTGGAAAAAGTTATTTAATTTCAGATAAAGGACTTATCTCATTTAGGGCAAAGAAACGAGAAATGACAGAAGAACAAAAACGTATTGCTGCGGATCGTATGAGAAAACTACATGACAGTGGATTAATGTCAAAAAATAAATAATTTACTACTCTTCTACTTATCTGGTTATATCAACCAAAAAATTCCTAAATAAAACTATTTTAGAATATCGTTTCTACTCAGAAAACATTATATGTAGATTAACGTAGAAAATTTCACAATAAAATTGGATAAGTTGTTAGGGTAAATAATTTAATTTTTAAAACATTATATACAGATTAGAATAGAAAGCAAGTTTAATATTATGAGAAAAATGGATTACAAATATTTCTCAAAAGCCAAGCAGATTGCACAGGTGTCTGATTTTCCAAAGGTACATATCGGATGTATTGCCGTTTATCAGAATCGAATTATTGGAATTGGTTGTAATACAAATAAAACCCACCCAACTCAGAAGTATTATAACCGATACAGAATAGATGACAACGATTTTGATAATTCTGAATCACTTCTACCAAAACTCCACGCAGAAATTAATTGCATAAATCAACTGAAACATTTGAACATTAATTTTTCAAAAGTGAAGTTGTACATATATCGTACTAGGAAAGATATTGTGTGCGGAATGGCTAGACCTTGTGCAAGCTGTATGCAAGCAATAAGAGATTTGGGGATTAGAGAAATATATTATACGACAAATGATGGTTATTCATATGAAAAATTAGAGAAAGGATGTGTTGCTTAATGGTGTGAGCAGGTTGTCACATAAGCTATTGTCCATCAACGTGTCCTAACTATATTCCTGAGAATGTAACTCACTACTGCTCTATTTGCGGTAATGGAATTTACAACGGAGAAGAATATATTAGGAACGATGACGACGATTATGCTCATTGGGAATGTATTGATTATAAGAAAGACTTAGCTGAATGGCTAGGTTATGAGATTAGAATTATGGAGGAAGATTAAAATGTTAACTGGGAAAATAGGAAACGAAATCATAAATTGTTATGATGGAACACACTCAAAAGAACAGTTAAAAAAATGGACTAAGAAGAAAATTATTTTATGTCCTGTATGTAATAGACCATATGAATATTGTCATGGTAAAGTTAAAACGCCATATTTTAGGCATATGGATAAAGAAAAATGTGAAGATAAATATTCTGAATCAGAAACAGAAGAACATATTCAAGGTAAACGAGATTTATATGAATGGATCAAGAAACAAAACGGTGTTACAAATGCAATATTAGAAGGATGGATACCAGAAACAAAACAACGTCCTGATATTATATTTGAGTATAATAATAAACGATATGTAATTGAATATCAGTGCTCTCCTATTGCTTCTGAATATTTTGAAAGACATGAATTATATCAAGCAGTTGGGATATGTGATATTTGGATTTGTGGAACTGAAAAGTATCTTGGATCAAATAAAAGAATAAATACATTAGAAAAAATGTCACATATTTATTATGATTTTAAAAATAAATTTTTATACGTTATTGATGATATTTCTGAGACGACATTTAAGGAAATAGGAAAACTTAATTCATGGAGAGGATATTTAAAAACTAAATATAAACAACAAAAATATTTTAAAAGGACGTTTCATGTAATGATGAATATATTTGATTATACTGTTGGATATAAAAATTATATTAAAATCAAAAACATTTCAAATAGTTATTATTGTTGCGGATCTCATTATCCATCTCCAACAGGTAGACCTTCGAATAAATATCCGTATCCAGTAAGAGATTATGCATATTTAAGGAATTACTCTTATGCAACTTGTTATAAATTATCCAATATTAAATTAAAAATGTAATTGGAGGTATCATAATTTGAGTAAACATTTGACATCACAAAGATATGTATTTAAAATTCATTCTTCAAGACTTAGAAGAAAAAAATGGAATTTAAAATTGACACCAAATCAAGCAAGAGAAAATCAAGAGCTTATTGCTTTAAGCGAAAGTCAAATAATGAGATTTATTGATGAGATAAATAATATCACAGATACAGAACTTAAAATTTCAAATATTAAATCTGAAATCAAGAAATTAAAATTTGAGAAAAATTTATCTATATCAAGACCTAAAATCAAGAAGTTATATAATGATTTAGATAAATATCAATTCAAAAAGGATTATGTGTGTGTTGTAATTGATAAGGTTAAAGATTTTGAATACATTTATAAACATGGCTTTAAAATCAACAATGTTACATATAGATGGTTACTTGGAACTACTGGTGGAGTAAAAAACAATACTGTAGTATTTGTAAATGAAAAATTACTACCTGAATTAAAAAAACGTATAGATAACGGTCGAAATTTACAAAAAGAATTTGCTCCTGCAAAACTTGAAGCTTATATTGCTCTGGTATGCAGCTCTTCTATTCCTGTATCAATGCCAAATGGGATCGTTGTTGTTCATGATTGTATTACAAAATTCAAATCAGATGTAATTGAATTAGATGATACTGGACTTGATCAACCAAGTATGAAATTTATTAAAAATAAAGATGTAGAGCTAAACGATAGTGACGGATATGGACTTGCTATGCCATCTCTTATGGAACGTTGGGGATATGAAATCGGAGAAGATTTTTTATTACCTGGTTGTGTTATTAGAAATTCATTTTGTAAAGGTGCTGTATTTCCTATTGATTTTCAGAAGTTTGCACAAGATCATGGTTTTACAGAAATAACAGATGTGTGGGGAAATACATATGACATTAATGAAATAGAACTCATTTTAACAGAGTCGATGCTAAAATTGTGGGACTCCTATTCTTCTCTTGAATCATATCTTGAAAATTGTGAAAAGAATCATTACACATTTGCAATTACAAAAGCTTCGGAAGAAGAATTAGAAAATGTAAGAACAATGAATTACCAGTTTTTACAAAGTTATGATTTTACAGATGAACAAATTGATGAATTAATCGCACCAACTGTAAATGAAATTAAAGAAATTTTAGATGATGATTATAGAAAAACAATATTATACACAAAAGGTATAGGACTTAATGAGAAAAATATTCAACATTTAGATAGTTCATTTGCAACAGCATTGATGATTGAACCTGAAATGGCTAATGATCCATTTATCAAATCCCAGATTCACTCCATGATTAGAAAGCGTATTGATGAAGCTAAAGTTGGGGTTTTAAAAGTTCCTGCAAATTATTCCTTAGTATCAGGAGATCCGTATTCTCTATGTCAGTCCATGTTTGGAATGAAAGTTACTGGACTATTAAAAGCTGGACAAGTCTATTCTAAATATTGGATTGATAAAGGTGTTGATAAAATTGTAAGTTTTCGTGCGCCAATGACCTCGCATAATAATATCAGGCTTCTTGAAGTTGTACATAATGAAACAATGGATGAATTTTATCAATATATGACAACTCCTACTATTTTTAATAGTTGGGATACATGTGCGGAAGCGATGAATGGTTTTGATAAAGACGGAGATTGTGTAATTAATACTTCATTTGATCTATTAGTAAAAAATACTAAACGATTACCTGCTATTGTATGTGTGCAAAGAAAAGCTCCAAAATGTATTCCTACAGATGATGATATTATGAGATCAAATATTAATAGTTTTGGAAATGCCGTAGGTGGAGTAACAAATAAAATTACATCAATGTTTGAAGTTAAATCGAATTTCGCACAAGGAACAAGAGAATATAATTTGCTCGATTATAGAATCAAATGTGGTCAGTTATACCAGCAAAATGCGATTGATAAAACTAAAGGGATTGAGGCGAAACCAATGCCTGATAATTGGTATAACTGGATTTCAAATAAACTTACAAAAGCAAAAGACTCTCACCAGAAAAAAGAATTTTGGATCAACCGAAAAATTATCGCAGATAAAAAGCCTTATTTTATGCAATATATTTATCCATCAGAACGCATAGAATTAAATAATTATCGTAAGAAAAATAATGAAAAGTGTCTTATGAGATTTAGAATTTCTCTTGATGAATTAATGTACAAAGAGAATAAATCAAGAGAAGAAAATAAATTTATTAAGTGTTATTATGATCGAATGCCACTCGGTATGGGTAAATGTACAATTAATAAAATTTGTTGGAGAATTGAAGAAAAGTTTGATAACCTTGTTTACTCTTCTAATGAAAATTTTGATTATTCTATTATGAAGAGTAATGTAACATATTCGGATGCGGTGTATAAGAAAATTAAAAAAATATATGAAACTTATAGAAAAGAAATATCTAGTTACATGCAATATGCTAAATCCGAAAGGCTTAAATCAGATGAACGTCAAATTCAAAAATATATACTAAAAGAACAATTTAAAGAAAAATGCCTATTAGAGTGTCCTAATGAAGATGAGTTATGTAATATTGTTTTAGATTTATGTTATTCAAAATCTAAATATAGTAAACAATTTGCATGGGATATTTGTGGTGAAGTATTTATACAGAATTTATTAAGACGTAAGAATTATAAAATCTCATATCCAACACTTGATGATAATGGAAATATTGAGTATTTAGGCATGAAATTTTCTATGAAAGAAACTGAAATTAAAGTAAATGTAGATTTGGAGGACAATGAATGCCAGTTGTATTAAATGAAATAAAACAAGCAGAAACAATATTAGAGAAAGGGGAAGTTGGTAATAAACCAACTTCCACCTTATTCTTACTATCTAAATATTATCGTCAAAAATTAAAATTATCCGAGAATAAAACTTCTGAAAAACTTAATGAGTTTATGGATAACAATTATAAAAATTATAATCCTGTATTATGGGAAGATATAATTGAAGATATTTCTCGAAAAGGCAAAAAATATGAATTAAGGAATATTGAGCATATTGGAATTACTCAATCTGAATTAGATACTATTGAATCTACAAAAACGAAGAATCATAAAAAATTACTATTTACAATGTTATGTTTTGCAAAATTATACAATATTATATCTATAAATAACAATAATTGGATCAATTCAGATATAAAAGAAATATTTAAAACTGCAAGAGTGATCGTTAAACATAGAGATGATAAATTCTTATTGCTAAATGATTTGGAATCGAATGGTTATATTTCTTTTTCTAGTAAGAATGATAATCTTAATATGAAAATTAATTTTATTGATAATGTTAATGATTCAATATTATATATTACTGATTTTAGAGAATTAGGGTATGAATATCTTAATTATACAAAAGATGGTAATTTTACAAGATGTAAAATTTGTAACAGATTAATAAGAAAAACAAGTAAAAATATTCAGTATTGTGCAGAATGTAAAGAAGATAAACGGCTTGAGACAAAAAGAAAATGGTGGAGTAATAAAGAATAATTTGTAAAAATAATTTATGCACTAGACTTTTTTAAATGTCCGCAAACCCAGTATTTACAAGGGTTTCCGACACTATTGCCAATTTTCTTATTATGTAATAGATATATACGTGGATACATTGAAAATACAATGAAAGACGAAATATTTTAATAAAATAATCAATCAAAAAGGAGAATCAGTACATGATTTTAAAAGAATCATATCGCTATCAGAACTTTCTTACAAATCTTATTAGCAGCGCACAGACATATCTTGGAAATGTATCATTCGTCATGACAACAACTCAAAAGCATATGAAAAGCAAAGCTAATCCAGAAGCATCTGATGATGATTTGGAAGTTCCAAAATCTTATAATGTAGATTTTACGCCAACTCAACTGGTGGATTTTCTTATGGATGCAATTCAAGAAAAACAAAAGTTGTCTGATGCTATCACAGAAGCTAAGAAAAATACTGAAATTGATTTAGATTCTTCTTATGCCATGAATAAAACAAAACAAAGTCTTGCTAAAGTTTTCAAGACAATGGCTGGCAGAAAAGCTACTGATACTGAAAAGCAAGGTCGAGATTATAGATTCAATGTCAATCAAGAGCAGGTTGCTTATACATACACTATCAAAGAAGTTACTCAACTGGATTATGATAGAAATGTAGTTAAAGCACTTGCAAAGAAATTAGCAAAAGAAACAGATGAAGTTTCAACTAAACTTGATCAGCTTGAGCTTACTACTCTTGTTAATCATGAACCAAAGTATGATATGAATGATACATTAGAGGATATTGTGGTGAAGTAAAATTCACCACTACTCTTCTATTCGGATATTCACAAGAGACTAAGATTGATTTATGATGGTCAATCGGTTCAGATGCAGATGAACTGTGATGCTGCGAGGTAGGATGATAATACCAGAATTATCATAATTAAAATCTAAAAAAAGAATATGTCATACATATTATTATAGATATTATTGGGTAAGTATAATTTATACTTAACATTGGAAAAATTCAAGATGATTCGTTAATCAACATTACGTTTCATTAATGCGAAAATGCAAGATTTTATTATTTCGGTATTTCAACAATTTGTAAATTTGATAAAACAATATACGTTTCGCTAATATTAATTCTTAAAAGAATATATCGGGCGAAAAGCCTAAACATATAAAGGAACGAATTATTCAAATTCGATTGAAACATTTGTGTTTCAGATGAAAATTAAAAGATTTTGTGCAATTTTTGTACAGATTTTTAGCAAATTGGTTGAGATTATGAAGAAATCTTAGTCTGTTATGAATATTTGAATAAAAATACAGTTATAATTAGTTTGGAGACTAATTGGTATAATAATTGGCGGTTGCACTATTATTTCCCCTTTCTTTAAAATGGTGTGATCGCTGATTTTCTGTTTATAAAAAATAATGCAGAGTGGAGCAGTCTGGAAGCTCGTCTGGCTCATACCCAGAAGGTCATAGGTTCAAATCCTATCTCTGCTATTACTCTCCTACTTGGAGAAATAAATGCAAAGGACGTGAATTGTTATAAAAGCAATTAGTAAAAAAGAAATGGAATATCTTATGAAGAAAGGTTTTAAATTTCATGAAGATATTTTTAAGACATATAGTGGTAAGAATAAATACTACTATAGAGAATGTAATGCTATTAATAAGGCATTAGATGATTACCATAATGGATTAAATGTTGTGGAATATGTTAAGTAATTAAGAAACAAAAATATATTATGAAAGGTGGTAAAATGCCATCAGTACTTATTTTTACGATACAAATGCTCTGCTATTATTACAGAAAGATGTATTAAAAGAAAAATTTTATATTAGTTCTACATCACTTCAAGAACTAGAACACATCAAAGTCTCACGTAACAAAGAAGAACAAGTTAAATATGCAGCACGTAAAATTCTACATATACTTGATGAAAACGAATCTTCATACGGTGTTATCGTTACCGATTCTAAGATTATAGATATTATCAATCAACATGGATTGGAAAATACACCAGATAATCAAATATGTGCGTGTGCTTCGACAATTGAAGATGTCATTTTTATTACAAATGACATTGCATGTAAATCAATTGCAAGACACATCTTTGGATTAAGAACAGAAACAGTTAAAGAAGAAGAAAAAGATTTATATACTGGTTTTATTGAAACGTCATTATCTGAAACAGAAATGGCTTATTTTTATGAACATTTACAAGAAAATATTTATGATTTATTAGACAATCAATATCTTGTATTAAAAGATAATGATAATAAAATTGTGGATATTATGGTTTGGCGTGATGAAATGTATCAGAATGTTAAATTCCCTACAATTCGTTCAAACTATTTTGGAAATGTAAAACCTTTAAATGGTGATGTTTTTCAACAAATGGCTTTAAATAGTTTTAGTAATAATCAAATTACTATGATTAAAGGCGCAGCTGGTACAGGAAAATCATATTTAGCTGTTGGATATTTAATGTGGTTATTAGAGAAACGAAAAATCGAAAAAATTATTGTATTTTGTAATACTGTTGCTACTGCTAATTCTGCAAAGCTTGGGTATTACCCAGGGACAAAGGATGAGAAGTTGTTAGATTCATCAATCGGTAACATGTTATCTGCTAAACTTGGGGACAGTTTTGGACTTGAAGAAATGATGGCAAAAGGCAGAATCCAACTCTTGCCAATGTCTGACATTAGAGGTTTTGATACTAATGGAATGTGTGCAGGTATTTATATTACAGAAGCGCAAAACATGGATATATCATTAATGAAACTTGCCTTACAAAGAATTGGAGAAGACTCAATTTGTATCATAGATGGTGATTACAACGCACAAGTTGATTTATCTCAATATGCAGGTTCTAATAATGGTATGCGTAGAATGTCAGAAGTTTTTAGAGGTCAAGACTTCTACGGAGAAGTAGAATTGCAAAATATTTATAGAAGCAAAATTGCGAAAATCGCTGAAAATATGTGATTAAAAATATTACGAAAATCGAGGTATTATAGCCTATGAATAAAAGAAATATGGAATTATCGGATAAAGAATATGATGAACTTGCTGAAAAATTAGATGCGGAGCAGGTCATTCTTGAAGATACGGATTTGATTAATAATCAATTTGAAAATCTTCTAAAGCATAGAATTATTCTTATTAACGACATTATTAGTAACCTTACAATTGATAAAATTGTTATGCCACTGTTACAGATGGATAATGACGGAACAGGTGAGAAAATTACTATTTATCTGAATAGTAATGGCGGATCTACATTTGACGGGTTGGTCTTATGTAATATTATTGAAAGATTAAAAACACCAACGGAAGTTATTGTGCTTGGATATGCATATTCTATGGGAAGTATTATTCTCATGTCTGGTAAAAACAATCCAAACGTAACTAGAAAATGTTATCCATTTAGTACAGCTCTTATTCATGGTGGTTCTGCTTATATTGGTGGAACTTCCAGTCAAGTAAAAGATTATTTTAAATTCAATGAAAAATTTGAGAAACGTATTGCAGATTTTATTGTATCACATACAAATCTCTCAGAAGATGACTATGCCGCTATCGAGAGATATGAAGCATATATGGATTCTGATGAAATGTTAGAAAAAGGTTTAGTAGACGAAATTATCTAGGAAGAGTGGTTATTACTACTCTTCTATTTTTATGAAAATATATAGATTCAAGGAGAAGAAAACATGATCAAGATAAACGAAACACCAGAAAAATTAAATCCACGCAAAATTAATATCCAGCTTAAAAATATTTCTTTAAAAGATCTTCACTTAATCGACACTGATACAGGTGAAGATGTGACTCAGGAAGTAATTGATACTCTTCCAGAAGGAACAGAAACAATTGATTTTAAAATCACTAAAGATATTCCAGAAGAAGAATAAGTTGGGTGGTGGATGATATAAAGTCATATAAAAGATTAGACGGTGAAACACCAGAAGAATTAATTTATAGAGTATGTTCCGATAAGGATTCTATCGGATCTTGGAATGATGTTGCTGTAATTTTGAATACATTATTAAATCAAGATTATGGAGAATCTACATACCGTAAAAAATTTCAAGCATTTAATAAAATGTTAACTGCAAATAGAAAGAAATTTTATGATTCAAGTAAACAGTTAGATGAATTGAATAAGAAAATTAAAGAATATCGTCAAGAACAGATTAAACTTCAAACTCTTAATATTGAAAGAAATCGTTTAGATAGAAGTGAATCTCGACAAGAACTGTATTATCAATATGTTGGAAATGTTATTAATACACTACCATTACCAGAATTTAAAGATATTATAAGTTATGAAGACAATGGTTCTCGTGAATATATTCTAAATCTCAGCGACTTGCATTACGGTGCTTCATTCGTAAGCGAAAATAATATTTATTCACCAGAAATCACAAGAGAAAGATTATTCTATCTTACATCTTATATGATTGATTTTATTAAATCACATAAGCTACATAAATTACATGTTTTATGTACAGGTGATGTATTACAAGGACTTATTCATTTAACTGATCTAAAAATAAACGATAGTACAGTCGTAAAATCATGTGTGGAAATTTGTAGATTGATTGCACAAATGTTAAATACATTATCTGCTTATGTACAGATTGAATATTATCATACACCATCAGCTAATCATACACAGATACGTGCATTAGGTGCGAAAGCAAATGAGTTAATGGATGAAGATATGGAATATCTGATTGGAAATTATATTAAAGATTTATGTGCCAATAACAATCGTATTATTGTTCATCTTGCAGAAGAAGGAAAACAATATGTAGCATTTAGTATCAATGAGTATAATATTGTTGCCATGCATGGACACCAGATTAAAAACATTGAATCAGCAATTAAAGATATTTCTATGATGCGTAGAGAATTTGTAGATATTTTAATTTTAGGACATTATCACGCAGGAAAACAAATAACTGTTGGTGAAGGATGTTGTGCAGATTGTGAAGTACTAATTAATCCATCATTTGTAGGAAGTGATCCATATTCTGATTCACTGATGAAAGGTAGCAAGGCTGCTGTAAATATATATGGTATACACAAAATCTACGGACATGATGAAACGCACAAAGTAATTTTAAATTAGTATTGAGCTAGATTATTTTTCTAGTACAGACCAATTTGTAATTGGATTAATTGACATGGAGAGTACGCCGCTACTCTCCTATTTTAGTATAAATATATAGAAGAAAGAGGTTTAAAAATGACAAAAATTGAATTTGTAGATGCAGTCGCAAAAGAAACAGAATGGACAAAGAAAGATTCTGAGGAAGCTATTAATGCTGTGGTTAAAGTAATCACCAATGCTTTAGTAGCAGGTGAGAAACTTTCTATTGTTGGATTTGGAACATTTGAAGTTGTTGAAAGAGCAGCAAGAGAAGGGCGCAATCCTCAAACTGGCGAATCGCTTATGATCAAAGCGTGTAAAACAGCAAAGTTTAAACCAGGTAAAGCCTTCAAGGAACTTATCAATGCGTAATAAGAGGGCTGATTATATGAATAAAATTCCAACTATTTGTTTTGAAGATATTTATGAATTTTGTGAATCTATGGATTCTGAATTTAATAGACGATATTATGCATCTAAGTCAGATGAATCTGTAGATATTTCAATCTTTGCAAAATATGACAATGCAAGAAAAATCATTAATCTTCTTACTGACTATGATTATGAGCTTGCTAATATAAATTTTCATGATCCTGAGATTGATGGATATGAAGATGAATTTATAATTACGTTATGCGCAAAAATCAGTAATCATGATACACCTGAAATCTGGGTTGAGCCTGCTAAACGAAAAGACGGTTATCTTCTGAATGAAGCAGATGCAACTTATATTTTTGACGAATGTAATAGAGCACTTTTACCACAAGTAGAAACTGATAAGACTTACTTTGTTGAGTTAAAAGAAGATATTGACGATGAATATGATGATTTCGCAGATGACTTAGAATTAGGTAATTGTTACGATTGCTGTTACCATCATGATTGCATAGATTGTGATATGGATGACGAAGAATATGTAAATGTGACTCTTCCTAAAGAAGATATTGAAACTTTACATATGCTTTGTCGTATTTTCAAAGTGTAATCTATCTTTATAATAGACATAGATCTCCTTTTAGGGTGCGTGGGTGTCATAGCTTACGTACTATTTTTCTATCCATTGGATTGTTTTGTTCAATGGAGAATTGGATTATTCTCAAAATGTGATTAGAGATTTTAAAAAAATATAGTGAAAAACAAAAAGAAGCAGTTTAATTATTGTAAATCTGCTTCTTTTATTATGTAAGAAATTTATGAAAGGAAGTGAGATTATTGGATGGTAAAATTGCAGATAGATCTGTTGAAATAACAGATGAAGAATGGCAAACAGTAAATGAATTTAATAGAGAAATGGTTGAGGATTACCTTGATAATCAAGCTGACCTTTCTGTGAAAACTTTGCCAGCATATAAATCTGGATTAAGGATTTTCTTTACTTGGGTTAGGGACAATCTCAAGGACAAGAATTTTACAGATATTAAAAAGAAAGAATTTCAAAAATATCTTAATTGGTTAACCAAAAGAGGTTTTTCTGATTCTGGTATTAAATTTAAAAAATCTGCTGTAAGTACATTTTGCAATTATGTAATGATGATGTATGAGGAAGAATATCCTACATTTCGTAATTTCACAATTGGGCTTAAAGTAGTACAGACAGGATATGTTCATGAAAAAGTTCCACTTACGCCAGATGAATATATTAATTTATGTCAAGAACTTGAAAAACGTGAAGAATGGCAAATGTTAGCATATCTTACATTTTCTTACAGTACAGGATGTAGACGTGCAGAAGCTAGACAATTACTCAAGGAAGTCATTGATTATTCTGCAAATGAAAAGAAAATCAAAGTTCTGGATGAAGATGGACATGAATATGAAACTATTTCAAAGCAGTATTTGACTCACACTATTCGTTGCAAAGGTGCATCTCTTGTGGGTAAACCACGTAAACTTAAATTTGGTGATGATGCAATGCAATGGTTAAAGAAATGGATTGAAGTGCGTGGTGAAGATGACTGTCCTTATATGTTTGTAATTAAATCTAAAGATGGAAAAGAAGTTAGACAAGTGAGTGAAAGCACTTTTAATAATTGGTGTCAAGGATTATTTACACAAATTGTTGGACGTAGGGTGCATCCTCACCTATTCAGGGAGTCAAGAGCTACAAACCTTGTTGTGTTTCAGCATAAAGCACCAGAGGTAGCTCAGAAATTACTAGGACATAATCAAGTCACTACAACTTTAGATCATTATATTATTCGTAATGATGAAAATGATGAGTCTGATGAAGCATTTACTGATTGATGTAAAATACCCCCCCCCACATCAAAGCCCGTAGTGTAGACCAAACACACCTATATGGAAACAAGCGTAAGACATCGGACTGTCAAATCGCTTCGGGCAAATACATTTTTCTATATATTTTTCATATATATTCTTCAAAGAGACATAATTTTTCATATGATCTCTTCTCCTGAAAAGGGCAGCTTACTACTGCCCTATCTAAAAGTAAACTTGTCCTTTACAATATTTTCCAATTGTGATAATGTAAAAATATCAAAAAATTGGAGGTGTTATATATGGAGTTCAACAGAAAGACACAAACTGTCAAGTCATTTGCAAGAGATATGAAAAATAAAAAATACAATATGTTTCATAAACTGCAACGTAAAGAAGGTCAATGGAAGAATTATGAGCAGAGTTTATTAATTGACTCAATGCTTCGCAACTATCCTGTTGATCCTATTCGTTCAGAAGAAAAAGAAGATAAAATCAGATATGTATTTGATGGGGTTCAGCGTAGCACAACGATCAGAGATTTCTTAGCTGATGGTTTCAAATTAAATCAAAAGCTGAAACCAGTGGCAATTGAAGGCACTGTATATAACATTGCAGGTAAGAAATTCTCACAGTTGGATGAAGCTGTCCAGGATAAAATCAATGATTATGAAATGATACAGTATATTTTTTCTGATTGTACAGATGAAGATATTCGTGAGATGTTCCGTAGACAGAATGGTGGTAAACCATTATCAAACACTCAAAAAAGAAAGTCATTAGAGAGTGATGAAGTTAGTGCAATTATCTTTGATGTTGCGAATCATCCATTCTTTGCAAAAGTGTTATCACCAACACAGTTAAAAAAAGATGTTGCGAATGATATTGTGCGCCAGACGCTTATGCTGATTAACACTACAGATGATAATGATTTCACATCATTTAGAGCAAAAGATATTGATACATTTGTGGAATGGTATAATGAGCATGTTGATGAGAAAGATATTATTATATTGAAATCTGCTCTGTCATTCTTAGATGAAAAATTTGCAGAGAAACTTAACCTCAAGTCAACTTCTCTTCCGATGATGTTATATGCTGCATATACATGTGTGAAGAATGAAAAGGACTTTGACGAATTTGTAAATATTGTACAGGCATTTGTAAACAGCTATGGTGATAATATGGATTATATTCAGTATTGCACCAGTGGTACATCTTCTGCTCAGTCTGTCCAAGGAAGATTTAACTATTGGAAGAATCTTTGCAAGGGATTATAATATATAGAAACTTAATATTAAAATTTATGAGAAGTCGCCTTATTGGTGGCTTCTTTTTTGTATATAAAATGGAGATACGAAAATGTATAATATATTAATCAAACATAATGATAGTAAAACACTGTGGCAATTATATGGTACTACCACTTCTGCTGCATCAAATACGGAAACATTTACACCATTCGAGACAGATGATTTAGAAAAATTAAAAGCAGAAGTTATTCGATTGGATGCAACGTATGGTCATGAAAACATTAAAGTTGTAAAAACTATTGAATATACAGTGGATGTAACTATCTCAGAAGATAAATAAGGAGGTGTCGCAGTGGCAGCTAATATATTAAAAGTTGGTAATGATCCAAACTCAGCAATCAAAACATTTTGCGTAGATGCTATTGAAGAAATTGCAAAACTTCCTACGATGGAACATGGTGCAACAGGTGATTTTGCAAATATTCCTGGTCTTGAATCTCCTGCTCCAATGGGAAGTCAAGCTATTGTAGGAAATGAATCAGGCGCAGTGAAAATCTATATGTTATTCTCATTTGGTTGGAAAGATACAGGCACAGAATAATGGACGTATTATCTTATATTATTGCAAGTAGACTTCTCTCCTGTCCTGGTGGAAATGGGGCAAATATTAAACTAGATGAAAATGGAAACATTATTACAGATGAAGATGTAACATTATATGTAGATTTTCCTACCGCAAGTTTGATGACTGATGGAGATATATTCTCAGTTGAAAATAGTTATTTAATCGCAAAAATTATTGGTGATGTTGCTGAGTTAAATAAGAAAGCATGGATTTATTCAATGTTGTAAAAGAGTCATTCACGATGATGTGGGTGGCTCTTTTATTATGCAAAAATATTAATGTGTTATTTTGTGTAGGGTAATTGCCCATAAATAATGATTGTTCATTATTCCGTTCAAGGATAACTGTTGCAGCGGTTATCCTACACAAGATAACAATACTACTCTCCTATTTTAATGGAGAAATATATATTGACTCTAAGCGGTTGGCGTTTGTTGTCCTGTCGGTGGGGCGTAGTTGAATCTTAATAGAGTGAGAAATCTTTGACTGATCATCTTAGGCATAGTAGATACTCGCACTACTGTCTCGCTCTATTTACTAAAGATGTTTGCGAGTGGAAAGCAAGAAATTAGAATGGTAGGAATTTATAAAATAACAAATTTACAGAATAATAAAGTTTATATTGGACAATCAATAAATATTCAAGAACGTTGGAAACAACATAAAAGTGAACTAAATTGTCACAGACATCAAAATGATCATTTACAAAGAGCTTGGGATATATATGGTAAAGATAATTTTAAGTTTGAAATTATTTGTGAATGTTCAAAAGATGAACTAGATGATAAAGAAATATTTTACATTTCAGAATACAATTCTATTAATAGAGACTACGGTTATAATATTCAAAATGGTGGAGCATCTAGTCCATCAGCACAAGAAACTATTGAGAAATTACGTGGATGTGGTTCAGACTTGTCAAAAGATGATGTTTATAGGATTAAAATTTGTATGTATCTTTTAATGGATAGAAAAGAAATTTCAAATAAATATAATGTATCTCCAAAGGTATTAATAGCGATTTCACAAGGTAAAAATTTTGATTACATTCTTCCAGAATTAAATGAATCTATACATAACTTAAAACAAAATTTAATTGATGAGCGAAATCAAAAAATTGTTTTACTATACGATAACGGTAATTCAATTACTGAAATATGTAAAATTATGGATTTATCAGAAAGTATTGTTGAAAAAGCAATATATAAATATAGACAACCAAAATCTAAGGAATCTCAGATGAAAAAATATAATAAAATTTTTGAATTACATAATCAAGGAATAAACAATTATCAGATTTCTAAATTAGTATATGTATCACCAAGTACCGTAAAACGTTATCTTTCTGGTGAACAACATCCAATGAATAAACCTGGTAATTTAAAGGTTACAGATGATGTAAAAGATAAAATTCTACAATTATATTTTAAAGACAGCTTAGGTTCAGTAGAAATCAGCAAACAATTAGATATGAGTAAGACAACTGTAATGAGTGTCATTAATCAATATAAAAATAAAATAAGCGCATAAGGAGGTGGCGTTATGCCTATTAAGAAAACTGGCGCAACGCCAACAAATCAACAAAAAGGAAAAAAGGTCTGCACTTGCTGCCACAATGAGAAACGATTAGTCGATGGATTTTACATAAGCAAATCACCATTATTTTCAATTGACGGACGATTACCTGTTTGCAAGGACTGTATTGCTGATATGTGTGTTGATTCAGATACAGGAGAAATTAATGAAGTTGAATTAAATAAATGTCTTAGAAAATTCGATAAGCCTTATTATAAAAATGATTTGATGAGTGCATATGAGCAATTTGAAAGAGAACATGCTTTTATTGATAAGGAAAATATCAAAAAGTATGGTAGAGATATTATAAAGTTATATTTTAAGAATATTAGTATGCGACAATGTATTAATAAAAGTTACGAAGATTCAGAGAAAGACGGATTTATTCATCAAAATACAAATACAGTTAAAAGCAAAATTAAAAAAATTGATACCATTTTCGCAGATGTGAATAATCCATCCCCTGTAATCAAAGCTAATGAAAATAATGAATGTGAAAACCCAACATCCGCATTTCAAAAAAAAGAAGAACCTATTATATTAGCAAATGATGATAATTTTAATGTCACACCTGAAATTATTGATCTATTTGGCGAAGGTTATACGACTTCAATGTATAAAAAAATGCAAGAAAAATACGATAAGTTAAAAATCAATTATACATTGCAAACCAACATTCACCAAGAAGCTCTTGCTACATATGTAAGATTTAAAGTTCAAGAAGAACTTGCTACTGCAAGAGGTGACGTAACTGAGGCGAAGAAATGGTACGATGCAGCCCAATCTTCTGCTCAAGATGCAAAGCTTACTCCAAAACAGCTTACGAAAGCAGATTTAGATAGTGGAGTTACAAGTATGTCAGAATTAACAAAAGCTCTTGAACAGGCAGTTGATGTTATTAAAATTCTTCCTCGGTTTAAATATAGACCAAATGATGCTGTTGATTTTAATATATGGTGCTATGTTAATTATGAACGTAGACTTAATGGACAACCAGAAGTCGCTTATGAAGATGTATATAAATTTTATGATGAGAAGAAGAAACAATATATTGAACAAAATGGCGATCCTTATGGTATTTTCTCAAATGATACAACCGAAAAAAATAGAGATACTGTAAAAACATTTATTAACTTGCCAGATGATTATGATGATTTAGGTGGTGAAGATAATGAAAACACATGATGAAATTAACTTCGCTACGCAATGTGAACAGGATAGAATTATTCAATTAGAAGATGAAAGTATATTTGGCAAGCATTTGTGGAATTATTATGAGTTTATTAGTTGGGCGAAATGGTATCCAGATTTATATGTAGAGCTTTTTAAAGGGAAAGATAGTAATAGGCAATTGCATTTTGACCAAAGAACATTTATGAGAGCTGATATGCGTTTTATGAGTATGTATGGTACATTCAGTCGTGGATATGCGAAAACATATACAGAAATGCTTGATGATATGATCGCAGGAACTTTGTTTCCCAATATTACGATGTCTGTAACGGCTCAAACACGTGAAAACAGTGCCGCTTTAATGGAAGACAAATACAATGAAATTTTAACTGATTTCCCTCTTTTCGAAAATGAAATTGAGAAAGTACGATTTTCAAAAAATGACGCACTTATACAATTTAAAGGTGGAGCAAAAATTACAAATCTTGCAAATGCACAAACGTCAAAAGGTAGAAGAAGAAATCGCATTAAGATAGAAGAATCTGCACTTTTAAATAATGCTCTTTTTGAAGATGCTCTAGCTCCTATTGTTGAAGTTGGTAGAACGACTTGTGGAAGTCTTGCGATTATTGATCCAGAAGAATTGAACCAACAAATTCATTTCTTTACTACAAGTGGTTATAGAGGTACAGATGAGTATAATCGAAGTGTAAATATGGTAAAAGGAATGGTTTCGTGTAATGGCGAAATCGTACTAGGTTCTGACTGGATGCTTCCTTGCTATTATGGTCGTGGTTCTACAAAAGCACAGATTTTAAAGAAAAAGAAAACTTCTAATCCTATTTTCTTTGCTCAAAACTATGAACAAAAATGGGTAGGATGTGCGGATAATGCTCTTGTTGATGTGAATAAACTAATGGCTTCTCGTATTCTTACAGAACCAATATTAGAAATGCAACGAGAAACTGATGAGTTTTATATCGCAGTAGATGTTGCTCGTAGTGAAAATACAAGTAATAACCAGTCTGCTATTGTTGTATTAAAAGTATTAAGAAGTCCTGTAAATAAACGTGTCGTAGATATTCAAGCGGTGAATGTATTAGGTGTATCAAATAAAATGAATTTCAAAAATCAAGCTTGTCTAATAAAGAAATTGAAACGTCAATATAAAGCAAAAATGGTAATTGTTGATGGAAATGGATTGGGATCTGGTCTTGTGGATCAGCTTTTATTAACATCTTATGATCCTGTTACAGGAGAAAATTTAGGGTGCTTTGATACAATTAATACAGATAATAAACCAGAAGTTGACAATGCGGAAAAATGTTTATTTGATATGAAAGCACAAGGTCAACAGACAAAGGTTGTTTCATATTTCATTAATGCAGTAGATAGCAATATTTTACATATGCTTATTAGAAAGCAAGAACAAGATTTTACAGATAAAGAAAGAGAATTTTTTGATAAGAATGTTGCTCCGTTTATGAATACGGAGCTTTTATTTATGGAAATTACAAACTTACGATTAAAAGTTTTATCTGGAAATAATCTTACAGTAGAAAAAGTAGTTAAAAAAATTGATAAGGATAAATTTTCGGCTTTATCTTATGGAATATTTTATATTATGGAATTTTGTAATAAGGATAAAGAACCTGAAACAGACTACTCTTCTGCCCCCATCTGTGCATCATCAATATCATTCTAAAGAAAGGAGGTTTCCATGTCAAAATCAGAAGAACCAGAATATATTGACAATCCTGACAAGGATTATAAATTAACAATTGCTTCAAGCATAGAAGATAATGATGGAGATGAAACCGTCCTTGTTACAGCAGAAGCGATTAAAAAGCAATCTGAAAATTGGATGTATGAAGCAATGCAAAGTTTTGATAAAGGCGGTCAACAATATTCCGTCAGATTCAATGAAGCATCCTCATCTTCCACATCTGAAACTACACTAGATGATATTAAAGAATTGGCGTTAAACGCTCAAAGTGATATATCTAAAATTCAGAAAATCAATCAATTAGTGCGACAAGCCGAAAATGAGGATGACATTATTGGCAAGGTACATGAATCTATAGAATCTAATCTTAATGCAAATGTCAGATATTCATTTGACAATCTCCCGAAAGAATATGATCAGGATATAAAGAATAAAGCCGATGGCATTATCAAACGATTTCATAAAGAAGTAAATATAAATGATGTTATGACCACTTCTATCACTTCTACTTATGATGAAGGTAATTGTATTCAGTATCTTCGTTCAAAGAAAGCCAAAGGAATCTATCATCACGTAATTGACAAATATCCATTAGGTGTAGCTGTTATTTCCGATTATTCTTTAAATGGAATCCCATATGTATTAATTGATACAACAGAATTATCAAACAGACTTCAAAAGTCTACATTAAAAAATAAAAAGAATAAACCGTTATTCTTTAAGAATACAGCCGAAGAAATAAAAAATAACTATCCAAAAGAAGTTATTGATGCCTATGTCGCAAGAGAAAAATATGCACGACTTGACATTAGGCGCACAGGTGTTAATCGTTTTGGTAATCTTGGCAGAGCTTATGGACTCTCTCCTATTTTTAAGGCATTGAAGCCAAAACTTATGCTTGATACTTGTGACAAAGCGGATGCAGTTAATGCAAAAGCTAAAGCAAAAAAGATTATCACTCAGATTATGCGTAAAGAAACTATGGGTGACACTTACGATAAAAAAGGTCTTGAGGATATGGCTTATGCTCATACCTGTTTAATGGCAGCATGGGCTAATCCTACAGTAGTTTATACTCCACCGCCATGTGTGGAAAAAGTCATGTATGTAGAACCGTCTGTAGAATTTACAAATGAAAGCACTGTAAAGCAATATCGTTCTCGTGTTACTTCTGCATTAGGAATTTCATTTCTAAATACAGATGGTCAACAAACAGTAAGTACTGCAAACATTTCTATTAAACAGCTTATGCGTACTATCAATAAGATTGCTGAACGTCAAGAAGTAATTTTACAACGATGGTATGAAATTGTTTTGACAGAAGAAAAGATACCTATTGAGTATTGCCCTACTCCACATATTCTCGATGCAGAATTATTAGAGTTTGAAATGAAAAAGGATCTTGCAGAGTTCTTGTATTCTAAATTGAATTGTTCATTCCGCACAGCATATGAAACATTGGATATGAATTTCAATGATGAAATGGAACGCAGAAAAGCAGAACAAGATAATGGAGTTGATGAAATCTTTATTCCACATCCAACATCTTATAACTCTTCTGGAAATCAAGATGAACAAGAAGATGTACAACAGGAAGAAAAAGATTCTAAAGGTGGAAGACCTAAAGGAAGTACATCAAAGGGAAATTCTGTAAACGAATCGAAACAAGAATATGATAGTAACTATCAAGAGTCTAAAACAACTTAAACGAGGTGATTGAAATGGATAATGAACATATTATTCTAAACAGTCGCCCCATATCTATAGCGTCTTATACCAATTATAAGGAAGCTGTCTTTTTAATCAGTGTGTTAGATGAACCTGATTCATATGGAAGAATTATTCCAGAAGAAGCAGGTAAAAAATATTTTGACACAATCATTGGGTATCCAATTGTAGCCAAACTTAAAAAGAATATTTTCGGACAACCTGTAGATTTTGGTGGTCATGAATTGATCATTCAAAAGACTAAAGATGGGAAAAAGAAAAGTCATTTTGACACTGTTCCGATTGGTAGTGTGACAGACGCATGGATTGAGGAACGTGAAGTAGATGGTTATGATGGTACGCCAAAATGTATTTTAATCAAAACTAAACTATGGACTTCACGATTCCCAGAATACTTTAAAGTATTCGATAAATTATGGGACGATGGAGAAATTAGCAGCTCATGGGAATTAACTGCAACGGATGTAGTTACTGAGGGTGCTAATAAAATTTATAAAGTTTTTGAATTTATTGGCAATTGCATTTTAGGTAGCAATAGGAATCCTGCCGTTCCAGGAGCAGGTGTAATTGAGTATGCCGAAATGGATGATTTAGAAGAACAATTATCTTCTGCTCTTCTTGCTGATATTTCAAATACTGATATAGCAAACTATGAAGATATTGAAGAAAAGGAGGACATGAATTTGGCTGGAAAAGCAAAAACTAATGTCTCTGCGAATACAGAAGAAAAGGAAGTTACTACTCCTGTAGAACAAGCAGAGAACGAAAAAAATCAGAAAGAAACTGCTGAAAATACAAATGTAACAGATCCAGGAACAAAAGAAACTGCTGAATCTAATGTTGAACCAGAGAACAACCCAGAAGAACCAGAAACAGCTTCTTTAACGGATTGCGATTTATTCACAAAGATTAATAAAGCTTGTGAAGATGCAATTAAAGGTTGGGGATATCTTTCTTATTGGTTTCCAGAAGAACATACTGTTTGGTTTCATGCGGATAATGCTCCAACACAGTTAGACTATAAGTTATTTACATATACAGTTGAAAATAATGAAGTGACTGTTTCTGAACCGCAAGATGTAAAACTTACTGTTTCTGTATCAGATATTAATACTGTTCTTGCTGAAAAAGATGAGAAAATTGAAACATTAACCGCAGAGCTTGAAATCAAAGATAAAGCTGTTATCTCCGCAGGTGAAAAAATCGGAAAACTCAATGTGCAGATTTCTGAATTACAACCATATAAAGAACAGGTCGAAAAAGCAGAACAAGAAAAGATTGAAGCTGAAATTGCAGAGGAAAAAGAATCTTTAAAGAAAAATATGCTTAAAGGTGGATTATTCACCGAGGAAGAAATCGCAAAAGCTGAAATTGCAGAATTAATTGAAGCAAGAGACAAAACTGCCATCAATAGTTTAATCGCAGAAAAATATATTGCTTCTTTTGATAAAGAAGAGGCTGATGTAGCAGAGGATATTGAAACAGAAGAACCAAATCCTGTGACCGCAACAGCAAGTTTAGAAACTGATGATGTGAATGAAAGCGCAGGTTCTTTCATGACTAAATTTTTATTAAGACGATAATAGGAGGAAAATGTAATGATTCGTGATATTAGACGTAATGGCGCACAGCCAAAAGATACAATGCACAAAGCTGGTGTAGCACTTGTTACAGGTATGGGTGTTGTAATCAAAGATGCTACTACTGTTGAGCTTCCAAAAGCTGAAACTGTAGCAAATATTTATGTGGCAACAAAAGAGCGTATTCCAACTGGCATTAATGCAGCAAGAGTGGATATGTCAGATTATGATGAAGATTTTGTAAAGATTGCCAAAGGTGAGTTCCTTGGGCTTGAAAGATATACAGATGGTGAAAAATTTGCGACAGACCAGTACAAGGCAGAAGATTTTTCTGGTGAAGTTGCTGATGGTACACCTGTATCTGTAGGTGCAGATGGAAAATGGCAGAAACTTACAACTGGATCTTCCAAATATGTATATGAGAAACCATTTAAAGATAATGGTCATGATCTCATTATGATTCGTGTAGAAGCTGATGCAGTTGCACAGGCGTAATTAAGATAAGGAGGAATTAACACAATGGCTATTAATACAGAAATCAAAGACATTATGAGCAAAGAGGGTGTACTCTTTGATGTCGCTGAAAAAATTGAATATAAAAGAGAACTTAATGCCGAAGAAAAAGAAATTGCTGAAATCTCTGATGCATGGGCTAGAGAAATTGGAAAAACTGGAAAAGATCCAGAATGTACAATTGCTGAGTTCATTAATAGAACTGTAAATGAAGAAATCTACAATGCACCAGATGAACTTCTGGATCAAATTTTTGAAAGAGGTTCTGTTGGTGAGTTTGATGATTATGAAGGTCACAAAGATCCAAAGAATACACTTGTCGCATATGAGGCAGCCCGTGGCGGTAATGTAGATCGTTCCTACATTGATATTTCCGTACTGAAACCTACATGGAAGAATCGTCAAGTTGAAACGGATTTAAGTTATACAGATCTGAGAAAAAATGGCTTTAAATCAATTGCTACTCTTACTACTTTCATGAAAGAAGCTTGTCAGAATGCACTCTTCTTTGATGCACTTGCATTAGCTGATGAAGCTGTAACAGGTGGTGAGCAACTTATTGCTGTTTCTGGTGCAACACCTACACTTGAAGCTATGGATAAACTTTCTCTATATCTTAATGATAGAGCAAGCGATAGTGTGATTGTTACACTTAACAAATATGCTCAGGCTATTAGACGTATGCCAAACTTCGCTCAGTATATGAGTAATACAATGAAAGATGATTTCAATAGATATGGTCTTGCTAAAACATATGATTCAATTGGTATTGCTGGCATTTCTGGTGCAAAGAAAACTGGTACAGGTTCTCTCCTGATTCCAGACAAACGTATTTATGGAATCGCAGGTAAAATTGGAAACCTTGATATGAAGGGTGAAATTCATACATATCAAGATATGAATAACCAGAGTGAAAAAGTTCATATCATGCTGAAAGATTTCACATATGGATTCATGCTTACAAATATTGAAAACTTCGCAAAGGTTACTTTACAGTAAGTAGTCTTTTTTTATTGCAAAAAAATTTTAAGGAGGGTGTGCAAACGCCCTCCTAATATTAGGAGGAATCGTTATTAATATTCAAGAAACAAAACATATTTCTGTTTTAAATTATAATGACAATTGCGTTTGTATTAATGTTGCCCCAGGCAAAAGCACCCTATTTGAAGCTGCTGTAGATGGTCAACCAAATATCATTCCACTGACACTTGACGAAATTCGTTATGCAAATAATGGAAGTGCGTTTAGAACAGGAACACTAGAGTTCCCAGAGGATATTGAGGATGAATTATACAATGAACTTCGTATTGATAAATCAAAAGTATTAAAAGCTAATGAGATTAGAGAGATTTTATTAAATCCAACCAAAGAAGGATTGATTAGAATTATTTCTATTCCTACACTTTCTGATTTTGATAGAGTGCGTAGTCAGTTCCAGAAACTTAAAACAGAGGGATATAAACTCACACTGGATATGGCAAATGTTATTGAAACACGCACAAGAGAATTATTTAATAATCATATTAAATCAAATATTTCTGTAGACGATGCAGATGTAGTAGCTCCAAGCAATAAAAAAGTTGAAGAACTTGAACAGCAATTAGCTGAAATGAAAGCACTTCTACTACAGATGAATGCATCTAAACAGGAAGATAAAAAGGAAGTAGTTGATACTGCTTCTGCTAAAACTGAGGAAGTAAAGACAGTAACGAAATCTACTAGAAAGTCCCCAGGTAGACCTAGAAAAAATTAATATGGGAGGTGAACTCAATTGCCTCAAGAAATTACAAAATTTGAAAAAATTCTCAACAAATTCTATGATCGTATAGAAAAGGATGAGGACTTTTTTAGTTATTATAATATAGATGTTAGTGAAGCGATACAAATTGCTCAGACTCGTGCTACTAATTATCTATGTGAGGCACTTGATGAATTATCATGCCTCTCGAATTTGGATGTAGATTTTTCAGATTATGATGAAGATGTACAACAAATTGGTTTTAAATTATTGCCTAAAGAAATCAAACTGGTTGTTGAAATTATGTTTCTTATTTATATGAAAAGGGATGAATCTCTCCTTCATGCAATGGAAATTAATTTTACGCCATCTGATTTGAGTGTATTTTCACCAGGAAATGAAAGAACAAGTTACCGTAATTTTATTGCTAAATTGGAACATGATGTATCTATCAAGATTGACGATTACAAAAATCGAGATAGAAAAACTAATGCATTAAAACAGTTTATTAATTATGCTCAGTACGAGGAGGATTAACCTATGGATATTGAGTATTATATGAAATTGCAAAATGCTTATGGTACAAAAAATAAACGTGAGAAAAATTTAGCAAAAATAAACAAACATGCTGATAGACATTTTGAAGATACATTTGATACTCAAGATGTTCTAGTAAATAATGAACCTATGCAGTTAATGATTATCAGAGATACCGACAATAATACATATAAGAAAAAAATAAAATCAAGACATAATGATATTATCAGACTTGGTGACTATGTTAAATGGAATGATCAAATTTGGATAATTACATTACTTGATACTGATGATAAAGTATGGAATCGTGGATATATGTATTTATGCCAGTTGATGATTAGATGGCAAAATGTAGATGGTAAAATTGTTGAGCGTTGGGGATATTCAGAAGACTACACTAAATATAGTATGGGTGAAAAAGGTAATTCCACTATTACCGTTGGTGATTATCAATATGGTCTGACTATACCTGTTGATGAAGAAACGAAACAACTCAATCGTACAAATAGATTTATCATAGACTATGAGGGAGTATATCCACCAGACGCATATAGAATGACTGGTAAGAAAGGTTTCTTATCTGATGTTAGATATGTCGATAAAGGTGGTGTTATGACCGTTACATTATCTTATGAGCAATTTAATGAAGTCACAGATAAACTGATTGAGTTAGAAAATGGAACAAAAGCGTGGATCTGTAACTACAAATCCCCCACCACTCCTACTCTCCCACCATCAAAACCAGACAATCCACCAACATCTGTTACAATTACAGGCGGTGACACTCTCCGATATGGAAGAGCAAAAACATGGACTGTCACTTTCCCTGATGTTGAAAATCAACCATCATTCACATGGAACGTCAAATCAGACTTCAAAATCACTCAAAATATCACAGGTAATAAAATACAATTAAAATGTACAGATGATAAATCAATTGACTGTACGTTTATATTACAAGTTTTTGACAATGAAAGTAACATTTTATCTGAAACAACTATTACTATTATAATGTAATCGGAGGTATATTATGGCACAGTCAGTTGCTAGAGACTTGGCTTTTGTCAAGTCAAAAGTAATTTCTCGCCTATTAGAATCTGATGAGTTTGCAAAAGTAATGTTGCGAAAGGAAGATTTTACTGATGACGAGAGATACAACATGGAGTATAAACAAGTATTTGATTATCCTTATGTTGATGGTACACAGGAAGAAGTTATGCCTTTTGTCTGTGTGGAAACAGTTTGTAGAGGTACGAATCGTACCGTAAAATCTATGGATTTATATATCTGGATTTTCGTGCATCGTAACTGCATGAAAATGGATAAAACATGCACCAGTTATGGTGGTAATCGTGCAGACGTTCTTGCAGATATTATAGAAAGACTTCTACGTGATTCTGATGATTTAGGAATTGGTAAACCAAGTCTTGATAACATTGATTATACTGCTCCACAGTCAAGTTACTACGGACGTGAACTCAAATATAGCATTCCTGATTTCAAAATCAAGGAGGTCTGATATATGAAAGGATTTTCAGATTATGATTATCTCTGTGATGAACCTTATTTTTATGAAGGTATAGGTCATGTTAAATGTCCTACTCTTAGGGACATAAGACGTATAACCTATGGACAATTCAATATTTTTCTCTCTTATATTTCTATTACTCAGAAACAATTTCTTGAAACATTTGATCTTACTGAAAAATTCAATTCCCTCAGTGATGAAGAAAAAGAAAAAAATACTATTTACAATTTACTTACATTCGGAATGAATCGTGCAGATTTTCTTGCCTACATGATTAGTTTCTTTGTTGTAGATGATTTTCAGTATAATCCAGAGCAAAATGCTTTTCTCATTGGCACTTATGAGAAGGACGATAATGGAAAGGAAATCTTTAACGAAACGGGGAAAATTGATAATAGCAATTTTGATGAATTTCGTGCGTTTCTGCAAGTTATATTAGGAATTAAATCTGAGAAAGAAGTTGAAAAACCTAAATATAAAAATAAGTTAGCTCAACGTATTGCTGAGAAATTAGCAAAACATAAGAGTGAACAAAAAGAAAAACAAACATCTGCGGATGATGATTATACATTGCCAAATATGATTGTAAAATATTGTACTCATAACAAGGTGGGAATCAATATATTAAATGTTTGGAATATGACATATTATCAATTCATGAAGATGTTTTTAGAATATAGAGTGGGAAGACAAGCAGATATAAATGATATGATGGCTGCTAATTCATTCTCATTCAAAAACTCTAAGGATTATAAACCTATGGAGTATATGAACAAAATTAAATAACGAAAACTATTAATTAAAAGTCGCTGATATTCAGTGGCTTATTTTATTTTTAAGGAGGAACAAAGAATGGGTAACATCAATACCGATTTAAACATGGCTAATCGTCAGTGCTGTGATCTTGACATTAGAGATTATAAAACTAAAGCACCTTGGATGTTTGCAGATTTCTGTAATACTACTACTGCTAACATTTCTGCGGATGCTGTATATGCAAATAAGAAAGGTGCTAAATGCATCAAATTCGATAATCCATTAGAAGGTACTATTACTATGGAGTTCCAGGTATCTCCATTCAGAATTTATGCAATGCTTTCTGACGGAGAAATTGAGACATCTGCTGTAATCGCACGTAGAGAAAGCCTCACAGGTGAAGCTGGCGGTGTTCTTAATCTTACAAAGACTCCTGTGGCAGGAAGTGTATTTGCGATTGATCCAGTTACAGGTAAAACAATCGAAGGCACAGTTGTAGATAAAAAATTCACAGCAAAAACAACTTCTGATATTGTAGCAGATACTACATATGAAGTGGCTTACCTTGAATCCAAAACTACTGGTATTAAGAAAATCACATTTAATAATAAGAAACTTCCAAAAGATTTCTTTATTCAAATGTCTACTCTTAACAAAGATGAGAATGGTGATCAAGTACCTATGAGACTGACAGCTTATAAAGCTTCTCCACAAAGAAACTTTGAAATTTCTTTTGCGTCTGATGGAGATCCTTCCAGCGTAACACTAACTTGTGATCTACTCGAAGATCATGATGGAAATGTTCTTGATATGATTGAGATTACATCTGAGGAATAAATTTATTTTTATAGTAGGATGATACAACATCATCCTACTATATTTATTAAAAGGAGTTAAATATTGAGTAATCAAAAAATAATGCCTAAATTCAAATTAGAAATTGGAGCATTCTTAGTTTCTGATAAAAGACAACTTCAAATTATTGATCGTGAATATAGACCTAAGATAAAATATAAAAACGATAAACCATTTACATCAAATGAAAAATGGTACAAATATAAATGTTATAAGTGTGGAAATACTGATTGGGTTATAGAGCAAGCATTATGTGGAAAACAAAAGATTGGATGTAACGTATGTTGCAACTCTCCATCAAAAGTTGTTAGTGGTATAAATGATTTAACTATTACCGCAAGATGGATGATTAAATATTTTGAAAATCCAAAAGATGCAGAAAAATATACCAGAGGTTCAAGTAAAATTGTTGATATGGTTTGCCCCGATTGTGGTAGACATCACAAGAATAAAATATCCACAGTATATGCGAATCATAATCTTTCATGTCCATGTCAAGATGGTTGGAGTTATCCAAATAAATTTATGTATTCAGTTTTAGAACAATCAGGTGTGAACTTTGAAACTGAGAAAGTTTTCGATTGGTCTAAAGGAAGAATGTACGATGATTATATAGAATATAATGGTTTAAAGATTATTACTGAACAGCATGGAATACAACATTATATAGATCATCCACTTAATAAAAAATCACGCAATCTTAAAGAAGAACAAGAAAATGATAAACTGAAATACAATTTAGCTATACAAAATGGTATAGATTATTATTTTACAATTGATTGCAGAGAATCTACAAAAGAACATATTAAAAATTCTATCATAAATTCTGAATTATTTAAAATCTTAAATATAAATCCAGAAAATATCAATTTTGATAAATGTGATAAATTTGCTTCATCAAATATGGCTAAACAAGTATGTGATTATCGTAATGAACATCCTGGTATGACAATGAAAGAAATTGCGCCATTATTTCATGTATGTCACGATACTATAAGAAATTGGGTTAAAAAAGGTGCAAAACTTGGTTGGTGTACATATAAGAAATTTGATGATTTAAAATTACACTATCGACGTGAAGATATACCTGTGAATAATTGTCCTATCCACTGTATCACTACCGATACATACCATCGTAGTGCAACAAAATTTGTAGAATATTATCAATCTCTTACAGGAAAGAAACTTTGTGCAAGAAATATTCGTTCAGTATGTACAGGTAAACGTAATCATGTCAATAATATGAAATTTGAATACATTACTCAAGAACAATTCAATCAATTAAAAGAAGAATATCCAAACAAAGTATACGGAGAACTATTTGTATCTCACGCATCATAAAGGAGAATATAATCACAATGACAAAAGAATGTAAAGTATTACTACGCAATCAGTATGTTATGGTTGTTGATTTTGATGGAAAAGAAATTCAGATGCCATCTGACCACACAGATAAAGATAATGTATTCGTAAAGTATAAAAATGATAGATATTCTATCACTTGTAAATTAGAAGAAGAAAAGAAGCCTACAAAGGTGAAACCTGTTTCAAGAGTAAAGAAACAAAAGAAAGTAACGGAAGTTGAGTTAGCTGATGATGTTACAACAGAGGAACAAAAAGATGAATCTGAATAAATTAATCGTAGTTAGTATAAATAATTAGTAGGGATACTAGCTATGAATTAATGGCTTGTATCCCTATTTTTTACGATTTTGGGAGAAGATATGATATGAAAAAACAAGTATTTGATAGCTTAGAAGAAGTGTTTGAGGCGTTTGGAGAAGATGGAGTTATTCCTATCACTTATATGCCACAGATTATTTTTTATTTAAGTAATTATAAAATTCAACCCGTATGGACTATTCCATCAGAAACAAATGAGGGGAAATTAGCTTTTTATTTTATTAAAGCAGAAACTAAAAAGCCATATGAAGCATGGCAAAAACTTAGACTAGAGAAAGAACATAATAAATTGTAGTTTCAAGGAGAAAATTAATATGGAAACAATGACTATCACATATGAGAAGCCAGATAAAATATTGAGAACTGCACAATTCCACACACTTAAACAAGCAATGTCGTTTTATCTTACAGACAAATTAAAAGATGTTAGTAAAATTCATGCGGATTTTCGTGGAGAATTTTATCATGATAGTATAACATTTGCAAATCCGACAACCTTTCAGATATGGATTAAATTACAGTTATTATCTCATAATGTAAGGAAATATGAATAATGGCAAGAAGTGTAGGTAAACAATTTGAAGATAATTTTAAAAACAGTGTACCAAAGTATATGCTATCCCATCGACCACCTGATTCAGCACAAGGTTTTGATGTGGGAGCAAGTAACAAACTTAGATTCAGTCGTCACAGCCCATGCGATTTGATGATATTTGATTGGACACGAAATCTTTTTCTTACGCTTGAATTAAAAACATTTCAAGGTTCATGTAGTTTTGAGCGTGATAAAAACAAAAAGGTTAAGAAAATAATTCACTATCATCAGATTAAGAGTTTAAAAGATTTTGCACAATATAATCGTGTTATAAGCGGATTAGTATTAGACTTTCGATCAAGTGATAATACATATTTCTTAAATATTAATCAATGGGATGATTTCATCTCACATATAGAAAAGAAAAGTTTTAACGAAAAGGATTTGCTTGAATATGCAAGTCCTATTTTAATTCACAAAGAGAAATTAAAAGTAAATTATAGATATGATTTAGAATCATTTTTAAATGATGTCAATTATTAAAATTGTAGTTAGGAGAAGAAAATATGAAGAAAAGCTTACTCAAGGTAAAAAATACAATCACATTTGAAGATAAACTCAATGCAATTGATCTCATTCTTGGTTCATTTTGGGATGATAACACAGGAGAATATATTCCGTGGATGGAAGAACCTGCGAGAATTATTGCCGTTGCAAAATATTTTATTGAAGGATATGAACTTGAAAAAGGAGAAAATCTGTATAAGTTATATCTTTCAGACGATGATTTAAAAGGTCTGGTTGATAATTTTATTAATCCTGACACTGATTCAAGAAATGGAAGTTATAAAAGATATATTAAGGTTATGGATTTTGTAGATGAAATGGTTCATGACAAACTTGAATGGACTAAGCAGAATATCATTCATGTACATCCAGATATGGATAAAATTGTAGAATGTGCAAATGTCATTATTGATTCGTTTAAAAATTTTGCTAATCTTGACCTTACTGCTCTCACACCAGAAATGATTGAGAATGGGAAAACATTTATTGATAAATTAAAAGAAACTGGTTTTGATGTTTCACCAGAGAATCTTACTAAGATTGTAAAAGATGCTGCCGCTTTTGATATCGACAAAGCAAGCCAAGATATTATTGATGCTAAGAATGAGCAGATTAAGAAATTACAAGAAGAAAATCGAGAACTCAAAAAAGTTAAAGGAAATTTTAGTGCTAGAAATGTAATGAATGATGGTTCTGGTAATAAAAACAATAACAAGACTGGAACTAAAGTAACAACAATGGATAAAAAGAAATAAAAATTAACATTTGATACTGGTAAAATATTTCGCCACACCAGTTCTCAACTATTAGCGTGAAACGTGATCGTAAATATTTAAGCCCACGTTTACCATATTTACCACTAAGCTAATTAGTGATATTACAATACCGTAATTCATGTATGTATACCTCCTTACCAAAATAATATATCTATGATAAAAAGTCATAGAAACTTTCAGCGTAGAGGATATGGGTTCACGCCTGCCCGTAGGCGACCGCATAGTTGAGAAACTGGTTCCCTGAGAATGGAAGTACATTCTCAAGATATCTTTTGAATATCTCCACCCAAGGAATATTTTACCAGATTATATTATGTAGTTCAATACAGAACATTTGTTTAAGAAGAGTACTACTCTTCTATCTCATATGGAGGAAATTATTATGGGAATAATTATGGATGCAATTGATGCACAAATTATTAGACCAAGAGTTGAAGCTGCTGAACAAGAAGGTTTTCAAATGACTCAGACAGATATTCAGAATTTTTATTCAAGTGGATCGCCTGTAAAATATATCAGAACTGGGACATATGAAAGTTCACCCCGTTCATCTGGTGTATCTGGTGGTAACGGAAATTACCATTATGATATTCATTTGAATGTAGCGGAATATCCCTACGGACAACATAGTGGTTTGCAGATTATGACAGATATCCAAAACAATGGTAGCGGAGTTTTGGGTACTCCTGGCACATGGGATGATGCTGTACAAGATATTATAGAAGCCGTAAAAGCTAATTTTAGCTAAGAGGTTAGCCACCAAGAATCTATAAGAAATGTCATAAACCTTTATCAGAGAGTTTAATCCAAGACTCAAGATTAGGAAGTTATCTTACCTATTTGGTAAGGATCGCCAATGCTCTGACACATGTTCCCATCTTTGCAGACGAAAACGCCAGTAGGCATTGACATGTACTATGTATGGGTAAGCACACATAAACATGTAATCACCTTCCTTTCCTTAATATTTGCATATCTTGGAAAACTTGGTGGCTTAGATATGGAACAGATACGTTCCACGATTGGTATTATAACATACTTTGTGGAACGTATCAAATAAAAATAATGCAACAATTAAACAAAAATGAATTCTAAATTTCATCGTGCGATATTTAGACAATTCAAGAAGTATAGTTTACTCTCCTTTCTTTCGGAGAGTTTTATTTTTGTAAGAAAGGAGAATAAATTATTATGGGAGCACAATTTCAAGTTGACGTAAGTGTTGTTACTCATGGTGCGGAAAAAGTCAATGAGCTTGAACAGAAATTAAGTAAAATGCAAAATAAACCTGTATCTGTTAACTTTCAGGTTAAAGGGCAAAAGCAGCTTACTAATTTAATGAACCAAATTAAACAAGTTCAAAATATGCTTAAAGGTATTCCTACCCCAAATATACCGAATAATAATTTACCCAGAAATAACAATCCTGGTAGAAAC